CTGGACGAGACGGCCGAGGAGCTGGGCTGGTCGCGGTCGCAGCTCATCGTCCGCGCCTCGGAGTTCTACCTGTAGGAGATACAGCGGCGGCGGCGCGAGCGCCGGCCGGCCGCGGCTCCCTTCCCCACACCCCCCGCCCCGTACCCCCCGATGGACGAGGTCTGGATTACGGTCGAAGAAGCCGCCGCGCTGGGCGGCTATCATCCCCAGCACGTCCGGGAGTTGGCCCGCGCCGGTCGCATCCACGCCAAGCGGTTCGGCCGTCTGGCGTGGCAGATCGAGCGGGCGTCGCTCCTGGCCTACATGACAGAGATGCAAGAGCGCGGCCGGAAGCGCGGCCCGCGCCCCGATTCCCCCACCGATACGCCCTCATCCGGTTGACACCCCGCGCCATAAACATTATACTGTTGTTGTATTTCGTTTGACCCGGTGACGGGGAGCGGTCGTGCCGTTAACACGGCCGCTCCCCTACCCGGCCGCGGTGGAGGCCGCGGCGGGCTGTCGGTAATATTACCAGACCAACGGCCCCGCGCACCTTCGCGCGGGGCCGCGTGCGTTTCTCGCCCCGGCCGTCCTGGTGGTGGATGTGTCTGCGGCGCGTCGGGGGCGGCGCGCCGGCCGGTGGAGGCCGGTGGGGATGAACAAAACAACACTGACTGAGCTATGGGAGGAGATGGCCGGGCATCTCCAGGCGGCGCTGACGCTGATCGAATCCCTGCTGCTGGCCGGGCCGAACGAGGCGCTGTCGGCCGCCCAGCGCGAGATGATGGCCGGCTGGCTGGCGTTCGAGAAGGCCGCCCGCCCGATTGTTTTGGGGCCGGACGAGGACGGGCGCGCGGAGAATGGGGAGGGCGCATGAAGCGACTGGGCGATCTCCTCAACCGCGTGCTCGTCGTGGGGCTGGTCCTGGTCGCCGCGGCCGCCTTCCTGGTGGGGCGCGAGGCGGTCGGCCGCCACTATGACTACCGCGAGCTGACCGCGCCGAAGAGCCTGCACCAACTGACGCTGGAAACCCGCGCCGAGCCGGACGGCCGCGGCGGCGTGCTACTCTTCGGCGCGGCGCTGGGCGTGGCGGCGCTGGCCTACGTGGGTGTGGTGGCCTTCGGGCTGCCGGCCGGGCGCGAGTTCGGCCGCGGTCTGGCCCGCCGGCGCAAGCGGGCGCGGCCCGCCGCGCCGCCCGGCCCCGGCCCGGCTCCCCTGCCCCTCGCCCCCCGGATGCGTGTCCTGCCCCCGGCCGAGACGGTGCGGTCGCTGCCGCCGGGGTACGAGGAGGGTCGCTATGAGTAAGACTGCCCGCGCTATGCTAGGGACGGCTGTGGTGCTGGCCCTGGCGGCCGTGGCCTGCGGCGGCGGCGGCGGCGCGACCGGCGGCGCGCCCGATGTCGGCGGGCTGGACGTGCTTGACGCCCAGGCGACGATCAACGCCTGGAACGCCATTCAGGCCACGGCCCAGACCGAGGCGCTGGCGGCCACGCGCCGGGCGGAGGAGGCCACGGCCCAAGCCGTGCAGCAGACGGCCGACGCGGCGGCGGCGCTGGCCACGGGCACGGCCGTCGCCATCCAGGGCACGGTCGCGGCCCAGACCGAGGCGACGGCCGCCGCCCAGGCCACGGCCGGAGCCGCCGCTGCCCAGGCCACGGCCACGTGGGACGCCCTGATGCTCGACGCGCAGGCCGTGGCCATCCGGCAGACGGCCGACGCCGGGGCATACACCCTGTCGGCCACAGCCACGGCCGACGCGGCCATTGCCGCCTTCATGCGCCAGGAGGCGGACGCGGTGATCCGCGAGCGCAATGCCCAGGCGGCGCGGCGCGAAATGTGGAACAGTCTGGCCCCCTGGGTGGTCGGCGGCGTGGGGCTGACGGCCGTGGGCGTGGTCTTCCTGCTGGTGGGCGGCTACGTCATCCAGCAACTGCGGCAGTCCCGCCCCCAGCGGGCGGGGGAGATCGGGTTCGTGGTCTGGGGGCCACAGGGGCCGGTCGCCATCGCCGCGCCGCCGCCGAGGCCGCAGCTGACCGCCCGCGTCGAGTCGCCGGTGGACGTCACGCCCGCGGCCGGGCCGGAGGCCGCGCCCATCCCCCTGCCGGTCATTGACAAGGGGCACATGCTCATCGCCGGCGAGACGGACAGCGGCAAGTCCACGGCGGCCCGCCTCATCGCCGGGCAGCGCGGCGACGTGCGCGTGCTCGACCCACACTGGAACGGCCGCGACTGGGCCGGGCTGGAGGTCATCGGCGGCGGGCGGAACTTCGACGCCATCCGCGGTTCGATGGACGAGCTGCGCGAGCTGCTGCGCGTCCGCTACGGCGAGCGGCTGGACGGCCGCGACGACTTCGCCCCGCTGACCGTCTTTGTGGACGAGATGCCGGCCATTGTCGCCGCCCTGGGCCGCGACGTGCGCGACTTCTGGCGAGAGTGGCTGCGCGAGGGGCGCAAGGTGGGGCTGTTCCTGGTGCTCTTGACCCAATCGACCCGCGTGCGCACCCTGGGCATTGAAGGGGAGAAGGATGTGCTGGAGAACTTCGGCAACGTCCTGGTGCTGGGCAAGCTGGCCGTAGCCGAACATCCGCGGCTGGTCGAGGGCATGGCCCGCCCGGCGGTGCTGCGAACGATGGGCAGCGCCCGGCCAGTGGTCATTCCCCACGTGCCCGACGCGCCGCGGCCGTCAGCCGGCTCTAATCCCATCGGATTCTATGGAGTGCGCGCGGCTCCGGTCAATGCTCCCCCGACCGACGTGCCGCCGCCCATCGTTTATGCCACGACCGAGTGGCCGACGCGGCGCGAGGAAGCGCCCATCGACCTGGAGAACATCGACGCCCTCGCCCGGCAGCGGATCGTGGACGAGTACCGGCGCGAGCTGGTCATCCGCCGGGTGCAACTGAAGCTGTGCCCGCAGTACGGCGACGACGGCGGCCGGGCCTTCTACGTCATCCGCCAGGTGCTTCAGGAAGCGGGCATGGTCGAGCCGGGGCCAAACGGCCGCTACCAGCCCACCCCGCAGGCGCTGGGCTACTAGCCCGGCCGTCCTACCGCCGTCCTACCGGGCGTCCTACCAACCCTTCTGTACCCTCCTGTAGCATCCTATAGGAGGGTATACCTTTCCTACCAGCCCCCGCGCCCGGTAGGATGCACTTGGTAGGACGCGCAGTTAAGCACCACGTCGCGTATAATACACAGCATGTTGCTAAAGGAGCGAGAACGATGATCTACTACGTGAACGGCCGCTACGTAATCAGCGCCTACCAAGTGGGGATGCCGGGCGCGTATGAGAGCGAACGGGCCGCCCGCTACGCCTTCCGGTTCACCAATGAGGAGTTGACGGCCGCCCAGGCCGAGGCCAACGCGCGCCACGGCGGGCCGGGCGGGATCATCACCTTCGAGCAGTTGCAGGCGATGAAACGCGGCCGGCCGCCCACGGCCGAAGCGTGACCGGGCGAGCGGCGCGTGATAGGATTGAAGGGGTATACAGATGTATACCAAAGGGGGTGGCATATGCCACCCCCTTCCCCGGAGGGAACGGCGATGCAGGTGATGGTTCAGAAGGAAGTTGAGTTCTACGACGACCGGCTGACGGCGGCACGGGCCGACGACGGCCGTATTTATGTGTCAGTGGCCGAGGTCTGCGGCGTGCTGGGGCTGGATCGGCCGTCTCAGCAGCGCCGCATCCGCGAGCATGATGTCCTGGGCGAGGGGTTGGTGCAACTGGCGCTCGACACAACCGGCGGCCGGCAGGCGGTCTACATGCTGCGCCATGACCTGGTGCCCTTGTGGCTGGCCGGGGTGCAGGGCCGCGCCGTGCGCGATGACGTGCGGCCGAAGCTGAAGACCTTCCAGCTTCGCGCGGCCGAAGTCCTGGCCGCGGCCTTTGCCGAGGGGCGACTGACCACGGCCGACATTCTGGCCGGCGTCTCACCTGAGACCGCCCAGGCCGTTCAGGTGGCCCGCGCCGTGCTGGCCCTGGCCGAGAACCAGGCCCGGCTGGAAGCACGGCTGGACGGGCGTCTGGGGGCCGTAGAGGGGCGTCTGGAAACGGTCGAGGCGGCGCTGGGGGACACGGGGCGCACCGTCACCCCCGACCAGGCGTCGCAGATCAGCCAGGCGGTCAAGGCCGTGGCGCTGGCGCTGGGCAAGGCATCCGGTCGTAACGAGTTCGGCGGCGTCTATGGCGAGCTGTACCGCAAGTTCGGCATCACCGGCTACAAGATGCTCCCCGCCCGCCGCTTCGAGGAGGCCATGCGCTGGTTGACCGAGTGGCACGAGAGCGCGACCGGCGCGCCCCTGCCGTTCTAATCGAGGCCGGTTGCGCGGCCGCGGGCGGCGTGGTATCTTCCTAACCGGAACCTCCTATGCATCCATTACGAATACGAAGTTCCGCCCATCACCATCAGACGCCACGGCTCCCCCCGTGGCGTCTTGGTTTCAGTGAGCCTTTGGCGTCTCCGTTTTACTCCCCCCACCCTGCCCCGGAGTGCGTGCTGATTGCGTCTGGATTGCGTTCAAGGCGGCCGAGGTTCGGCCGTCTTTTTGCATCTTGACGATTCTGCTATGATTGAATACAATTGTATTCACAGTGGTTCACTGTGGGTACATTGGAGGTTCATTTGTATTCAACAGGAGCGGAGGAACGATGGAAACGAAGGTGATTGTAGTCGCCAATATGAAGGGTGGCGTGGGCAAGACAACGACGGCCGGCGTGCTGGCCCACGGACTGTCCCGCAAACAGATGCCCGGCGGCAGCGAGAAGGGGCGCGTGGTCGCTGTCGATCTCGACCCGCAGGGCAACCTGGCTGACTACTTCGGCGTGCGCGAGCTGGTGTACGACGCCGAGACAAACAAGGCCGGGGCGTGCATCAGCTTTCTGTTGACCGGGGAGCGGTCGCTCAAGCAGACCATCGTCCCGTTGGATCGGGCGGCCGACGGACTGCCACGACCGAACCTGTATCTCGTGCCGGCCAGCCGCCGGCTGGAGCGCGTGGCCGAGGAGTTGCTGGTGCTGGACTTCCAGCGACAGCGACGGCCGGGCGACGACGAACGACCGCCGCTCGACGACGTGCTGAGCCACTACCTGGCCCCCCTGCTGGGACGGGTGGCCTACATCGTCATCGACACTCCGCCCAAACTCGACACGCTCAAGTCGGCCGTCTACCGGGTGGCCGACGAGGTGGTCGTGCCGACCAAGCCGGATCACCTGTCGGTTGTGGGTTGCGTCCAGCACACCAACGACCTGGTCGCCTACAACCGCGCCGGGGCCAAAGCGCGGCTGGCGTGGGTTGTGCCAACGATGGCTATTGGGCGCCAGGTGATGGATCGGGCTATGATGGACAACTTACACGCGGCATATGGGCCGCGCGTGGCCGACGCCATCCCTCAGTCGGTCGTGGTTAAGGAGTCGTCTGGCGTGGGCGGCCGTACGTTGCTGGAATATGCCGAACCAACCCACCCGGCGCGGGTGGCCTATGAGGCGTTGATTGAGCGCGTAGCCGGAGGGGCACGATGAGCGATACCTTTCTGGACGACCTGGAGGAACCGGCACGGCCGAAGGGCGGCAAGAAGACCACTAGCTTCAGCAACCCCACGGCGCAGTTGCATCCAGGAGCAGCGGCGCGGGCAACGGTTAAAAAGTCACTGCGGGCCGGGAAGTACATCCGCCGGCAGTTCACCTTTCGCCCGGAACAACTTGACTACATCCACGAGTTGGCGCGGCAACATCGCGTGCCGGAAGCCGATCTGGTGCGCTGGCTGGTGGATCGCGGCATCCTGGCGCTGGAGAATGGGGAGAACCCGGACACGATCGAGGTCAGCACCACGCGGCTGGCTTCGCCACGGAAGTAGGAGAGTCATGGCCGGTTGCGCCGGGCGATCTACGGGCCGCGGCTGGACACGGAGTGATATGAGCACAACTCGGTATACGACTATCGGAGATACAAAACATCTGGCCCTCTACGCCCGACCGAAGGTAGCGCCGCGGCTAGAAGCGCCTGGAGGGAATATGACCAACGAGCAGTTTGCAGTGTTCCTGCGGACGCTGGCCGGGCGCGTGCGGGCGCTCGCGGCCGAGATTGAGCCGACCATCACCGACGGCCAGTACGAGACGAAGCGCGTCTGGGCCGGGGAGGGGCCTCTCCCGACGCTGGGGATTGAGACGATCCTCAACTGGAAGTCGTCGCCGGCGGCCGACCCGGCCAACTGGCGCGAGGAGCGCGGCCGGCCGGTGGCCTGCGCGCGCATCGAGGCGTTGGCCGATGAGCTGATCGAGCAGGCCGAGATGTTGGCCGCGGCCGCGCCGGAGGCGGGCACGCTGCGCGATGCGCTTCTGAGTGGGACGCCTGCGTCCCGGCCGAAGCCGGAAACATCTCGCACAGAGATTCGTGGCGGGTAGTGATGAACAACGTCCACGGTCGCCTGTGGTGGTACGTTATCGGCTTCGTCATCGGCTTCATGGGGGCGGCGATGCTGATTTCGCTGGCCCCTGTCCCGGTCGCGGCGCTGATCACGGCGCTGCTGCTACTGGCCGGCAGCGTGCTGGGTGGCGTCCTGGCCTGGGCGCAAGACGAACCGGAGAAGAACCCATGAGCGAACGCCCCCCTGAGTATCACGACGGCCGCCCGGCCGCCCCTTCCCGGCAGGTGTATTCGACCACCAGCGTTCGCCTGCCGGTCGATGACCTGGATGTCTGGCGGGCGGTCAAGTGGCGCGAGGCGGTGGTGTCGGCCGTCGGCCGCCTGGCCGCCGATGGCGCTTTCGCGCCGGGCGACACGCTGCGGCTGGAGCAGGTCGCGCTGCCCAACGTCGCCGCCGAGGGGTGGCTGCAAGTCACCGCCCGTGTTACCGTCGAACCCGCGGCCGCCGCTCCCCCGCCCTGCGGGTGTTACGTGTGCCGGACGCTGGCTGAGATGTGGGACAACCCCGCCGATGCCGAGTACGACGACCTGTAACAGCAAGAGGCCCAGGCGCGTTGCCTGGGCCTCTTCGTCGGCGGTGGCTGGGCCGGGCGGCCACGAGCCACTGCTTGCCCCGGCCGGTTATTCCGGGGGCTTGGGAGTGTAGCCCCATGTCGTGAGGTACGCTTCCCAGTATAACAGGCGACGGCAACGCCTGTCAAGCGGCCGTGATTGACCCGCCCGCCCCGCCCAGCCCCCCGCCGGTTGAAACCGGTTGACCTGTTGTGTTATCACCCCAATTTCTAGACAGCGCCGGTCGCCTGCGCTACGATCCTCCCCATGCGCGACGGCCGCCGCGACGGCCAATCCGGCTGTAACAGGCATTGTAATAAATATTGTAAGGTTGAACACAACAAATTGCTCAATCCGTGTGAAATGCACACGGGTATATAGGGCGATTGACCGGAGGATTGTTCCGGCATACAATGGCCCTTGTATTCATCGTTGCCAGCGCGGGCCGACGGGGAGTTCGCCGACCGGCGCGGTCGCAGCCACTTGAAAAAACCCTGGCAGCAAGGAGTATCCGCGTCGAGGGCGGCGCGGGCGATGAGGTCATGTTGAACCTGTATTCCCCTATTGCACCACAGGAACCCGGCCATCTGAGTATATCGGACGCAGTCGGTTTCCTCGATCGGTTCCAACTCGTTTCTTTGGGTCTTGAAACCCTGTCGTTTCTGATGTACACTGATAGCGATGTAGCGGATGATGTGTCTGCGGTGATTGCGCTGGCGCGGACGGCCGTGGCCGACATGTCGGCCATGCTGGGCGGCGCGCCGGCGGCCTTGAGGGAGGCGAGAGGGAATGAGAATATTGGTGCTCGATCACAACCGGTCCTTTGGCGACGTGCTACGGATCGGCTTGAAGGCGCAGGGCGGCCATGAGGTAGACGCCTACCCCACGGCGGCCGAGGCGCTGGCGGCGCTGGCGGGCGCGGAGTACGCCCTGGCGCTGGTGGAGTATTCGGTGGACGGCCGCCAGTTCCTGTACGGGTATCGGGCGGTTGACCCGCTGCTGAGCGTGGTCGTTCTGACGTCTGCCCCCACCCAGGAAACGGCGGTGGAGTTCCTGCGCGGCGGCGCGGCGGCGCTGGCGATAGACTACATCGTCAAGCCCGCGCCGGACATGCTGCGGCAGTTGGGCGACATCATCGACACCCACTTCTCCCGCGTGACGCGCGGCGAGTGGGTGGTGGAGCGCAAGCTGCGGCGGGTGTTCTATCGCGGCCGGGAGCTGGCCCTGACGCCGACGGAGACGGCGCTGTTCACCTACTTCATGCTGCATCCGTATGAGACGGTGCTGCACGAGGAGTTGTGGCTGGCGGCGCGGGGCGAGGAGCTGGAGCACGCCGCGGCCGTGCGGGCGGTGCGCACGGCCGTCAGCCGTCTGCGCGATAAGCTGGAAGAGGTCTCCGGGCGCGAGGTCGTCCAGTCCCGGCGCGAGGACGGCTTTCGCTTTCTGCCCGAGGCAGCGGCCACCGCCGCCGCCGCCAGGTAGCGCCGGTCGGCTACCTTTTTTTGCCTGAGCCGGTTGAGATTCGTCCCGAACGGCCGCGCCGGAGAAAGTGAAAACCGGCCAGGGCAGGGCCGGTTTTCGGGTTGCTCTCCAGGGCGGGGAGCACAGCGAACAAGCGTTCGCCATGTCGGGAGTATAGCGCCGGGCGCTATCGCCGTCAACCACCCTGAGGACAGATGTTCGGTTTCGGTGTTGCCGTGAGGCGTCGAGCGAGGTAATATGTTCACCACAAAGCAAAACTCCCCCGCGCCTGGAAAACAAAGGGGAGTCGCTTTGCGAAGCTATGAAGGAAAAACGCCCGGTTGTCCGGAGGCTATCCTTTGCCAACCAGGTGATCGCCCGGTTACTGCTAGTTTAGCAGAGACCGGCGGCCGTGTCAACTAGTCGGAGGCGTTGATGTTCACCAGTCAACCTGCGGGTCGCCGGTCGATCCACCGTCGGTATACCTCAAGCCAGCGCGAAAGGCGGCCGCTCTCCCGGAAAGCGGAGCGGTTCATGTTGCATGTCCACGACTGCCAAAACCAGACCCATGAACCCCACCACTTCACGAGGAAGAGATGACAACAGATACCTGTTTCGCCACTGACATACCCTATCGTCGGCTGGACGGTCGTTCAGCCGCAGGAGGTAGGTCGTGATCAGTAAACGCACGCGCTATGATTCCGGCCAGTACGCCATCCTGCCGCGGCCGGTCATCAACAATGCCGCCCTGTCGTTCGACGCCCGCGGCCTGCTGCTGTACCTGCTGGAGAAGCCGGCCGACTGGTCGGTGTCCAACGAGGAGCTGTACCGCGCCTCGCCCGACGGGGAGCGCCACATCAACACGCTGCTGGCGGAACTCAAGGCCCACGGCTATGTCCACCGGGAGAAAGTCTATGACCCGCCGACGCGCACCTTCCGGTGGGACACCATTGTCTATGACTTCCCCGAAGACAACCCCCACTTCGACCCGACCCGTATACCTACGTTTCGTATGGATACGAAACGTACCCCTACGAAACGTAAGGATACAAAACGTAGTGATGATCTTATTCTTGATCCACTAATTGATATAAAAAAAGGCGCGGCAGGCGAGCCGGAAGCGACCAAGCCGGAAGCAGCCACCCCGCCTGCGGCCGTTCCCGTGGTTGCCGCCCCGTCCGCGCCGGTGATCGTTTACGGCCGCCGCCCGGACGGCCCGTCGCGGCTGGAGCGCGAGGGCTACTCCCCGGAGCCGCCGACGCGGGCCAACGTCTACCCGGCGCGGCCGCCGCTCCTGGCCCACGTGCCCCTGTCGCTGCGGGCGATGGAGCTATCCGAGGAGGATATGCGCCGGCTGGCCGCGCGTCCCCCGGACGAGCTCTACGCGCCGAGCCGCTACCACCAGGGGGAGCGCGGCGTACCACTGGTGCGCGAGGAGGCCCTGCGGCTGTGGATGCTGACGGTGCTGGGGATTGTCTGTGGCGTGCAACTGCGCACCGGCCGGGACGATTCGGCCGCCGATCCCCTGTGGCCGCTGGCCTGCGATCTGGCGGCCGAGGGCGTTACCCCGCCCCAGGTGTGGCTGTGGTTCGCCGCTCCGGGCGGGTACTGGTTGGCGTCGGCCGACCACGCCTGGAAAGGGCGCCGCCCCACGGCGGCCGAGGTCAAGGCGTACTGGGGCGCGGCGCGGGAGTGGAAGCCGGCAGCGGGCGCGTCATCTCGCCGGGCCGCGCCGGAAGCCGTCGCCGCGGCCGAGGCGGCGTGGGAGGCGGTGCTGCGCGGGGTGCGCCAGTTCAACGACTTCCGCAACGCCGAGCTGGAGGCGACGCTCGACGCGACCACGCGGGCGGCGCTCTCAGCCTTCGGCGGCATCCGTCGCGTGCGGGCGATGGACGTACAGCGCGACGCGACGTTCCTGAAGCGCCAGTTCATCAGCGAGTACCAGACGGCCGCCGGTCGCCTGGCCGGGGCGTCCAGCCCTTCATCCACCCGCGAGCCGCAACCGATTTATGCGGCCGCCTGATAACCATTCAGTCAAAGGAGTGTAACCATGTCATATTCACCTTCGAGCCACGGAGCCGCCTACAGCGGCATGATGGACACCATCAGCGAGCGCCTGCCGCCGCACTCGATTGAGGCCGAGGAGGCGGTGCTGGGCAGCCTGCTCATCGACCCCGACGCGGTCTTCGAGGTGCAGACCTTCCTGCGACCGGAGGACTTCTACCGCGCCGCCAACCGCTGGGTCTACGAGGCCATCTGCGCCCTGTACGACCGCAAGACGCCCCTGGACGTGGTAACGCTCATCGAGGAGCTGCGCCGCCGGGAGCGGCTGGAGGAGATCGGCGGCGAGAGCACGGTCATCAGTCTGCTCAACGCCGTGCCGACCTCCATCAACGTCGAAGCGTATGGCAACATGGTGCGCGATTCGGCCGTGCGCCGGCGACTCATCGCCGCGGCGGGGCAGATCGCCAAGTTGGCCTGGGACGAATCCCTGCCTCGCGACCAGGTCTTGGGCCAGGCCGAGCGGGCGGTCTTTGCCGTCTCCGGGGAGTTGACCGGCGACTCGGTAACCGACGCCCGCGCCGCCTTCGACGCGCTCTACGATGTGACCGCCGGCCGCCGCGACGCCGGTGGCCTGGAGGTCGGCATCCCTTCCGGACTGGTCGATCTCGACCGCATCCTGCGCGGGTTCAAGAACGCCGATCTCTACATCGTCGCCGGCCGGCCGGCGATGGGCAAGTCGTCCTTCGCTACCTCGCTGGTAGCTCACATGGCTGGCAAGCTGAAGCTGCGTGTGGCCCTGTTCACCCTGGAGATGTCGGTCGAGCAGCAGTCGCGCCGTCTGGCGTCGATGGACGCCGGTATCGCCTACCAGGACCTGGAAGAGGGGCGCATGGACGACGACACCTGGACGCGCTTCGCCACGGCCGCCGGGCGCTGGGCTGAGGCAAAGTTGTGGATCGACGACACGGCCGCCATCACCCCCAGCCAGATGGCCGCCAAGGCCCGGCGCATCCACGCCGAACATGGCCTGGACATCCTCTTCGTGGACTACCTGCAACTGATGGGTGTGGACGAGAAAGCCTGGAGCGACAACTACCGCGTCTCGCTCATCTCGGCCGGGCTGAAGAAGATCGCCAAAGACCTCAATATCCCCGTGGTCGCCTTGTGCCAGCTCAACCGGGGCGTCGAGGCCCGCGGCGACAAGCGGCCCGATCTGTCTGACCTGCGCGACTCCGGATCCCTGGAGCAGGACGCGACGGCGGTTGTGTTCCTCTATCGCGACGACTACTACAACCCCGGCAAATCCGACAAGCCTAACGTGACCGAGGTCATCGTCAGGAAGCACCGCAACGGCCCGACCGGTTCGGCCGACGTCTACTTCAACGCCCGCCTCATGAAGTTCGCTAACCTGCAACGACAGGAAGTCAACCTGTAGACCGGTGGCCACGTGGTGGACGGCCGCCGGACGCTTCCCCGGCGGCCGTCTCCCCCACCCCGACGGCGCGGCAGCATGGGTTTACCTTTGGGTCAGGCAAGCCAGGGGGCAATAGGTCAAGATAGCTATGCGAAACGGTATTGAGGCTACGCGGTGGGGCGGGAAGGGACGGCCGGTGGCGCGTCATGCCGCTGTGCGGGAGATGGCGGCCTGCCCTGCCGCCGAGGAACAAGACCGGATTCTAGCCCCCCGCCTTATCGCTGTCAAGGATTTTCGCCACGAATTTGGGACGAGTTTCAACGTCCCTCTTGACAGGCAACTAGCGCGGGTGTTATACTGACTGCGAATGGAGCGTATGCAATGAACTCGATGAGCACACCCACCACCCCGACCGGCCGCGGCCGACGGAACCGCCCGCAACCGCGCGAGCGGGAGGCGTTTACCGTCGGCCGCGCCCTGGGCGGCTGGCCGGAGATCGATCGGGCGGCGGGCGGCCGTTGCGCGCCGCGCGGCTGTCGCCGTCCGGCGGCGGTGCATCTGGCGGGCTTCGGCTTCTGCCGCGACCACTGGCCGGCGGCGCGGCGCTGGTGGCTGGGCGGCTCCGCCCCTGCCCCCGCGCTCGACCTGGACGCGCTCTACGGCCGCCGCGAGGCGCTGGACTTCTTCAACGAGCGGCTGGCCGAGCACGGCTCCGCCCCCATCGCCGAGGGCACGTTCCTGAAGATGCTCTATGAGACCTACCCGACCACTTTCTGCCTGGAGCCGCTGCGGCTGGGCAGCCGCGAGGGGCCGGTGACCGAGGGCGACTACGCCAAGATAATGACCTTCACCCGCCGGATGCTGGTCGAGGCCGCCGCCGCGCGTTGTCTGCGCCTGCGAAGGGTCACGCGGCCGACGGCCGACGAGCGCGACAGCTTCCTGGCGTCGCACGAGGCGGTGGCGTGGCTGCGCGACTGGTGGGCGGCGCGCGGCGTCGCCCTGCCGTTCGTCATCACGCAGCGGTATCTGAAGCACTTCCGCGACACCGGCCGCGTGCCGGCGGTGCGCGTCGGCGCGGTTGACGTCTACCTCAAGGACGACCTGGCGCGCCTGGCGCGGGCGGCGGCCTCCTCGGCGGGGTACGACGGGCGAGTAACCAACGGCCGCCCGGCGGCCGAAATCTACGACAAGGAGAAGTGAGATGGCAACACAACAGTTCAACATGAAGACCGGCGGTCGCGGAATTCAGTGGTGCGACGCCACGCTGAACCCGATCGGGGGCTGCCTCCACGACTGCAAGTGGACGATGCCCGACGGCACGGTGGCCGGTTGCTACGCCAAGGACGTCGCCGAGCGCGGCCCGGCGGCGGCCAACTACAAGCAGGGCTTCGAGGCCCACTACTGGCGACCGGCGGCGCTGAAGGAGATGACGGCCGCCGGGCCGCCGCAACTGATCTTCATCGACTCCATGTCGGATATGATGGGCCACTGGGTCCCGGAAGACCAGGTCCGCACCGTCCTCGACGCCATGCGAGCCGGGGCGCGCAACACCTTCCAGGCGCTGACCAAGAACCCGCGCCGCTACCTGAAGTTCCTCGACGCCCTGCCGCCGAACATGTGGTGCGGCGCGTCGAGCGCTCCGGACAGCTTTATGGGCCGGGCGCTGTCGGCCGCCCAGCAGGAGCGCTACATGCGCGTGGCGCTGGAGAGCCTGGCCGAGGCGAAACGGACGACCGGCAACATCGTCTGGATGTCGGTCGAGCCGTTGTCGTGGAATGTGGCCCCCTTGCTGGCGGAGTACCCGGCGCTGGATTGGGTAGTGGTCGGCGCGGCCTCCAGCGGGCGACGCTACTTCCAGCCCAAGGCCGCCCACGTAGCCGCGCTCCTGGACGTGCTCGACGCCCAGGGCACGCCGACCTTCTACAAGGGCAACATCGCCGGTACGTTTGAGCTGCACGACTTCGGCTCCCCGGCCCGCAACCGCTGGCGCGAGGACTTCCCGGTTCGCCCCACCGGCGACGCCACCGGCCCGGCCCCGGCCGTCCTCCGCCGCCAGCGCCTCGCCCGCGCCCACGGCTGGACGCTCAATACGTTTCTGCCGGAGGCGGCCGAGGTCGCCCCGGCCGCCCCCGGCCGCCCGGCCGCGCAACCGTCATTGTTTTAGGTGGCGCGGCCGTATAACAGGCGCGCCAAAACGACAAAATACCTATTGCTTTTGCGGGACGCAGCGCCTATAATTTCCTTAACGGTTGGAACGAATCGCAACCACGGCAGGCAGTAAGCGTCTCTTTTTTTAACAACGGTGGTTGCGATTCGTTCCGAAAATGGAGTGTAGAACCATGTTCGACTTTCTGTGGATTCTGTACGGTGAACTGGACGGGCGCGGCCGCTTCCGGCCGGTGGCCTGGAACTTCTCCCACCCCGACGGCCGCGTGGACGTGCTGGCTGAGGGGGATGGCGTTGAAACGGTGTCCGAGCTGTGGCTACCGTCAGACCGGATGGCCTACTACCCGCTGACCGCCTAGCGCGAGACCCCGCCCGGCAGCCCGCGGCCGTCCCGATTCATCCCGACGGCCGCGGGCGGAGATAAACCCTTATGGACAGAACCATCCTGACCTACCCCCATCTGGCCCAGCGCGTGGACGTGCCCGGCCGGTGTCACCACCAGGTGCGCCGCTTCGGCCAGGTCGAGCCGTGCCAGCGCCCGGCGACCCACACGCTGGCCGGGGTGGGGCTGTGCCGCGTCCACTACGGCCACTTCCTGTTCTGGCAGCGGGGAGGGGTGGCCGGGGCGGCCGAGGAGATGTTCGATTACCTGGTCGGGCAGGGGGCGGTCGTGGCCCCTTACGTCGATGCCCGCAACCACAAGGCGACAGGCCAGGCAGTGCGCGTCCCGGCCGGCCGGGCGCTGTACGTGCGACGCGGCTCGCGCGTCGGCTACGGCGGCCTGGCCCGCCACCGGGGGCTGGACGGCGCGTGGCGCTACCGGCTGGAGTACCCGCTCGACGCCCGCCTGCGCCGCGCCTTCCGCCGCGTGGCGGCCGACGCGGTGCTGCTATTGGACGTGGAGGAACGGTATGGCGAGTGACGCTTTCCGCGAGTGGTGTTGGGGCCAGGGCGCGGCCGAGGTCTTCGGCGTGGCCCGTGCCGATTCGGTGTGGCGGGCCATCGCCCGTCACGGCGCGGAGTACCCCGGCAAGCTGGAGGTGGTCGAGGTCGGCCGCCGCAAGATGGTGCGCCGCGAGCAGCTGGAAGCGTTCACTCGCTGGTTCGCCGCCGGGCCGGGGACGCTGGACAAGCGCATCAAGATCGGCGCGGTCGCGGACGAGCCGCCGGTCAAGACGGCCGCGCGGCCGGTCGACCTGGCCCAGCGCCGGGCGATCGCTGAGTTGACGCTGTAGCAGGTTTTACGGAGCGATGCCATGACGAAGAAGGACAAGACCACCCCTCTCCAGGCCGCGCGGGCTTACGCCGCCGAGCACCCGGAGTTTGAAGGTCGCATCGAAGTAACGGTCTTGCGACCGAAGGGCCGGGGCGGCTGGGGCGTGATGAAGCAAAGCGTCACCGCCTGGGCGCGTGACGGCCAGGCGGCGCTGGCCAGGAGAGTGCGCATCTACGACGAACAGACGCGCCGCAAGGTCTGGGGGCCGTGGAACGGTCACTGCTCGGTCTGCGGCCGTGTGTATCTGCTTCCGGCGCTGGATTACGTCTACCGCGCTGACGAGCGGGCCGGGCAGCCGCTTGGCCCGGAGGATGTCGAGGAGCGCGAGCGGTTCGTGCGCCAGTGGGGCAGCTATCTGCCCACGCTCAAGGAACAGGGGAAGGGGGAGCCGGTGTATGCCCAACTGTGCTCGATCAACAACGTCTGCGCTACGTGCGCCCAGGCGCTGGGCATGAGCGCCTCGACGCGTTGGCCTCGGGCGCGGGAGACCAACGAGATCGAGTGCCGGCCGACCGGGTTCGCCCCCAAGCCCGCGCCGCCCGTGGTCTACATCGATCTGACTAAGCGCGAGACTGAGTAAAGACACGGTCGCCCGCGCGTGGGCGGCCGAAGAACAAGAGAGAACCGCTATGACGACAGAGACGAAGATCGGGTTGACGGAGTTGCTGGCGAAGGCCCACGTGGCGCGCGAAGCCCGGTGGCAAGAGCAGGAGGCCGAGAGAGCGGCCGCGCAGGCCGAGCGGCAGCGGCGATTTGGCGAGGCCGTGGCCCAGGCGCGGGCCATCGTGGAACCGGCGCTGGGCGAGTGCGGTATTGACGGGTACGACAGCAGCGCCAACGTGCGCCTCCTCGTCACCCCCCGCGTCTGGAAGGGGTTGGTGACGTTCGACATGGAGACGGAATTCGACGGCGCGTGGAAGTTGAGCGGCGCGAACGTGACCTTCTACCTCTTCGGCCCGGATGAGTGGGAGTTGAGCGGCGGCCCGCTGGCGTGGCTGGAGGCGATGGCCGGGCTGTTCCGCGAGCGCTGCGAAGCTGCCTTGGTGTGGTATACCGCGAACATAGCCGCGACGCGCGACGAGACGGTCGCCCGCGAGACCCACGCTCAACTGCTCGTGCTGGACGAGACGCGGGCCGAAGAGTGGGACGCGCTGCTCGCCGCGGCCCTTGACCGCATCGCCGCCCGCGCGGCGGCCATAGACGCCTACGTCCAGGCGCTGGGCGAGTGGCGGTATGAGTACGAAAAGACCCTGGCGGCCAACCGCGCCACCGTGGCCGACATTCAGCCCCGATTCGACGACGAATTCGACCGCGCGGAGATCGCCTATGCGGCCGTTGCGGACGTGGACGAATACGGCGAAGTTCAGCCCTACCGCGAGACGGCCTGGGTGTGGGATAACGCGTCGAACGTTGACGGCTACTGGCTGGTCTTCGAGGGCGGCCAAGTGGTGAGGCGTCGTTTCCCCAGCCTGCTGTGGGTGGGCGAGACCATCACCCAGCGCATGACCGAGGCTGGGCCGGGGCCGTGGCGGGCGGCCGTCCACGCTTATGAGGCCGGGCAGCCGGTCTACTGTCTGCCCTGCTACATCCATCTCGTCCGCGAGGAGCTGGACAGGCGCATGGTCGCGCTGCCGGCCGAGCCGACGCCGCCGGCGTTCCTGGGCGACGGGCTGACGGCCGAGGAACGCGAGCGCATCAACGAGGTCGCGCGCGGCATGGCCCGCGTGGAGATTCCCTTCTAGTCATTTGCAAGGCAAGAGAGGTGCGAGATGGGTTACAACGATGATGGTGCGATTGGCGGGCCGGTGCCCTGCCAGCCGGATAAGACGACGCTGATGCAGGTGGAATACCTGCTCACCAATATCGTGCACGCTCGTTTGACAGACGACGAGCGTCGCTGGGCCGAGGCGCAGGACGCCTCGATCTTCGTCAAGGCGGAGGTCGTGGACGGTCGGCCCGTCTCAATCGAGACGGCCGCTTACAGCGAGGCCGAGGCCCTTCGTCTGGCCTACAACAACAGTTTCCGGGTTGCCTATAAGCGCAGCCCGGAGTCAGAGCCGCCGGGCTTTTCCGAGAGCGGCTGGCCGTCCTGGGGGTGCAGCGGATACCACTTTGAGAAGACGTGGTACCCGTGGGCAGATAGCGACGCGCTGTACGCTCGTGACGCGGCCTACTACGCCGAGTAGCCATCACCCAACAAAGTAATAGCCCCGGTCGCTCACGACGACCGGGGCTTGTGATGAGGAGAATGATGACCAAAAGCACCCTGTCTGTCACCGATCTCTTCTGCGGCGCGGGCGGCTCGTCACTGGGGATGCATCACGCCTCCGATGACGTGGAGATCACCCTGGCGCTGAACCACTGGCGGCTGGCGGTCGAGAGCCACAACGCCAACTTCCCGGATACGGCCCATGACTGCGTAGACGTGTCCTCGACCGACCCGCGCCGCTACCGCTCGACAACGGTCTTGTGGGCCTCGCCGGAATGCACCAATCACACGGTGGCCAAGGGGAAAAAGCGCCGCGACGACGCCCAGCGCGAGTTGTTCGGCGCGGCCGTCATCGACCCGGCCGACGAGCGCAGCCGGGTGACAATGTTTGACGTGCCGCGTTTTGCCGAGTACCACGACTACGAAGTGATCATTGTCGAGAACGTCATCGAGGTGCGTCACTGGCGTCTATACGATGCCTGGCTGCACGCCATGACCCTGTTGGGGTACGACCATAAGGAGGTTTACTTCAACTCGATGTTCGCCCAACTCGACCCGGCGGCCGTGCGTGACGCCCACGACTTCGCCCCACAGAGCCGGGATCGCATTTACATCGTCTTCTGGAAGAAGGGTAACCTCGCCCCCGATCTGGAGTTTCGGCCGCGGGCGTGGTGCGCGGGATGCGCGGCCGACGCGGAGGCGGTGCAGTCGTGGAAGAAGCCTGGTCGTAAGTGGGGGCGCTACAAGCAGCAGTACGTCTACCGTTGCCCGCGCTGCGCGGCCGAGGTCACGCCCTACCACTTCGCCGCCTGGAACGCCATCGACTGGTCGTTGCCGGCCGAGCGCATCGGCGACCGGGACAGGCCGCTCAAAGAGCGCACGATGGAGCGCATCCGCAAGGGACTGGCCAAGTACGGCAACACCTGGCTGGTGATGGACATGGCCTATAGCGATGACGAGCGGTCGCCGCGGCCGATGCTGGCCCATCCGCTTATGACCCAGACCGCGCAGCAAACGGTCGCCATGGTCGCGCCACAACTGGTCAGCACCAACTACTACGACGACCGCACCGTCCCGGTGACGGAGGCGGCCGGGACGCAGACCACGGCCAACAAGTACGGCGTGCTCATGCCGCAGATCGTGACGCTCAGGAACAACGGCGGCAGCGAGCCAGCGACGGATGGCCCACTGCCGACGTTCGCCGCGGCCGGGAACCACGTCGGGCTGCTGATGCCCATGCTCATGGCCCTGGGCGGCCGTCAGAACCGCGACGAGGCCCGCGCCGTGACTTCTCCCTTGCCGACGCAGACGGCCACGGAGAGCTTCGGCGTGCTGACGCCGTTCCTGACCAGCTACTACGGCCAGGGTGGGGATAGCGACGTGACCGTCGAGCCGGTTCCGACCATCACGGCCACTGACCGGCACGCCGTCGTCATGCCCATGCCGTTCCTGGCGGTCAACTACTCGCCCGGCTACGCGCGGTCGGCCGTCGAGCCGGCCGGGGCCATTACCGCGTCGGATCACCACGCGCTGGTCACGCCCATGCCGTTCTACGTCGGTTACGCCAATGGCGACGGCCCGCCGCACGCCACGACCGAGCCGCTGTTGACGCTGCACACGCAGAACAACGCCGGGCTGGTCTTCCCGTCCACGCCGCCGGCCGTCGAGGACTGCGGCTTCAGGATGCTGCAACCGCACGAGGTCGGCCGTGGAATGGCCTTCCCGGCATCTTATCGGGTGCTGGGCAACAAGCGCGACCAGGTGAGGCAGTTCGGCAATGCCGTCACCCCGCCCGTGGCGAAGATGATCATGCGTCGCGTGATAGCGACGCTGCAATGAATTAGCCCCCAGTCGCTCACGACGACCGGGGGCCGGGCGGGGGTAGAGCCTCCCGCCTGCAACGCAGTATACAGCAAGTTAAGGAAGGTAGAGCAATGAACCCGTTTCTGTTTTGGCTAACGTCGCCCCTGGGAATATTCCCCCTGGCGGCCGTGCTCATGGTCATGTTGGGCCAGCCGGTGCGGCCGTTGGGCCATCTGTTTAAGGCGTCGGGCTTCTGGACGCTCATCATCTGGATCGTTCTGGCCGTGGCGCTGGTGGCGCTGTGAAGCAGCAGACCCAGATCGTCCAGGACGCCATCAACGAACTGCTGGCGTTCAACCAGCGCACCGCAGGCGCGCGGGTCGAGGAGTTGTATCTGGCCCACGACTGGCTGGTGGCGCGACTGGTCAAGCCCAAGGTCATCGAGGGCGTGTGGGAAACCGTTGAGAACAAGACGGCCGACATCTTCGACCTGATGGACATGCACGATGCGGAGGCGGGGCGGTAAGCCCCACGCCACTTGCAAGGGAAGGCCCGCTGCCCGACCCGTGACGGGGGCAACGACGAAACCGACCTTCAGCGTTGGGGACAGACCCAACACCGGCGGCCGGGCGGCACAGGTAGAGCGAGGGAACGAACAATGGACAACATCAAGCAGCTCAGAAAGTCATTGGACAAGGCCGCGGCGGCGCTGCGCCGGGCAAAGGAAGCGTACTCGACGTGCATGCTCAACAGCGACCATAGCGGGTGCGCGGCCGAGCAGGACGCTGTGACCCGCGCCGAGCACGAGGTCAGCGCCCTGCGCCACCGGATCGCGGCGGCCGAGCGCCTGGCCGGGCGGGAGACGGCCTGATGGACACGAACAACATCTGTGTCCACTGTGGCGGCACCGAAGGCCATTTCGTAGAGGAGCGCGGGCAGGTTCAGCACTTTTACAAGGATAACTGCATTGTGCATCTGAGTCGTCGCGTTGAGGCGGTCGAGGCCGAGAGAGGAGCGGCGTTGGCCGTGACGGAGACGCGCCTTGAATTTGCCGAGGCCGAGAACGCGCGTTTGTGGGCCGCGTTCGACCGGATCAAAACCGACCTCGGTCTGCCTAATGAGGCGACGACAGACGACATTGTGGCCCGGATCGAGGCGGCCGACGCCAAGATAGCTCAACTGGAGGGCCAGATCGCCCGACAGGCGTTCGTGACGAACCGCAGGCCGGCGGACGAGACGGATGTGGATGTACTGCTCGTCGCCCAGTGGGTTCCGGGCATTGTGCCGGAGGCCCACGGCCGTTGGCGCGACCGGCATTACGAGACGCTGAAGGGTGTGCTGGGCTGGCGGCCGAGGGTTGAAGAGTAGGGAGGCGCGAGATGAGATGGTTCGACGTGGGTATCAAGGGCTACTACGAAAACAAGCCGCGCGAGGTCAACGAGACCGTGCAGGCCCGCAACGAGGAGCTGGCGGTGAAGAAGGCCGTGGCGGCCGAGTTCGACTACCCTGACTGGAGCGCCATTGGGTGGCGCTACCCGGAGGGGGACGGCTATCCCGGCCCGCGTTCGCTGGTCTTCGACCTGTGCGAACGTGGCCTGTTCGTAACCGGCCACGCGCAATTGAGCGATGTCGTGACCGAGGCCGACCCAGTGCGCGTGGCCCGGCTGACCGGCGCGCCGGAGTTGCCGTTAGCCGCCGGCGGCCCCGCGCCTTCGCAGGATTGTCTGCCACCCCGCCTCTTCCGGGTGACGTTGCGCGGCGAGACGGCCGACGGCCGCCCGGTGCGCCTCGCCTCGACCTACCGGGCGTGGACGCATGATGGAGCATTGGTCAGGGCGATGGAAGCGGCGCTCGACGTTCGGCCCGGCGACGGCCGTTGGGTCAAGGGCTTCGCCGGCCCGGCGCTTAGCCCGCGCCTGAAGCACGGCCAGTTGTTTCTGGAGCTTATCGGCCCACCCGGCCCGAAGCGCGGCCTGACGGTGAAGGGCAGCACGCTATGGGACATCGTGGAGGAGGTCAGCCCGCCGTCATGGGCCACGCCGGACGCCGCACCTGACGCCTACCAGCGGCAAGTGCTGGCGACGTGGGGCGCGGCCGGCGGCTCCTTCACCGCGCAGCTCCTTCCCGCCGTGCTGGGCCTGGTTGGCGAGGCAGGCGAGGTGGCCGACCTTATCAAGAAGCAACTTTTCAAGCCGGGCACGGTGCGCGACAACGCGGCCGTCATTGATGAACTGGCCGACGTGGCCTACTACCTGGCCGTCTTGGCGTCGCTCTACGGGGTGACGTTCGACGGGCTGTTCGCTCATCTGGCCGGGAAGCTGGCCGGTGGGCACGGCTGGGTAAACCCGTCGAATTCGACGGGTTTGGAGGTGGGTCATGAGTGAGTTGAAAAAGCCCCGGCCCAAAACCAGACGGGCTTACGACTACAACGAGTGCCGGGACTGGCTCGAAGTCAAGTACGGCTATGACGAGCGTGACTATGCCCGCAGGTATGACGATGGCGGCCATGACGCAACCGCTCCCTACCGGGACTTCTGGCACTTTGTCCTCGACATGGAGCAGGTTCATAACGGTTGCTACATCACCATAAAGGAGGATTGGCTGGAGGATGCGGAGCCGTGGCAACAGGAGATCGTCAACCACTACCTCAGGCACTTCGGGCGCGTTGTTGACGGTATCCGTCAGGCCGCGTTCTGGGTAGAGTGGTAACAGTCACAAGGCCGACAACCGACAACGGAGAAATCAATGACTAGTGACAATTTCAAACATCCCTACATGGCCGTCGCTTGCCCCTCCTGCGGGGCAAAGGCCGGCGGCTGGTGCAAGCGGCCGTCGGGCCACAGCGGGCCGTTCGTGGCCTTCCACGCGGCGCGGCGGAAGGCGGCCGAGGAGGCCGCAACTCAGGCCGAGGGGCAGGGGGAGAGCGTCGCCCTCGTCACCCAGACCGTGCCCGGTACGCTGTCCTGGGCAGTGGAAACCCATATCCGCGTCAAGGCGGAGCAGCGCGAGGCGCTGTGCTTCGTCCGGTTAGGCGACTTCTACGAGACGTTCAACGACGACGCCATCCTGACGGCCGCGGCGCTAGACGTGGTATTGACCAGCCGGCCGTTGGGGCAGGGGCAGCGTATGCCCATGACCGGCTTTCCCGCGCACGCCGGCGAGAACTACTTCGCCCGGCTGCTGGCTGCGGGTCACAAACTGGCGGTGATCGAGCCGGACGGGGCGGCGCGGACGCTGACGGCGGCCGTGGCGACTGTATCCGAGACGGTTGAAGCCGAGCCACTGGTGCTGTTCCTGTCTGTGCCGAAAGAAGCCATTGCCGGCCGCGGCGTGCCGGTGCAACTGGCGTTGTTTTAGGAATTTAGAGAGACGCGAGGGAATGATGGCACGCCAAAGCGACATAGCGTTGCAGCGCCAACTGAGAGAACGGTTGGTCGCAGCAGGGTACGAGAGACCATTGGATATTCGATATATCCGGCACGAGAACGGTAAACACCTTGATGCCGCTGTGTTCTATCGCGGCACTGCCCCGGTAGCCATTTTCACTACTGACGGCGAAACCTGGAGCCGGCAGAGCGATTCGGCCGCCGGACTGGAGCTTAGCGCAGGAGAACAGCCGGCACCATCGCGAGGTGAGAGTCGGGCGCCCCATGAACCCATCGAGCGCGTAGCCGATGCGTTCATGGGCATCCATGCGCTAATTGGCGATCTGATTAAGAGGCTGACACACCTCGATGAGCAGAGTGAGGGCGCGGCGCTTTCGGCCTCACTCACCGTCACACGCTTCGGAGGCGTTCCGGTGCTGGTGGATAAGAGCTTTACCCCGGAGCGCGATTTGGCGTGGCGCAGCACCGAACACACTCCGCTGTGGAGTCTGTATTGGCGCGAGCCAGTAGCCGCCGGATGCGACTCAGTGTCCTGGTTCGTCTCGCTTGACAAGGGCGCGGACGGCCCACTGCACCTGCACGTGCGCCGGGTGCGCGACCGTGGGCGAAGGGCAGTCACGGACTGGATGATCGAGGTGGACGGGCTAGAAGAAGTCGCGGCCGACCAGGGACAAACATCATGAGTAACACACAACCAATTCAGCCGCAGGCCATCGAGGCCGAAGGGGCCATTGAGGCCCTCCATATCCCCGTCGCGCTCATCGACCGCGACCCGGCCCAGCCGCGCACCCACTTCGATGAGGCGGCGCTGGCGGCGTTGGCCGAGAGCATCCGGCAGCACGGCGTCATCCAGCCCATCGAGGTTGAAGAGACGCCCGACGGCCGCTACCGCATTCACCACGGCGAGCGGCGCTGGCGGGCGTCGAAGTTGGCCGGGCGGGAAACCATCCCGGCCGTCGTCGCCCCGGCGCGCGCGGCCGATGAACGGCTGGTGCGCCAGGCGCTGGAGAACCTCCACCGCGAAGACCTCAACCCCATCGACGAGGCCCGCGTCTACCAGGGTCTCATCGACCACGGCTGGGCGCGGCTGCGCATCGCCCGCGAGACGGGCAAGTCGCTGCCGACCATCAACGGCCGGCTGGCGTGGCTGAAGCTGGAGCCGGAGATTCAGAGCCTCGTGGCCCTGGGCCATCTGTCCAAGGACGGCCGTCTGGCCGAGAAGCTATACGTGCTGCCGCCGGAGGCCCGCGTGCCGCTGGCCGAGAAGTTGGCCCGGCACGGGCTGGGGTTGCAGGCGTCGCTGCGGGCGTGCGACCGGACGGCCGAGGAGATCGCCCGCAAGGCCGAGGCGCTGGAGGAGGGCCGCCGGCGCCACGCCGGGCGCGCTGCGGCCGTGCCCGGAGCCAATGGGGTAGGGGGGCCGGGCGGGTCGCCCGGCCGCAACGGCACAGTGGCCCATCCTGTGCCGCTGGTGGCCTACGGCGCGGGCGCGCGCCGGGCGGTGACGGCGACCATCGGCGCGGCGGCCGAGGCCATGTGCCGGGGGTGCGCCGTGCGCCCGGCCGGGGCCGACGTCATCCCGGCGTGGGAGATCGTCGAGCGAGCGGCGGCCGAGACGTGCGCCGCCTGCGCCCGGCGCGACGGCCCGCCCATCCCCAGGGTGTGCGAGCTGTGCCAGGGAGCCGCGCTGTTGGGGCGGTTGGTGGGAGCGGTGAAGGCGCAGGCGGAGGAGACGGCCGTATGAGTGACTTCGACCTCGACGCCCTGCTTGACGGGGTGGTGCTCGACGCGGCGCTGGAGGCCGGGCGCGATCCCGTTCTCGCGGCGTGGCAGTTCGGCGCGGCACGGGCCATCGCCGCGGCCGGATCGACCGCAGCGCGGCCGACCGTCGGCGCGGCCAACCTCTGGACGGCGGCCGACGCGGCGTATCTGGCGCGGTGGTCGGGCGTGCTGGGCGTGGACGAGCTGGCGGCGCGTCTGGGGCGCACGGCCTCGGCGGTCGAGACGCAGCAGACCAGGCGCGGCCTACCGTCCGCCTCCAAACACCCGGAGTTCGTGACGGGCACGCAGATGGCCGTGTCGATGGGCATAGACGAGCACTCCGTCGCCAAGCTCATCGAGCGCGGGGAGATAAGGGCCGAGCGGGTCCCGCTGTCGTCCGACCGGCTCATGTGGCGGACGCGCCGGGCGGCGTTCTACGCCTGGGCGACCAACCCCGCCAACTGGGTCTACTTCTGGCGTTCGGTCGAGCGGCCGGAGCGCATCACCGACGAGAAGCTGCGGCGCCTGGTCGCGCGCCGGCGTGAGCGCTGGACGTGCGCCGACGGGCAGCCAGACGCCTGGTGGACGCCGGGCGAGGTCGCCGCCTACCACGGGGTGAGCCACATCGACATCAACCGCTACATCCGCCGCGGCTGGCTGCCGGCGGTCAAGTGGGACAACTGGCGGGTGCTACGCTCGGAGGCGACCCGACCCGGCTTCCGCGTCTACCGCATCGCCGACGGCCATCTCGCCCGGCGCGGCACGGTGGGGCTGGACGCCTTTCTCGTGCTGGCGGTCGCGGTGGGCATCCCGTCGCCCCAGGTGGCCCGGATGACCGGCGGCCGTATCTCCGACGCCGGTGTCGTGACGCGGCACCGGGTCATCGTGCAGCGCGGCCTCGTGCCGCATCTGGCCCGCGCCTACGCCCTGCCCATTCAGACGCGGGGGGCATTGACCTGGGCCGACTGGCGCGCGGTCAGCCACCGCTTCCCGCGCCTGGCGCGCGTCTGGGCGCGGCTGGCCGAGGGCCGGTCGCTCAGCCGCGTCGAGCGCGGCCTATTGAACGGGGTGCTGGGCGCGGCGCTGCGCTTCCACGCGCCGGAGGCGTCGCCGCTGGTGGGGCGGGGGGATGCCAGCGCGGCGCGTCTGCGCCGGGCGCAGGTGTTGTTTGAGGAACTGTTGGGAGCGAAGACGGCCGCGCGGCCGTCGGGAGAAAGACAAGGTGAGTGACAACGGATTGTATGTGACCTGGAACTATCGGACGAAGCAGACGGAATTTCTGACCAAGTTGCCGGCGGATTACATGGATTACATTCCGCCCGTCTATACGGCCCTCTACAAGCGTTACGTGGCCCACGGAGACGCGCCCATCGAGGCGGCGTTTAAGGTGCTGAGCGCGGAAAACACACCCTACGAGTCGGACTTGAACAATGGCCCCGCCTGACCTGACGGCCGTCATCGATCGGGCCGTGACCCACGGCGCGCGCGTCCAGGCCCGCGCCGGACGGCCGCGGCTCCTGGATGAGGCGACGATCCGCCGCGCCCACGCCTCGCACCTGACGGGGGTCAACCTGACGTGTCTAGCGCGACACTACGGCGTAAGCCGGTCTTACATGGGCCAGCGGTTCCACGAGCTGGGCCTGCCGGTATTCAACTACAGCGACCGGCGCGTGCGGGCCGCGGCGCTGGCGGCCGAGGACTGAGCATGTACCACATTGTGCTGCTGGAGTTCGAGGAAGAGGAGGGGGACTTCGACACCCAGGCCGAGGCCGTCGAGTGGGCGCGGACGCGGCTCTACACCGGCGACGTGCCCCACGCCGTGGTGGAGGAGGGCGGCCGTTGCGTCTACGTCATCTACCGGGGCCGGGAGTGGTGGCCGGAAGGACGGCCGCAGGAGATTGAGCCATGACCATGACGACCCGCAATACCGTTGAGGTTGCCGTGTACTACAACTACCGGACGGGCCAGGCCGACGCGCTGTTCGGCGCGCCGGAGGACTGGTCTGACTACCTACCCCAGCAGGCGGCCGTGCAGGGGATATACCAGACGTACCTGGACATGGGCCGGACGCCCGCCGAGGCCGCCCGGCTGACCCTCGACCGGTACAGCAAACGACAGGAGGAGTTGCGTAATGCGTAAAGGCTACATTGCGTGGAACTACCGCAAAGCGGATACCGCGGGTCTGGACGAGTTGCCGGAGGACTTCGCCGACTACGTTCCATCCCCCGCTAGATATGGGGAGCGCATCGCTGCCGGTGACACACCGGTCGAGGCGGCGCTGAAGGAGCTGATGGCGACCAATGCGTTCGGCGAACGAGAGATTGAAACCTACAAGAAACTTCTGGCCGGTTGGGAGTACGCAGAGGCGACGGGGCTGATCGTCAGGACCCACGGGCAGAAGAAGCCGCCGCCGCAGCCGCCCCCGATGACGCACGTGGGCGAGTTTGTCGAAAGTGGCTGCCTACGGGAGGCGCTGTGGTTCGTCGAACTCATGGCGCTCATGGCCGCCGGGGTGCTGGCCCTCGCCGCCGGCTGGCCGTGGCTGGCGCGCGTGGGGCCGCTGGTGGCAAGCTGGGTGGCGGGCCACGCTGCTGAGGTCATCGCCGCCCTGGTGGTCGCGGCGAACGTGGCCTTCAGGCTGTCGTCGTGGTCGGACGGCCGGGGCCGGCGATGAGCGACTACGGCTACATCTACGTCTGGGGCAACAACGAGAAGAGGGCCACGCTGCGCGGCCGTCGTTGCCGGGTGGTGGTTCGCGGGACGCTTAACAGCGCCCTGGTGGAGTTCGAGGGTGGGCAGCGGGAAGTCATCTCTCGCAACGCCCTGCGGAGGGTTAAGTGACTGACGTGACGTTCGACCTCGACGGTCTCTTGGACGCGGTCGTGCTGCAAGAGGCGCTGGCCGCGGGCCGTGACCCGGCGCTCCTGGCCGGGGCCTACGGCGCGGCGCGGACGATTGCCGCCGCGCGTCAGACACCCGGCGCGCCCCACCCAAGCCGGGCCACCAGCGCCAACCGCTGGACGGCGGCCGAGCAGCAATTCCTGGAAACGTGGGCCGGGGAGCTGGGCGACGAGGAGATCGCCCGGCGGCTGGGGCGGTCGATGACGGCCGTGCGCGTGCGACGCCTCCGGTGTGGCCTGCGCGGGCCGATGGTCTACGCCGACTACCTGACGGCCCACGACATGTCCCGCGCCCTGGGCATCGATGTACATCAGGTGTGTGTCCTCATCGAGCGGGGCCACCTGCCGGCCGAGATCGCCCCGCTGCCGACGCGCAAGGTGTGGCGGATGCGCCGGGCGCACTTCCTGGTGTGGGCCACGCGGCCGGACAACTGGCCCTTCTTCTACCGTTCGGTGCGCCGCCCGGAGCGGCTGGGCGACGAGGGGCTGCGGCGGCTCATCGTCCGGCAGAAGGCTCGCTGGCTGGCCCCCGACGGCCGCCCCGACGAGTGGTGGACGCCGGGCGAGGTCGCCGCCTACCACGGCGTGGAGCATACTGACGTCAACCGCGCCATCCGCCTCGGCAAGCTGGCGGCCGTGCGCTGGGGCAACTGGATGGTGCGCCGCTCGGCGGCCGTCGCGCCGGGCGTGCGCTTCCTGAAGGGCAAGGGGACGACGACGCTGCACCTGCACGGCACGCCGGCCGGGGACGCCTTCCTCGTGCTGGCCGCGGCCGTGGGCATCCCCTTCAGCCAGATCGCCCGCATGACCAGGCGGGGCGGCCATTCCTCGTCCCAGGTGCGTCTGGCGGCGCTGCACCGTGCGGGCCACACGCCCTGGCTCATCCGCCACTTCGGCCTGCCGGTCGTGTACCGCGAGGCGGATGACGCTCTGTGGGCCGACTGGCGGCCGCTGGCCCATCGCTTCCCGCGGCTGGCGCGGGCCTGGGCGCGGTGGGAGGCGGGCGAGCTGCGGCGGCGCGACGAGCGGAGCGAGCGGAACCTGGTCAACGGCGTGCTGCGGGCGGCCGTGGCCTGGCACATGGGCGAGGCGGCCGAGGGGCGGCGACTGGCCCACGGACTGACTTACTGCGCGGCGGCGGCCGAGGTCGAGGCCGCGGCGCTGTGGCGCGAGTGGACGGCGGCGGCCGAGGCGGAGCGGTTGCATCAGGAGGTGGAGTAGCCATGTCCGAAAGCGAGTTCGTTATCCTGTTTGGTGCGGTCTTCGTCGTTCTGCTGCTGGCCTACGTCGTGCTGACCAGTGATGACCTGCCGCGGCCGAGGGGCCGGAAGAAGTAGACCAAAATCACGCAACCCTATTGACATTTTCGGTCATGTCGTTATAATGTATAGCATATCTGCTATACATCGCACGAGAGGACGCCATGACGACTGAACTGGAATTGAGCAGCCACATCCCCGCAGACTTAGCGCCAATAGAGATGGAATGGCATCTGCTGGATCAGATTCCGAACGTCTACATCCTGTCCGACAAGCATGAACCCAGTTACTCCGTGGCGTTTGACGGCCTTCGGCTCCTGGTGGTGCATTTCAATCGGCCGCCGGGGAAGCCGGCGTCCATTGATGCGGCCATTGCCACGGCGATCACGCCGGCGATCCGGGAATGGATCGAGGCCCAGCTGCCGGCATGGTGGGATTGGGAGTTCGCCACTCAGGTGCTCGCGGGCGGCCAGATCGGCGACGGCCGCCGGGGGCGGTTTGTAGAACCGTCGCAGATCGGCGAGCCGTGGGTGCTGCTGTGCGAGCGCGCCGCGCTGGCCAGCATTCGCAACAAGCGCCACCCGCAGACGCTCGACTTCACGCCCGGAGCGGAACTCGTTTTCGCCCATTACACATTCACGCTGTGGTCGGATGGGATCGCGTTACCCAGCAAGGTTCATCCGGCCCACTACGACGAGAAGCCGGTGGTGCAGCTCACCCCGGAGGCCAATGAACTACTGGCGGCGGCGCTGCGGCGGCGTTATTGGCGCACCGATGATCGCTGGAGGCCGCTCATGATGGTCTCCTCGGTGCGGCGCGAAACGCTGGCCGAGGAAAAAGCAGGCGGCTACCGGAACTATTCCGAGAAATCGCTGCGGCGGATCGAGACGGACAACGGTCTGATCCTCTATCTGACCGTAGAGGCGGGCGGTTATCTGGCCGAGGATGGGGATGCGTGGGAGTATCGCTCCCTGTGGGACAACGAGCAGGAGGCGCGGACGCATTACTGGGAGATCGCGCTGTAAGGACATTTACAGCGTGCGGGATCGGCCGAAGACCACCGGCCGGGATGGGCGACTAGAGGAAGGGTATCATGAGGACACAATTCAACGTCAGGTTACCGGAGACCCACGTCGAGCGGCTGGACGCCATGCGCCAGGCTCGCGGTGGGCTATCGCAAAGCGAGATGATGATGTCCCTCATCGACACTGAGTGGGGGCGTCGGCAGGCTCGCGGCGAGAAACGCGGGCCTCTCCACATTCTCCCCGATGAGCGGATGACCGCCCTCGTGGCCGACATGAACCGCTATGCGCTGGACGGTCTGGAGGCGGCCGTCCTTGCCCGGCGGCTGGAGATCGCCGCCGGTGAACTCCGGGCGCGGGGCATTCCGGTTCTGACCAGAGTGCCGGATAGCGCCAGGGGGTTCGGATACCTCATGGTGCTGGCCCCCAACTACCTGAGCGCCTTTAGCGAGGAGGAGCGCCGGACGATCCCGCCCAACGTTCTGGCCGACGCGGCCGAGGCCCGCCACTTGCTGGACTACCTACGCGAGTTGCCGCCGGTCGAAGCCTACCGCCGCTGGCATCGCACCGTCGCGCCGCTGTCGGAGGAACTGGCCGCCAAGTGGTGGTACACCAGTTACATGGACTACCACTCGGCCTACGCCGCGCTGGAGCGCTTGCGGTCGGAGATGATTCGCGTTTATTACAGCGAGGAGCCGACTGCGGCCGAGTTAGAGCGGGAACCCACTTTCCTCAACGAGGAAATGGCGCTCTCAGACATGCTGCGGGACGTGGCGGGGGCACTAAAGCAATGAAAACATTACTCAATTTAACCGGCGACTTCTATCTTCCGGCCGATCTGGCCGTACTGGATGACGTAATGCAGGTGCTGGAACCGGACGCGCCGTTCGACCTGGGCGACGTGGCGGCCGTCGCCGCGCTGGCCGAGTATGCCGACATGCTCAACCTCATCGTCCTGTTGCCTGACGCGACGGCCGTGGCCGTTGTGCAACACGCCCTGCCGCGGGCGGAGATCGTGACCCTGTAGAGGAGGTTTCCATGCTCCTGCGGCCGACTAAACCCATCACCGCCACCATCGCCCACGTCTGGACGGACGACGCGGCCGTCCTGGTCACGCTGGACGAGCGGCGCGACGACTTCCGCGAGCTACTCAAGGCGCGCGAGTTCACCTGGAACTGGACGCACCGGCGCTGGGAGCGAACGGTGGGCGATGTCACCGGCCCGGCGGCCGACCGCGCGGCCGAGACGGCCCACCTGCTGCTGGCGGCCGGGTTCGCCGTCGAGCTAACCGACGAGCTGGCGCGGATGGTCATGGACGTGGCCTACGCGCCGGAGAAGCGCCGCCTCGTCCTGCGCCGGTCGCGCGGCGACTACGCCGGGTGGCTGCTGCTGAAGTGGCCGCGCGACGACGAGGAGGACAGGAAGCTCTACGCCGCCTACGACCGCATCCCCGGCCGACGCTACGACAGGCCCTACCTGGTGGTACCGCCGGATCAGTTCGAGGCCGTGCGCGACTTCGCCGAGCGCCACGGTTTCTACATCAGCCCCACCGCGCAGGAAGTCATCGACGCGGCCGAGGCCCGCGTGCGCGCCGCCCTGGTGTTCGACCCGCCGCCGCTGCCGGCGGCGCGGCCCCAAGTCCCGATTATGGAGTACGGCCTTGATCCCGAACTGGCAGACGACGACGACGCTCTATGATCACCAGCGCCGCGCCGTGGAGAAGCTGCGGCGGGCGCGGGTGGGTGGGGCGTTCATGGAGATGGGCACGGGCAAGACCCGCTGCGCCATCGAACTGGCCTGGCTGCGGCGCGAGCGCATTGACCGCGTGGTGTGGTTCTGCCCGGTGTCGCTCAAGGAAACGATCCGCCACGAGATTGGGAAACACACGCAGTGTGACCACACAGACGGCGCGGCCGTCTACGTCTTCGATGACCGCACCTCGCCGCGCCATCTGCCGGCGGCGCTGTTCTACGTCGTCGGCATCGAGTCGATGTCCACCAGCGACCGGGTAACGCTGGCGGTCAAGGCGCTCATCACTGAACGGACATTTGTCATTGTGGACGAGTCGAGCTACATCAAGGGCCACGCCGCGCGCCGGACGCAGCGCATCACCCTTCTGGCCGAACCGGCCCGCTACCGGCTGCTGTTGACCGGCACGCCGGTCAGCCAGGGGGTGGAAGACCTCTTCGCCCAGATGAAGTTCCTGTCGCCCAAGATACTCGGCTACCGGTCGTTCCACACCTTCGCCGCCAACCACCTCCAGTACAGCGACAAGTACCCCGGCCAGGTCGTTCGGGCGCTGCACACCGAGCATCTGGCCGCCCGGCTCGCGCCCTACACCTACCAGGTGACCAAGGCCGAGTGCCTTGACCTGCCGCCGAAGCTGCGCGAGTCGCGCTACTACCGGATGACGGCCGAGCAGGACGCCGCCTACGACGGTGTCAAGGACGAGATTCTGTCGGCGCTGGACGAGCCGGACGAGTTCGACGAGTACGTCATCTTCCGGCTCTTCAGCGCCTTGCAGCAGGTCGTGTGCGGCTTCCGCAACCGGCGCGACCCGGAGACAGGCCGGATGGCGTGCATCGCCCTGAAGCACGAGCGGATCGGCCTGCTGCTGTCGGTGCTGCGCGACGTGCCGGCCGGCGAGAAGGTCATCATCTGGGCCAAGTACCACGCCTGCATCCGCGAGATCGTCGGCTGGTTGCAGGCCGTCTACGGCGAGGCGTCCACGGCCGAGTTCCACGGCCGCCTGTCGGAGCGGGCGCGCAACGCGGAGTTAGCCCGCTGGCGTGGCGAGGCGCGGTTCCTGGTGGCCACCCAGGCCGCCGGCGGCCACGGGCTGACGCTCAACGAGGCGTCCACCGTCATCTTCTACGCCGACGAGTTCAAGTACGCCACGCGCGTCCAGGCCGAAGACCGCTGCCACCGCATCGGCCAGACGCGGCCGGTCACCTACGTAACCCTGACCTGCGTCGATTCCATCGACGAGCGCATCGCCCGCGCCCTGGCCCGCAAGGCCAACGCCGCCGACGAGTTCCGGCGCGAGGTGGCGCGGGTCAAGGACGACCGCGAGTTGGTCAAGGGCATGGTCAAGGCGCTATGAGCGGCACGAAGGTCTACCTGCAAACCAACGTCCACGACGCGGCCGTCGAGCGGCTGGGCTTCGTCTTCGACACCTTCGACCGCGTGGCCGTCTCGTTCTCCGGCGGCAAGGACTCGACGGTGCTGCTGGAGATGGCCCGGCGCGAGGCGGTGCGGCGCGGCCGAACCATCGACGCTCTGTTTATCGACTGGGAGGCCCAGTACCAGGCGACCATCGACCACGTGGCCGAGGCGCTGGCCCGGCCGGGCATCAACCCGGTCTGGGTCTGCCTGCCCATCTCCACGTCCAACGAGACGTCGGTCTATGACCCGATGTTCACCGCCTGGGACCCGGCCCGGCGCGACCGCTGGGTGCGGCCGTTGCCCGACGCGCCGGGCGTCGTCAGCGACCCGGAGCGCTTCCCCTTCTACCGCTTCGGGCAGACCTTCGAGGACTTCGTTTCCGGCTACGACGCCTGGTACGCCGGGCAGGGCGGGGCGGTGGCATCGCTGGTGGGCATCCGCGCCGACGAGAGCATGAACCGGTTTCGCACCATCAAGCGCACTCGCGGCCGGCGCAACTACGAGCGCGAGGGCGCGGCCGTGCCCTGGTCTACCCGGATCGCCGACAACTCGTGGAACTTCTACCCGCTCTACGACTGGCGGGTGGAGGACGTGTGGACGTACATCGGCCGCGAGGGGATAGGCTACAACCACATCTACGACCGCATGTGGCTGGCCGGGATGAGCCTGCACGAGATGCGTATCTGCGAGCCGTACTCGCTGGAGGCCCGCAAGCACCTGGACAAGTACCGCGTGCTGGAACCGCAGACCTGGGCGCGGCTGGTGGAGCGGGTAGGCGGGGCCAACCTGGCGGCGCAGCAGGGCCGGTCGGTGCTGTTCAACTACGGCCGCAAGGCGCGGCGGCCGGAGGGCATGACCTGGCGCGAGTACGCCCTCGTCCTGCTCGACGCCCTGCCGGTTCCCCTGCGCGCCCACTACTGGCGGCGCATCCGCGTCTTCGTGGAGTGGTTTGAGCGCTACAACGGCTGGGCCGACCTTCAGGAAGAGAGCGACCCGGCGCTTGAGGCCAAGAAGCTGGGCGGCTCGTGGCGCATGGTGGCCCACGTGCTGCTCAAGAACGACTTCTTCTGCACCGGGCTGGCGTTCAACATCAACCTGGGCGAGTATGACCAGTACATGGAACTGGTGCGCAAACACGAGGCCGGCGAGCCGCTCGACCTGCCGCCCACGCCGGAGGCGGCCCGCGGACGGCCGATCACCCAACTGCTCGACCCGGCGTTCCAGTCGCGGCCGGAGCGGCTGTCGCTGCGCCAGCCGCCGCGCGACCGGGCGGCCGAGTTGAAGGACAAGTGGAAGGACTTATGAGCATGGAGCATATAGACCGTTTTGACCCGGACGGCGAGTACCAGATATACCGCACCAGCAGCGCCGGCGATGACCAGTTCTACTGCCGGATGGGGCGGTTCTTTGCCGACGCGGGCATCCGCAAGGAGCTGGGCGGCCCGCTGACCGACTCGCCGGATCACGTCTGGCTGGTGGTGGTGCGCGGCGGCGAGATCGTCGCCTTCTCCGGCTACCGGTTCGACGCCGTGAAGGGCGTCGCCTGGTTCAATGAGACCTACGTCTTCCCGGAGCATCGCCGCCGCGGGCTGTTCGGCCGTCTGTTCGACATCAAGTACGAGTTGTGCGCCGCGGCCGGGGCGCGGGTGGTCAAGGGGCTGGCCAACGCCCACTCGCGGCCGATGTTCGAGCGGCGCGGCTGGCGCGTGGCCTCGGTGCGCGGCCAGTGGACTTACTACGACAAGGAGGTAGCCGGTGACGTCATCCCTGTTTGATACCACTGTAGACGCGCTGGTCGAGGAGCTGCGGCCTCTAGCCGAGCGACTGGCGGCGCTGCCGCTGGCCCAGCAGGTCGAGGCGCTGAACCGGATGCGGACGATGCTCCACGAGGCCGGGCCGTTCGCCGCCGAGCCGGTGGACTGCGTGCTGTGGGCGCCGGCCGAGGACGTGCGGCCGAACGACTATAACCCCAACGCGGTGGCCCCGCCGGAGATGCGCCTCTTGCGGCACAGCATCCGCGCCGACGGCTACACCCAGCCGGTGGTGGCCTGGCGCGACGGCGACGCCCTGGGCGTGGTGGACGGCGAGCATCGCAGCCGGGTGGGCAGGGAGGACGCGGCCGTCCGCAGGCGCGTCCACGGCTACCTGCCGGTGGCGGTGGTCAACCACGGCCGCACGGCTGCCCGCGACCGGATGGCGGCCACCATTCGCCACAACCGCGCTCGCGGCGTCCACGGCGTCATGCCGATGGCCGACATCGTCGCCGCCATGCTGCGCGAGGGCTGGGCCGACGACGAGATCGCCCGCGAGCTGGGCATGGACGCCGATGAGGTGCTGCGCTTCAAGCAACAGGTGGCGTTGCCGGAGTTGTTCCGGCAGGGGGAGTATTCGGCCGCGTGGCGGTAGTCGCGCGGCGCGCCTCTTCGCCACCTAAGTAAGCGCCGGCGCGCGGCCGATCGGCCGTCGCCGTACTGAGCGCGCCGCGGCCCTTGCCCCCGTGGGCTTTCCACAGACAGAAATCCGACAAAATCCATAAGTCGAAAACCGGCGGCCGTCTACCGGCCGCCGGTGGCCTGTGGTATAATTTATGTCAATCGGCGGCCCCGACGGCCGCCGCCGACGGCGGGATTATCCGCCGTCAAGCGTCGCGGGAGTGGTTCCCCGCGATAGTCACAAGGGAGTGTAGCTCATGTCCAATCCAACACGAGTTGGTTTCATTCGCGTTCCCATCGCGGTCAGCGTCGGCCTGCGCGACGGCGAGTTCCGCTGGTGGGTGGACGTGCCCCGATGGGGCGCGACCCCTCTGGACGTGCCCCGATGGGGCGCGACCCCTCTGGACGTGCCCCGGTGGGGCACGACCCCTTCGGACGCGCCATCGACGGTCGCGCCCTGGGTTAGGCGCGCGCCGGCCCCGCCGCCGGGCGGCCGCATCTACCGCGAGGCGTCGGGGTATCTGGCCGATTCCCCCTGTTTCCTCATCGGTGATCGTTCGCGCGGGCATGAGACGCCGGAAGCGGCGGCGGCCGAGGCGCTGCGGCGTGAGGTGGTCATGGCCCCCGTGGCCGACGGTATCGCCCGCGCCCACGGCGGCCGGGCGGCCGTCTTCCTGATGGACGGCAACCGGCCGGACTTTCCCTGGGTGTGGCGGCCCGACCCGACGGCGCGGCCGGAGAACCTCGCGCCCTGGGAGCGCCAGGCCGTGGCCGCGGCGTCGGCCTACCGGCGCTTCTCGGTCATCCTGAAAGACCTGGATGAGTGCCGCACCTGGGTTGTCGAGGCCGTGGCCGGTGGGGTGGGGATCGCGCGGCTGGCCCGCGACCCGGAAGGGGCGTCCACCCGCTGGCTGGCCCGCGCCGGCGGCAAGCACCTGCTGATGGGGAGGACGCTGTGAGCGCCGCCGTTCTGCCGGGCGTTCCCTTCCCGGCCAGCGTTGCGGGTATTCGCCTGACCCCGCGGCCGAACGCCCCCGGTTACTGGTGGGTGGCCGCCGAACGCGATCCCGACCTGGGCCAACTTCCCTCCGGCGGCGTCTACCCGTCGGGCGCGGCCTGGGTGGCCTGCGGCCCGCGGGTGCGGGTGGTGGATGCGGCGCTGGCCACGCCCCACGCCACCCCCCGCGCGGCGGCCGAGGCGGCCTACACGCGCGAACGGGCGGTGCGCCCGGCGCTGCGCGAGGTCGCCCGCGGCCTGCCGGGGTGGTCGCTGCGGGCCTTCGACGGCAACGCCTACGACGCCCGGCCGGAGCGCTGGGACGGCCGGTGGGCCGAGGCGGTCGAGGGCGGCCGTCGGGTCATGCTCGGCGCGGACGTGGCCGAAGCGGAGTACCTGGCCCGCTACACCGTCGAGGCCGCGCCGTGGCAGTCGGCGGCCGTGGCCTTCTGCCGCGCCTTCCCGCGCCTGTGGCTGGTCATCGGCGACGGCTCCCACGGCTGGTCGGCGCGCCGGCGCGGGGAGTACGTCGAGTTCCTGTACCACGCCGGGGCGCGGGAGTACACCTACCTGTCGCGCGACGGCGCGACGGTGGTGCTGGTCGAGATCGACTGAGTTGTTTGCCTTTACTGGTTGAAATTCGTCCCAAGATGGTACAATACGGAGGTATTCCATGTCGCAACCACACCTGACAACGCTGACCCTTTCCCAGACGGTGGCCCGGCTGAACGAGTGCCACGGCCGGCTGTCGGCCGCCCGCGCGGCGTTACTGACGGCCGAGGTGGCCGCGCTGTCGGCGCGGTTCAATCTGGAGACGGCCGAGGGCCGGTTGGCCGCGGCCCTGCTTCTGGCCCAGGCCGACGCGCCGGGCACGAACGAGACGCAGCGCAAGGCCGCCGCCCACGCCGCCACGGCCGCCCAGCGCGAGACGGTGGCCGAGCAGCGAGCGGCGCTGCTGGCGGCCGAGGTGGAGCTGACGCGGGCCAAGACGGCCCTACGGCTGGCCGACGACGAACGCCGGGCGGTCGAGACCATCCTTGCCCTGTGGCGCGACGGCCTGTTGCCCGCCGGCGGCCCGGAGCGGGTGGCGCTGGCGACCGAAGAAGACATCCCCTTCTAAGGGGGGTGTTGCCGGTTTTCGTGGCGGAGCGGGACGGACGGCCGTTCCGCTCCGCCGTGGAGCGAATTCCATGATACCCGATACCCAGGGGGCCGCGGTCGAACCCGACCCGCGCCCCGGTCACTACTACGTCAGCGTCCGTGACGGCCGCCGCTGGGCGCTCGTATACGGCCCCTTCGAGCGCCACGCCGACGCGCTGGCCGCGGTCGGCACGGCGCGCCGGGTAGCGGTCGAGGCCGACGGCCGCGCCTGGTTCTACGCCTTCGGCACGGCGCGGCTGGAGCCGGACGGCGCGGTCGCGCCGCCGGAGGGAACGCTCAACCATCTACTGCCGCCCATCGCGGCACGGAGTGAAACATGCACACCCTGACCATCACCAAAGAGGCCGCGACCAAGACGGGCAAGACCCGGTCGTTCTCGGCCGTGTATCTGGCGTCGCTGCGGGCCGACCCGCTGTGGGACGGCGGCCGAACCGACACCGGCAAGGTCGTCCGCCCCGTCTTTCTGGCCGTGGCCGGCAGCGAGGCGGCGCTGCGGCCGTTTCTGGCGAACCTTCGTCTGGGGCGCAAGGCGGTCGATACCCAGGGCGACCGGTCGCGCTACAACCAGGAGACAGCCTACGTGGCCCTGCTCAAGTCGGCCGTCTACACCACCGCCTTGCAGCGCCACGAGGCCGGGACGGTGGCCCAGATTTTCTTGCAGGAACTCTTCCTGGTCGATCCGGGGATGATCGACCCGGAGATGGTGTCCTTTCTGGTGACAACGCCCGGCTGGTGGCACGCGGCCGAAGCGGCGGCGCTGGCGGCCGACCGGGAGATGTGCGGGCGGCTGCTCGACCACGCCCGCCGCGCCGGGCTGCACGGCGTGCCGTCCGGCGTGGATGATGGTCCCGGTTTCGGCCACCGCTACAAGGGCGACCCGCTGACCGATGAGGCGCTGCTCGACCTGGTGCCGGAGGCGGCGCGGTTCGCCCAGTTCCTCGACCGGCGCACGCGCCGCCCCATCCCCAACGACCCGGCCTTCTACCTGCAAGCCTACGTCCGCGCCTTCGGCCTGGGGCTGGCCTCGCGGGCGCACAAGGACAACTACGGCGCGCGCCGCTGGTGCGAGCAGGAGTGGGCGCGGGGGACGAAGGAGTTCAACATGACCCGCTTCGGCTTCCGCCCGTCGGCCGTCTTCCGGGCCACGTCGGCCGCGGTCGATGCCTTTCTGGCCGGGGAAGTCCGGCTGTATCACGAGGTGACCAATGGCTAGGCCGGAATCAGTCGCCGTCGGCGGCTACTACAAGACCCCTGTATCCGTGGTCGAGCAGATCGCGGCCCTGTTCGCGCCGCTACCCTACCGCCCGCGCGGCGGCCGGTACACCACCTACGCTTTTCTCGACCCCTGCGCCGGAGACGGCGAGGCGGTGACGACGCTGGGCGAGACGCTTCTGCCGCGCGCCGGTGCCGACAACGCCCAGTACTACACCGTGGAACTGGAGGCGGAGCGGGCCGCCGCGCTGCGCCGCCGCGTCCTCGGCGTCGAGCAGGTGTGGACGGCCGACGCCCGCACCCTCCACGGCGACGCCTTCCAGGTGTCGTGGGACAAGCCCGGTGCGGACGTGCTGTACCTGAACCCGCCCTACGACATCGACCGCGAGACCGGCCGTCTGGAGCACCGGTTTCTGGCCCGCTTCACGCCCGCCCTGCGGCCGGGCGCGGGCTGGCTGGTCTACATCGTCCCCCACTACGCCCTGGCCGCGTCGGCGGCCTACCTGACGGCCGAGTACGAAGCGCTGGACTGCTTCCGCTTCCCGCCGGGGGAGTACGAGGCGTTCCGGCAGGTGGTTCTCATCGGCCGCCGCCGGGCCACGCCGCGCCGCTTCCCCGACCCGGCGGCCGAGGCGCGGGTGCGCGACTGGGCCGCCCATCCCGACGCGCTGGTCTCGCTCGACGCCGCGTCACCCCGCGTTGCCCTGGGCGAAGGCGCGGGCATTGGGGCGCTGGACGGCTGGCGGCTCAACCCGGTGGACGTGACGGCGCTCTACGAGGCCGCCCGGCCGCTCATGGAAGGCCGGGCCGACCGCCTGGCCCCGGTGCGCGGCCTGGGGCTGGAGACGGGCCTGGACGATCTCATCAGCCACCGCTTCCCGGTGGTTATGCCGCCGCGCCCGGCCCACGTGGCCGTGGCCCTCGCGGCGGGGTTGGTCAACGGCCACCGCATCCCGCCCGATGACCCCGCCGGCGGTCTGCCGCCCCTGATGGTCAAGGGGGTGTTCAACAAGGAGTACCGGGTCATCGAGGAGAAGACCGACAAGGAAGGCCGCGTCACCTCGCAGGTGGCGGTGCAGCAGCCGCGCCTGAGCATCTCCATTCTCGACATGCGTACCTGGACGTACCACGATCTGGCCGACGGGGCCACGGCGACGGGGGCGGACGTGGTGGCGGAGTTCAACGCCGCCGACCTCCTGGAGCACTACGGGCTGTCGCTGGCGGCCCTCATGCGGCGGCAGTGCCCGCCGCTCCACGACCCGGCCGATCCCGACGCGCTGCCGGAGTTGCCGCCGCTGGGCCTCGTGCCCTTTCCGTATCAGGCCCACGGCATCGCCGCGGCGCTGAAGGTCATCCTGGCCGAAGACGCCCCCTTCGCCGGGGAGCACCCCTTCGTGCTGGGCGAGGTCGGCACGGGCAAGACGCTCATCGCCTTCGGTGTGGCCGCGGCCCTCTCCCCGGCCCACTACGCCCGGACGGTGGCCCAACTGGGCGGCCGAGGCCGCGCCCGCCCGGTGCGCCGGGTCTTGGTCGTGTGCCCGCCCCATCTGGTGGCGTCGTGGGCGGCCGAGGCGGCCAAGTGCCTGCCGGGGGCGCGGGTGGTCGTCCTGGAGCGCGTCACCGACGTGGACGCGGCCCTGGCGCTGCCCGACGCGCCGCCGACCGGGCAGCCGGGCGACGGGCTGACGCTGCTGCTGCTGTCGCGCGAGTACGCCAAGCTGGGACACCCCTGGGGCGACGGCCGCGCCGCCGGTCGCTGCCCGCGCTGCGGCGCGACGGTTGCGGCCACGGCGGCCGAGGTCGCCGCCGGGCGGCTGGTGTGCGACCACCGCGAGACGCGGCCCGCGTCGGACGCCGCCCGCTGGGCCGAGCGGCTGGCCCTGGCCCTCGCGCCGGTCACGCCGGAGAACCCCGACCTGCCCCACCTGGCGCGGGGGCGGATGGTCGCGGCCCAGCGCCGCAAGTGGGCCGCCCGCTACGCCGCGGCCGACCCGGCCGACGTGGCCGACGCCCGGCAGGCGGTGTGGAACAGCCGGGCGCGGGCCGCCCGCGAGATCGCCGCCTGGGTCTACGCCGGGGCGATGGCCCACTGCGCGGCCGGGGAGTGGTCGGCGGCCAAAGCGGCCGTCGAACGCCTGGGCCTGGCGCTATGGGCCGTGGACGCGACAGCCTGGCCCGGCCGGGACAAGGCCGTTATCGGCATGGTCGATGGCCTGATGCACGCCGCCGACAGTCGAGATAGCGACGCCTATACCGCCCGCCCGGTGCGCGACGCGGCGCTGCACCTCCTGGTCGGCTGTGGCCCGGAAGGGGCGACGGCGGCGCTGGCGCGCTGGGGCGAGCGGGTTGACCCGACCAACCGGGCGAGCGTGTTGCGCTACCTGGAGAAGCTGGCCGCCCAGCGCGCCGGGACGTGGACGGCCGGTGACAACGCCTGGCAGACGTCGGCCTACGAGTGGTCGGGCGGCCGCCCGGTGAAGGCCGGCAGCTACAACGCCGCCGCCGTTCCCCTGGGCAGCCCGGCGGCGGCCGTGGCGCTCTTGGAGGCGCTGGTAGGGGAGGGGGAGTGGCAACGGGGCGAGCCGTGCGGCGAGCGGCTGTACCAGGCCGAGCCGTCGCCGCGCCGCTACCCGCTGGCGACCTACATTAGCCGCCATGCGCCGGGGCTGTTCGACCTGCTGGTGTTGGACGAGGCCCACGAGTACTCGACCGACGGATCGGCCCAGGAGCGGGCCGCCCATCGCCTGACGGGTCTGGGGCGGCCGACGCTGGTCTTGACCGGCACGTCCAACAACGGTTACGCCTCGTCGCTGTTTATGAACATGTGGGCGCTCTCGCGCCGCTTCCGGGACGAGTTCGGCCGCGACGAGATGGAGGCGTTCGTCAACCGCTACGGCTACCGCAAGGTGCGCATTGACCCCGACGAAGAGGAGATCGACTGGTACAACCGCTACGGGGCCATGAGCGACCGGGTGGTTGACTCCGGCGCGGCCCGCAAGCTGCGGAAGATCGGGCAAGCGCCGGGCGTGCTGCCGCTCTTTACCCTGCGCCACATGCTGCCCTCGGCTATCCTCCTCCAGAAGTCGGACATGGTCGAGGAGCTGCCGCCGCTGGTGGAGATTGGCGAGGCGGTCGCGCCCGACGGGCCGGTGCGGGCCGAGTACGGCCGCCTGCGCGAGAGGCTGGTGACGCAGATCATGGACGACCTGCGGGCGCAGTCGCCGGCCGCCGGGTTGCTGTGGGGACAGATGGCCCAGATGCCGACCTACCTCGACCGCGCCCACGCCGACACCGGCAACGCCGACACCGAGGGCGGCGGCCGGCGTTACGAGATTCGCTACCCGGCCTCGATCGGCGGCGGGCTGGTGGCGACGGCCGAGCCGCGCCCGGCCGGGGAGACGGCGGCCAAGGAGGCGTGGCTTCTGGAGACGCTCTCGGCCGAGTTGGCCGAGGGGCGGCGCTGCATCGTCTTCGTGGTCAACACCCGCAGCGGTCTGGCCGCGCGCGTCCTGCGGCTGGTGGAGGCCCGCTTCGGCGCGGGCACGGCGACGCTGCTCCTGGCCGACAAGGTCGCGGCCGGCAAGCGCATGGAGTGGATCAACCGCGAGGTCATCCGCCGCGGCCGGCGGGTGCTCATCGTCAACCCGGAGGCGGTCGAGACGGGGCTGAACAACCTGGTCTACTTCTCAACCGCCGTCTGGTTCCAGAACCCCAACTGCTCCTCCGTCACCTACACCCAGGCCAACGGCCGCATCCACCGGCCGGGCCAGACGGCCGAGTGTCGGGTCTACGTGCCCTACTACGGCGCGACGACCCAGGAAACGCAGTTCGCGCTGCTGGGGCACAAGGTCGCCGCCGCGCGGCAGGCCGACGGGCTGGACGTGACCTCGGCGCTCCTGGCGGCCGGCGTGGGGGACAACGAGAGCACCGCCCTGGCGGCCATGTCGGTCGGTCAGGCCATCTACCACAAGCTGTCGGCGGGCGCGTCGGGCGACCGCCCGCGCTTCGCCGACGGCCGCCGCCCGACGCCGACGCCCTCGCCGTCCCCGCCCGCCCCGGCCCCGGAAGCGCCGCACCGCCCGTCGCCCCCATCCGGCCCGGCGCGGCAACTGGCGCTGTTCGGGTAGTTCACCCCCAATTCACGCGAGTTTCGGCCGCCCCCCTAGACAAAGGGGGGCGGCCTGTGCTACAATGCAGGAAATCGCAACCAGTCGCAACCAAATGGCCATAAACAGGCCATATGACGGCAGACGGGCGGCGATTGTGTCAACGAGTGTCAACGATGATTGTAGCCGTACCGGAGGGGGCCGCGGCCCCCGGAGCGGCCGGACTGGTTATCCGGCCCATAGAGCGCGTCGAGCGCGATGACGGAGTGTACCCGGTGTCATTCTCCCTCTTTGCCATAGAGACGACCCCGCGCGGCGCGGACGCCGTCTTCACCGACGGCCGTCGCGTGGTTCTGTCGTGGCAGGAGGCGGCGCGCATTCTGGTAGCGGCCATGCGTTGCGCGTCGCGGGTGCTGCCCTCGGCGCGGGCGGCGTGGTACTTCCTGGAGCCGAACGACTACGGGCGGCTGCTGAGGGAGGGCGCGGACACCGGCGAGACGGCCGCGGCGAGGTAAGCGGCGGCCGTAGAGAGACGCTCCGCCGCGAGAGCGGCGGGGCGGGAGGCACAATGAGTCCAGACCCGGATCGCAACTACTTCGGCATCGGCATCGTCGCCGGCAAGACCCCGGAGAACCTGGGGACGCTGTGGCGCAGCGCCTACCAGTTGGGCGCGGCGTTCATCTTCACCGTGGGGACGCGCTACAAGCGGAACATCACCGACACCACCCACACGTGGCAGCGCATCCCTCTCTTCCGCTACGAGTCGGTTGAAGACCTTCGCGCCGGCCTCTACGACTGCCGCCTGGTGGCCGTCGAGATGGGCGGCGTGCCGCTGCCGCTCTACCGCCACCCGGCCCGCTGCGCGTATCTCCTGGGCGCGGAGGACAACGGTCTGTCGCGCGCGGCGCGTGAAGCGTGTGTCGAGCAGGTCGCCATCCCGGCCGCGCGGACGGCAAGCTACAACGTGGCCATGGCCGGGACGATTGTCATGTACGACCGCTGGGTGCGAGGGGTAGGACGATGAACGGCGTTCTGTGGCAGGTAGACAAGTCGGACTTCGCCCTCTCGCCCGTCGATCAGGCGCGGAAGGCCATCGCCGCCGTCGCCGCGCGACACGGCCGCCGGCCGACCTTTGTGCAGGTGCGCCCCGGCGAGTGGCCGGAGGAGATCGACGGGGCGCGGGTTATCCCCTCGCCGCGCATGAGCTACGCCACCCTGATGATGCTGGGGTGGGGGGAGGCGGCGTGAGCGAGTACGACTACCCCTATCCCGTTCCCCCGCGACGCGGCAGCGGCCCCCTGACGGCGGCCGTGGCCCTGGTCGCGGCGCTACTGGTGGCCGGGCTGGGCTGCGCCGTGGCGTGACTCATTCTGGCCCTTTAGGTGAAAGATGAGCAACCACACCCATAACCACCTCTACATCGTCGAGCGCGAAGAGACGCGCTACGACATTCGCAAGATGACGGCCGACCAACTGGAGGAGCTGGAGATGCTGCTTCAGGGGGACATTACGGCCATTCGCGACCAGTTGGCGGCGGCCACGGCGCGGCGCTGGGAGACGGGCGAGTACGCCTCGGCCGACTGGTTCCGTCGCGCCCGGACGGCGCAGAAGATCAAGGCGCGGCAACTGGAGATGGTCAAGCGCGTCCGCAAGGAGCGCCGCAGCCAGGAACGCCGCGAGAAGTACGGCACGTTCGGCAACTACTTCATGGACGCCGCCCGGCAGATGTTACCGGGCGACACGTTCAACCTGGTCATGGCCCACGCGGCCCGCTTGCAGGCGGCCGAGGTAGCCGGAGGTGAGTCGTGAGAACGGTACTGGCCGACGTCACCCCGCGCACCATCATCCTCCTGGACGACGGCCGCGTCGGGTTCTACTGCTACCGCTACGTGGCCGACGACGGCCGCGCCCTGGGCCGGGTGCTGGTGCAGGAGAAGCCCGGCCGGGTCGAGACGCGGGACGTGGACGTGCTCGCGACCGTCGATCTTATCTGGTGCGACCGCCAGGCCCAGCAGGCGCTATGGGAGCGGCTGGTGGCCGAGGCGGGCGAGACGCTGACCCGCACCGGCGACGGCTACCTTGTGCCGCCGGGCAGCGGCGTGTGGCTGGACGCCGGGCCGGTGCGGCTGCGCGTCGAGCGCGAAGTGGGCGGCGTGCGGGTGGGGGCCTACGGCTGTGGCGGGTCGAGCGCCGGAATGCCTATCCGGGCCTTCCACGTTCTGGATGGGGAGGTGTAGGGTGGCCGTCAGGAAGGCGAGGCAACGGCGGACGGTCGGCACGGACGACGTGCGCAACGCCATGCGGGTGGCGGCCGACGCGACGTGGCGGCCGACCAGTCGTTACCACGGCTCCAAGCACACACTGGGGCCGTGGATCATCAGTCACCTGCCGGCCGACCATGACACGCTCTCGGAGCCGTACTGCGGCATGGCCAACGTGCTGCTGCTGGCGGAACGCTCGCTCATCGAGGTCATCAACGACCGCGCGGGCGAGGTGACCCACTTCTTCCGCATCCTGCGCGAGTGCCCGGACGAACTCATCCGGGTCATCGACCTGACCCCGTTCGCCTGGGACGAATGGAAGCTGGCCTACCAACCGACGGACGACCCGGTCGAGCGGGCGCGTCGCTTCTACGTGCGGGCCTACATGTCCATCGCCGGGCCGACCTCCTCATCGACCAACCCCGGCTTCCGTCGCCAGAAGGTCTTCAGCCGCGGGCGCGACGGCCGCAAGACGATGACGGCCGCGGCCAAGACCTTTGCCGACACGTCCCACCTGTGGGTGGTGGCGGAGCGGCTCAAAGGCGTGACCATCGAGAACGAAGACGCCCTGGTTCACATGGGGCGCTACGACCACCCGCGGACACTGTTCTACGTCGATCCGCCCTACATGCCTGAGACGCGCGTCCGGGACGCGCGGTCGGCCTACGTTCACGAGATGACCGAGGCCGACCACGCCAAGCTACTGGACACGCTCAACCGGTTGAGCGCGATGGTGGCCCTCTCCGGCTACCGCTGCGGGCTGTACGACGAGATGCTGACCGGCTGGACGCGCTACGACAAGACGGTGCGCGTCAACGGTGATGGGAGCGCGGTCGAGTCGCTGTGGCTCAACCCGGCGGCCGAGACGGCGCTGCGCACGCCCCCGCCGCCCCCGCCGCCACTACCGGAGTTGCCGTTGTTCGCCTCTTTTTTTGGCGACCACAGTTCCAATCTGTTCCAGCCCGCCGGGCCGGATGAGGAGGAGTGATGCAAGCGCAAGCGACTCAAGTAACCGCTACTCAACTGTCGCTGTTCCCGGCCGTGGTCGAACCGGACTACCGGCGCGAGATGACCATTGCCGAACGCTTCGAGGCGTTCCACGAGGCCAACCCCCACGTGGCCCGGCTGCTGGCGGACATGGCCCTGGCCCTGCGGCGGCAAGGCCGGACGCGCTACGGCATCAAGGCGCTGGTGGAGGTCTTGCGCTACCAGTACCAGGTGCAGACGCGCGGCGACGACTTCCGCATCAACAACGACTTCACCGCCCACTACGCCCGGTTGCTCATGCGCGAGTACCCGGAGCTGGAGGGCTTTTTCGAGACGCGGGAAATCCGCGCCTCGTGACGGAGGACAGTATGAATCTCAAGGACTTGGCCGCCCTTATCCCCACGACCTGGACACGCCCGGCGGCGACGGCCGCCGAGCAGGCCGAGTTGCGCCGTCGCATCCTGCGCGGCGAGCTGCGGGCCGACACGACCGACGCTCAGGTCTCAGCCGCTCTTCTGGGTGCGCGGGCCGCGGCCCTGCGCGACCGGATGGAGCGGGGCGAACTGGATGACGCGGCCCTCGTGGCCGCCGTCCAGGAGGCCCACGCGCTGCGCTGCAAGCTGGCGGCCATAGAGGCGGGGCTATGGGCGGTCGAGACGGTCGCTGGGAGAGCAAGATGGACATGAGCGACGTACTGACCGCCGCGATGGACGACTACAACGCGCTGCTGGCGGCGGGCCATAACCCGTGGCCGGGTGATGACGAGGCGTTGAACGCGGCCGAGGCGCGGCTGAAGCGATTGAGCGAGGGAGCGCATCTGGCGGCGCTGCCCGCGCCGGGCCGCCGGGTGCAGGTCATCCTGCCCTACCTTCGGGGGCCGCTGGGCCGCTACGGTCGCGTCGAGTTCAGCTACCGGGTCAAGGACAACGGCGAAGCCTACGCGCGGGTACTACTGGAGGCCGACGGCCGCAATCCGGCGGTGCGGGAGATGATCGCCCTGCGCTGCCTGCGCGACGCGGAGGGGGATAAAGGGACATGAGCGATACGGTCAGGCTTATCCAGCAGGACTCCGGCCAGATGGAGTGGTGGACACCACAACCCATCATCGACGCGGCGCGAGCGGTGATGGGCGGCATCGACCTCGACCCGGCTTCCTCGGCCGCGGCCAATGAGCGGGTCGGCGCGACGCGGCTTTTCACCATCGCCGACGACGGCCTGACGCGGGCGTGGGGCGGGCGGGTCTGGATGAATCCGCCGTTTTACGACAACGCCCGGTTCATCCGCAAGCTGGTGGCCGAGCACGCCGCCGGCCACGTCACCGAGGCGTGCGTCATCACCTTCGCCTCGCTGGACACGGCCTGGGCGCGGATGCTGATGTGCTTCCCGCGCTGGTATCCCGAAGGGCGCATCGCCTACGTGCCCGGCTGGGAGGCGCGGACGGCCGCGCAGCCGGGTCTGCCCGGACTGACCTCGGCGGCGCCGGTCGATCTGCACGCGCTGGCCGCGGCCGATGGGTCGCCGCCCAAGGCGTCGATGGTGTCCTACCTGGGGCCGGATGACGGCCTGCCCAGGTTTGCCCGCGCCTTTCTCAACCGGCTCGGCGGGACGGTGGACGTGCCGTTCGCCACGCACTTGCAGGCGCTGGCCACGCTACGGCTGGACTGCGCCGCCGAGTTAGAGAGGCAGGCGCGATGAGAACGTGGACGACGGCCGACGGCGTGCGGCATTGGGCCGACACGACCTATCAGGCGGCGCTGGTGCCGATGGCCGGCCACGGCAAGGCCCGGCCGCGGGTGACGGTCAAGGGCACTTACATGCCATCTGAATATTTGCGTGCCCGCGACGTGCTGCGCCAGTCGTTCGGTTCGGTGACGCTGCGCCTGCCGGTGGCCATAAAGGTGACAACTACCCGGCGCATCCCGGCATCGTGGTCGAAGGCCAGGCGGGCCGCCGCGCTGTGGACACCCTGCCTGACGAAGCCCGACGCTGACAATTTGCTCGGCTGGGTCATGGACGCCCTGCTCGAAGAGGATTCGGCCGTGGCCTGGGTGGAGTGCATCAAGGTCTGGGGGCCGCGCGATCTGGTCAAGGTGGAGCTTTGGGAGATATGCGCGGACGAGGCGGCGATCTCGCCGCATGAGATGGCGTTTGAGTAGTGGGTAAGTGTGGAGGATTGCCATGTGCATCAGCTCAACGTTTCAGGCATTGAACGGACTGGTCAAGCCGGGCGGCCGTCTCGTCTACAACGGGACGACCAACCGCTACGAGCTATATCCCGACCAGCGGACGGTGGGCAAGGGGGTCTTCGCCGTTCTCTTCGACCGGGAGTACATCCGGCGCGAGGAGGGCGCGGCGGCCGTCTACGTCGTCACCGACCGGGGCCGGGCCGAGTGGGAACGCGCCCCGGAGATCGTGCGGGTGTCGGGTGTTTGCGATAACTGCGACGTCAACACGTCGGTACGGCCCAAGCGGGTCGGCATCGAGTGCCTCTACCTGTGCGATCGCTGCGTGGCGAAGCTGCTCCCCCCGTCGCCGGAACCGGCTCCGGTCGCGGCCGGGGTGGGAGGGTAGTGATGGCATCCAAGCGTCACCAGCGCCGCCGGTCGTGCGAGGGCAAGGTAGCCCACGCCACCATGCAGGACGCGGGCATCGCCGCGGCCAAACTGCGGAAGTCGTTCCTGGGCGGCACGTGGTCGGCTTACCGCTGCCAGTGGTGCGGCAAGTACCACGTCGGCCGCCAGAGCGCCCGCGACCGCCGGGCGATGCACGCCCGGCGCGCGGCGGCGGCGGAGTGAAGCGGTGTACGTGTCGCCCTGGGCGCTGGAGAGCGTCTACGCCGGTATCGTGGCCTACAAGCGGGCGCACGGCGGCCGTAGCCCGGCGCTGCGGGACGTGGCCCGCGGGCTGGGCGTCCGCTCGACCGCGGTGGCCCAGGCGTATCTGGAACAACTGGCGGTCGTCGGCCGCATCGCGCCGTCCGGCTTCGGCCACGGCCGCGAGATCGCGCTACCCGGCGAGCGGTGGCTTGCGCCGGAGGGAGGAGAACGGGTTGAGATGACGAACGACAGGGAACTGCTGACCATCAACGATGTCGCCGCCGCGGCCGGGCTGAGCCGCCAGGCGGTGGAGAAGGCCATCCGCGACGGCCGCCTGACGCCTTCGGCGCGGGTCGGCAAGCGCGTTCGTTTCGCGCGGGCTGACGTGGATGCGTGGCTGGCGCGGCGGCGCGAGGGAACCGACCGCAAGCCGCGCCGTGCCCGGCCGCAGAGCGGACAGGCCGGCGCGCTCTACGCCTGCATTGTGGCCTACAAGCGCGCGCACGGCGGCCGTAGCCCGACCCACGGCGAACTGGTGGCGCTGTCGGGACTGGGGTCGAAGACGGCGGTCAAGTACTGGCTGCTGCGGCTGGCCGAGGACGGCCGCGTCGGCCTGGAGGGGGACGGGGCGCGCGGTATTGTCCTGCCCGGCGAGCGGTGGCTTGCGCCGGGGGAGGAGTAGAGGAGCGGGGAACTCTGGAGGCGAACCATGAAACACAAGCAGAAGAAGGCGGATCAGGAAGTCAACATCTGGTCGCTGCCCAAGGGCAGCGCGGGGCAGGAGGTCAACGTCAACCCGCCCGGCGGACGGCCGCCGGAGAAACCCCACTACGCCCCCGGCACGGAGCGGCTGGGCGTAGCGGGGTTGCTGCTGCTGCTCATTGTGCTGGCGGTCTGCGCCTTTCTGGTCATCTCCGCCTGCGGGATGGCCTCGGCGCTTACGGCCGGGTCGATCTGGTAGGGAGGAGCCATGCCCATCAATGTGACTGCGATCACGCACGATGAGGAGCAGGCGACCTGGGCGGCCCTGCTGACCGGCGCGAGCGAAGATGTTGACCAGTTGCGGCGGCAGGTGACGGCGCTAACCGAGACGCTGGCCAAGATGAAACGCTATGTCGTGCAGCTACACCGCGCCGCGGAAGAAGTAGATGACGGCCAATGCCAGTGCGCGACCTGCAAGGCGTCGCGGGCGCTAAGGAGGCTGTACGCCCTGCCGGGCTTGCCCGACGCCAGCCGGGCCGATCTGGACGCGCTCAGCGCCGCCCTGGACGTTCTGATTGAAGACGGCTTTGCCGCGTGGGACAGAGCGAACGACATTGCCACGGCCCTCGGCCTGGACTGGCAAACGGCAACGCGACAGAGCATCCTCGACGCGATCAGGGAAAACCGCGACCGTGTGGCCGAACTGCAAGCGGCGGCCGAGGTACTGCCGCCTAGTGCGCCGGGCGACCGCCGCTTCCGGCCAATGGCGGAGCGACCGACGGAGAACGGCCAGGCGTGCGAGGTCATTCTTAACGCCAGTTACGTTCACAGCAACCACCCGGACGACGAGGACGCGCCGGGCTACTGGATCGGGGAGCGCCTGTCGGTCTACGACGATCTGGTTCTGGCGTGGCGTCCTAAGTCCCTGCCGGCGGTGGAGCCATGATCTTCGAGACCCTGAACGAGTCTAACGAGCGCGGCGAACTGCTGCTGGTCGAGCACGGCATGTGCCACTACCACGTGCGCCGCGACGGGCAGTTGACCATCCGGGAGATCATCGTCCAGCGCGACCACCAGGGACAGGGCGTCGGCCGCCTGCTGCTGAACCTGCTCAAGAAGAAAGCGCGGGCGGCCGGGGCGACGAGTCTCTTCGCCAAGTGCCCGGCGGAACTGCCGGCCAACGGCTGGTACGCGGCAATGGGCTTTGCGCTGGATGGTACGGAGACGACGCGCTCCGGGCGAACACTCAATCTGTGGCGGTTGCAGCTATCCGGGCCGGCGGCCGTCACGCCAACAACAGGAGAGTAATGATGTTTGGTGAAGCAAGTTACTTGGTCGAGTTCTTTTTCTGCCTGGCCCCCGGCACGCTGGCCGTTCTGGCGGCCGGCGTCTGGGTCGCGCGGCGCGTCACGAACGGCCGCCGGGCGGGCCGGGGCCGGTAGTCGGCCGCGACGAGAACGATAACGAACGGAGGATAACAGTGGAACCTTTGTCAGATGAACGAGCGGCCGAGTTGGAGCAGACGGATCGTGCGCAGTGGGCGGAGCAAGCGCCGTACATTGCCGACTTTTTCACCGCGCGCGAGTTGCGCCTCGTTCGCAACTGCGTCGAGTATCGAGACGGCGACCCGGCCGGCCTGCCGGGTCACAACCTGATGCTGCTGGTAGCGAAGCTGGCGACGAACGACGGCTGGACGCAGGGCGAGCGCCTGGACGAGCTGATCGAGATGGCCGAGCGCAATGAGGCTGAGCAAGCCGTCAGGGTAGAGGCACGCTATGGGTAGTCAGACAGTCACCATCCGTCGTGCCGACGGAACCGAGATCGTGGTAGACGCCGAGGACGCGCTCATCACCGCCGGACTGACGGCGGCCGACTACTACCTGATGCAGGCCGAGAACGAGGCGCTGCGCGGCCGGGTGGAGAAGCTGAAGGACGAGCTGGCCGAGTTGAAGCACCCGGCCGACGAGCCGGAGACAGGTGCGCCGCCGGACGAGCTATGGCTCCAGTGGTACGGCGACGACGAGGACAACTACCTGTGGCCGGACGACGTTGACCAGCCGAGCGCGACGTGGAGCCGCTACCGGGTATGGCCCCGCGACGTGCGCTACGTCCGGGCCATTGACACGGCCGCGGAGAGGGAGACAGGATAACCTCATGTTTGGTAGATCAGAGTACATCAACATCCGCGTCGCCAACATGGCCGGCACGATAACCGGCTACGTCGAGGCCACGGTCATTGAGGGGGTGGCCGGCACGCTTAACCTGTTGTGGTTCACGGCGGACGCGGCGGCCGTGGCTGTGATGACCGCCCACACGCCTGGAGAGCGTGAACGACTACATGCGACCGGCCGCTTGCCCTACTTCCAGATGATCGCCACGGAGAACCGGCCCGGCGGTTCGGAAGTCACCTTCCCCCGCGTCTCGCTGGAGGAGATCGAACTGCGGCCGATGAATAAGGCCGGGTGGTGGTGCGCCACCCGCGAGGCGCGGGCGACGATTCACCCGCCGGCCCGGCCGGACGACAACTAACAGGGGAACAGAATGACATACATCACCAGCCGCGGGCACGTCAGCGTGCCCGAAGACCTGTGGGACGAGATGATGCAGGCGGCAGAGCAGTTGTTAGAGTTGCAGGCGTACGCCGCTGCCGTGTGGTCGGGCCCGTTGATGCCGGAGCAGCAGCAGATCATGCAGTCCAACAACGAGTGGGCGGCCGTCGTTCAGCGCGCCCGCGAGTTGGACGCCCGGCACCGCGATGCTCAGTACGAGGCCGGGCGCTCGACACGAGAGCAGATCGAGCGGGGCGGGGGAGGCGGGCCTTACGAGGTCTAGGTCGCGGCGGCCGTCTCGCGTTGCGCTTCCTGTTCCAGTATCGCCAGCATATGGACCATCTTCCGCTCGCGGCCGGTGGCGTAGGACTCAAACGTCCGCATGGTGTAGCCGCCCAGCGCGGCCATCTGCGTCATCAGTTCGCGGCAGATGCGGGTGGGGTAGTCGCGGTGGACGGCGTGGTTGCCGTAGCGCTCGACAAAGGGCGCCAGCCGTTCGACCTGCCAGGCCGATCCGCTCTGGGCCTTGAAGCGCAGCCCGTCATTGACCACCACCACCATGCGCGGGGCGCGCGGACGGGTCGAGCCGAAGAACGCCTCCAGCGTCTCCCACGACGAGCCGTAGGGGTCTACGTCGAGGTAGTTGAAGGTCAGGTGACCCGCCGCCCCGGCCGCCAGGGCCATCTCCACGTCGGCTTCATACACCGCCCAGGTCGGCCGCTGCATCGCCAGCAGCACGCTCTTGTCCGGGTCGGTCTCAAAGACCGCGCCGTCTTCGACGTGGCTGTAGACGGCGGCCCACACGTCGCCCCGGCCGCCGTGGGTCTCGCAGATGACCGGCGTCTCGCCGCCCAGGGCGGCCAGGGCGGTCTGCCGGAGCATGACCTTCTGGCTCAGGGTCAGGTTGTCCATCTTGGGGGGTCTCGCGCCCATCGTCTACGCCTCCCCTTCGGCCGCGGCCGCCTGCCCCTTCTCGTGCATGTGGATGTAGTAGGAGCAGATCGCCCCCAGCGCGGCGGCGCGGTTCTTCAGCCCGGTGGCCTTCAGCGCCCGCTCGACCGTCGCCAGGTCGTCGCCGATGGCTACCGTTACCTTGACCGACGGGGCCAGGGCAAAGCCGCCGTAGACGCCTTCGCGGGCCGGAGCCGCCGCCGGGTCGCCCAGGGCGCGGCGGGCGATCTCCACCTGGTCGGCGATGGACTCCTGCAAGCGGTCGCGGGCGGCGGCCACCCGCTCGTTTTCAACCCGCATCTTCTCCAGCAGGGCGTTGAGCGCGATGGGGTTGGTTTCGGCCCACGCGCCGATGGCGTCGTGGAAGGCCAGTTCGTCATCGGCCTCCTCGTCATCGAGGTCGAGGATGACGCAGGGCCAGTACAGTTCCGGGTCGGTCGCTTTCCGCAGGTGGCCGTCGATGATGACCAGCCGCCCGCCGGCGCGGGCCGAGGGGTAGACCTTCAGCACGTCGGTGATGCCGACCGTTTCCAGGCGGCCGTCGAGGGCCTCGCGCTGGTACAGCGGGTGGATGCGCCAGTTGCCGTCATGGTCGAGCAGATCGCCGGCGCGGATCAGCCGCATCTCCACGACGCGGTTGCGAACGGATTTGGGGTTGGGTCGCGTGTCCATGCGCCTTATTGTACAGATTGGGACAAATCGCAACCACTTGCTATAATAGACGGCGTATCGTCGTCAAGTGCAGAGGGTATAGCGCGGTGAACCGGAGCGCAAGGTGAACGAGTATCAACCGTTAGACAGTGTTGAGCCGGGCGCGGGGGAAGGCGACCTCGCGGCCCAACTGGTGGCGGTGGCGCGCCAGCAGGGGGCGATGGCCGAGCGTCTGGCGGCGGCCGGTCGCAAGCTGGACGCCCAGGAAGCGCGGCTGGCGGAGTTCGAGCGCACGGCGGCGCGGCGGGTCGAGGCGCTGGCGGCCGAGAACGCCGACCTGCGCGAGACGCTGGTGCTGGCCAACAACGTCCTGCGCGAGATACGCGCCGTCTGCGCCCGTCACGGCTGGTCGGAGGCGGCCGGGCCGAGCGCCCTGACGTGGCTGGAGCACGTCCTGTCAATCGCGGCCGAGGGCTGGCCGTCGGTGAACTGATGCACGACGGAAGCTGGCACACGTGCCCGCGCTGCGGGCTGCGGGTCTACAAGTCGGCCTGGGCCGACCATGACCGCCGTTGCCTGCTGGTGGAGGCCCGCTTCGGTTCGCCGCGCCGCATGGTCGAGGTCTTCCGGGATGAGACATCCCTGACCCCGGCGGCGCTGGCGGCGCGGGTGTCGGGCGTGGGGTCGCGCTTTATCACCGATGTGCTGGTGGCCGGTGGGGTGTCGTATGCCGAGATAGACGGCCGCGCCGCGCCCCGGTACGCGCCGCGCCCGCCGCGCGCCTGCCTCTGCCGTCGCTGCGAAGTGCGCCTGGACGCCCGCGGGGTGCGGCCGTCGGCCGGGGACGAGACGCTGTGCGCCTGGTGCGCCGCCGAGATGGCCGCCGAAGCGGCCCTGGCGGAGCGGGGAGGAGCGAGGTGGAGTTGCGCGCGATAAAACATTTGTGCGATACTGCCGGCGCAGTTCCCTCCAGAGGGGCGGCCGTGTTCCTCCCTCCAATGGCCTGGACAGCAACACAGACCGGCGGCCGCCCCCTTCACCTTCCCGCCTCGCCCGCGTTTCGCCCCTCGTCGGGTCTATCTATCTATTCGCATAGACATTGTGCATTTCACACACTAACGGGGGTCTATCCCCAAGTGCAGATGAAGATCAACATAAGCTCACGCCCGTTCGGCCGCGCGCGCGGTCGCGCACACCGGCGGCGGGCAAGTGGCAGGGGGATGACATGGGAGTCGCGCAATTCATCTCGGCCGTCGCCTGGTGCAGCGTGATTGCCGCGCCCTGGGCGGCGTTGCTGTTAGGCGAGCCGTTGCGGTCGCCCTACGTGGTGGCGGCCGTCTCGACGGGGGTGCTCATCGGCACGCTGGCGGGGATGCACCATCAGGGGCAGGTCGCGGCGCTGCACCGCCACACGCTGGCGGCGGTGGAGCGGGAGTTGGCGAGGGCGGCCGAGCGGGCGCGAGAGGAGGCGACCGCCGCGCCGCGCAGCAACCGGGGGAACGGGGAGCAGGGATGATCACGACTGAGCAGGGGGCGGAGATCAGGCGGCGGGCCGAGCAGTGGGCCGCCGGTCTGGCGCTGGGCAGCGACGACGACTTCCACACGGCCGTCGAGTCGCAACTGAACCGGCTGACGCTGCCGCCCCTGGAGAAGCGTCGCCGGACGGCGCTGGCGCTGGCCGAGGTGGGGTTGACCGAGGCATCGCGCATGAACGTCTTCGGTCGCAAGGACACGGTCTCGCAGCGCATCTTCTACGGCGGCGACAAGAGCTGGTATCACGGCGAGGAGTTCCGCAGCGTGCTGGAGCACCTCATTGCCCTGTACAAGCGCTGGTCGGCGGGGGCCACGGCGCGCAAGGCGGCGGCCGACTTCAATGAGCGCGTGGACAAGTTGCGCCAGGCCGAACACGCCATCGGCGCGGGCATGTTCCAGATGGCCTTGCAGATGGTCGGCTCGCCGCTGTGGGAAGTCGAAGTCACCGACGCCGAGGGGCGCGAGGTGACGTGGAAACCGGCGCGGTGGACGCTGGCCGACCTGCCGCGCATTGCCGACGCGGCATCGAAGCTGACGCGGCTGTCGCTGGACATGGCCCCCGGCGGCCGTCACGAAGTGGCCGTGGTGGACTGGACGGAGCACCTGCCCGACGGCATCACCCCGGCCCAGGCCGAGGCGGCGATGGAGAGCTGGGCGCGGCTGCTGGCGGCTGAGGCCACGGCCGGGGATGACGAAGAGGATGACGAGTAGCCCGTGAGGCGCACCATGCCCCGATATTGTTCCGAGTGTAAGGCAGAGATACGACCGGGGGAAGCAGGGTTCCTCCACGCGGTAGACGATCCGGTGTATAGCGTGGTGTGTACGCACGCCGACCGCTCCTACTGCGTCGCCGCACTAAAGGCGAGGCTGGAGGCGGCCGAGAGCCGCGCGGTCGATGCGACGGCCTGCAACGCCCGGCTCGTGCAACAGGTGGAGCAGTTGACCGAAGACCTGGCCGCCGCCCGCGCTATCCTTGACCTGACCGAGAAGGCCGCGGCCGTTTGGGAGCCGTTGGCCGAGATCATGGCGGAGTACCACACGGCGGCGGCCGATGAGGCGGCGTTGGAGGAGTGGCGGGCCGCGCCGTTTGATTGGTCGGCGTTGCGGTGGAACCCGGCGGGAGCCGCGGCCTCGTCCACTACGTCAGGCGCCGTCTACCCCGGCTATCTGGTCGCTCCAGGCACGGTTGTTCCCCCATCCGGGGGATTGCCGGGGTTATCGACGCCCGCGCCATCATCGGCGTGGTACGTCGCCACCCTCTGCCCGCGCTGTGGGGCGAACCACCGGCACGAGGAGTGCCCCCAGGTCAAGTCCATCGAGTACCACGAGGACGGCCGCACCATCAAGCGGGTGGAGTACTTCGAGGGCAGCGGCCACCAGCCGGTTCAGCACACCGTGACCATCACGCCTACGCCACTGCCGCCAGACCTGCTCCAGAAGCTGGTGGACGGCGGTTTGCTGGGCGAGGCGGTCGGCCAGCGGCAGGGCAAGGACGGTCGCGCCGAGTAGCCGCGCGGCAAGGAAACAGGTAAGGCATGAACACCACTATGTGGAATCCCAAGAAACGGGCTGATTGGCTCAACACAACGCGCCGGAAGCGGGCACTCGGCCGCTGGCAACTGCTGACCTTCCGCGGCGACCTGTCCAGCTACGAGCAGTGCTTCTTCCTGATGGGGCGCGACGAGTACGGCGAGTTCGAGCGGCAGATCGTCGGCGTCAGCCTGTCGACGTGGCGCAACCGCGACCTGTTCGCCGATGCCAGTTTCAATATCGGCTCGGCCGACGAGGGCGACGCGCATCTCTTCGTGGCCGTGCCGCTGGCGGCTACGGTCAGCCTGTCGATATTCCCTTCCGGGCGGCTCGGCCGGTTGGTGCGGCGTCTGGCCCAAGGCGGCCGGCATGGACAGCGCTCCCTGATGTTCAGCGTGGGCGGGGGCGACCGCGTCTACATTGGCCTGTGGTTCTGGTTTATCTCTTTCTCCATCAGGGACGTACTGTTCGGCCGCCAGGTATTCGAGCCGGTAGAGACCGCCGTCCATGAAACCGTTATCCCCATGCCGGAAGGCGACTACCCGGCCAGGGTGGAGTTGAGCCGGCGGCCGTGGGCGCGACCGCGCGGCGGCCGGTCGGGCGTCGAGACGTGGGCTATGGTCGTGCTGCTCGACGGACACGGCAACCCTGCGGACAAGGGCAGTGGCATCCCCGTGCCGCCGCTGGGCGACAGCGACGACTACATCATGTACAACGACGAGATCACCATCAGGAAGTTGACCGCCGAGACGGTGGAAGAGGCCGTGGCGGCCGTGCGCGACGAGATCATGACTTCCCGGACGCGCCGCGCTACGGCGGACTGGCGGCCGGAGCCGGCCGTCGCGTAGCGGGTCGAAAAGAGGGAATCGTAGTATGCAAGTCACTTACAACGGACAGGAGATTCAAGGCGTCCCCTTCAGCGACGTGCTGGACGGTGTGGACGTGCCGGGGGCGGGTCGCGCGGCATGGAACATCTCGCGCGCCGTTATCACGCGCTTCGTGGACATCAGTGACCCGGAGGCGTTGGCCGCATTCCGCGCGGTGATGTTCCCCTACGCTCCCTCGTGGACGGCCGCCTATCTGGAGAGCCTGGTCTTGCACATCCGCAGTGTGCAGGAGGCCGGGCGCAAGCTGGGCGTGGACGAACAGCAACTCAGGTTCCATGACCAGAGCAAGTTCTCCGACGCCGAGTTCCCGGCCTACGCCGAGCACTTCCACGGCGGCAAGCCCAACCCCGATCGGTTCGCCGCCGCGTGGTTGCACCACATTCACCAAAATCCGCACCATTGGAACCACTGGCTGTTTGCCGACGGCTTCAGCCCGAAGGGCAGCAACGTGGAGGCCGGGGCGGTAGAGATGCCGCGCCGGTACGCCCTGGAGATGGTGGCCGACTGGATGGGCAGCAGCATGGCCTACACCGGGTCGTGGGACATGACCAAGTGGCTCGCGGAGAACATGGGGCGCATCCGGTTGCACTCGCGCACCGCGGCTTTCGTGCGCGACATCCTGCGGGGGCTTGGCTACCCGGAGGATGTGGTGACGCGGCCGTGGGCCCAGGGGGCTGGGTGAACACCTCCCTCTTCTTCCAGAGCGACTTCTACCGGCAGGCCGATGAGTTATCGGCCCAGCTCGCGCGCGTCGAGGCGGCATGGGCCGACCGCTTCGAGCCGCCGGCGTCGATCTTCAACCCATCGCAATCGCTGGAGTGGATGATGTTTGGTCAGGCGATTGTCGATGGGGTTTTGTCCGGGATACAGGCGACCGAGGGCGGGATCGAGTACCTGTTTCATGTCTACGACAAGTGGCATGCCCGGCCGTGGTTCAACCATCTGCCCCGACAGGCGCAGGCGATTATCCTGACGAGCCAGCGTGTGGCCGACGGCCGCCAGTCGGCAGGCTCTGCCCTCAGGCAGATGGCCTCTATGATGCTATGGGAGCTGCGCCGGTGGTGGTTTCTGCGCGGCATCGTGGAGGATGACGACGGCGACACCGACGACGCCGACGACTGGTATGAAGATTGGGATGGCGAGGACACTGACGATGATGAGTAACGAGCCGACCGCCGGCGAGTTCTATGCGCTGTTGAAAGGGCTGGGCCTGGCAGGGGGCGAGCGGCCCGACCCTTCGCCCGACCCGACGGCCGACATCTCCGGCATGGTGGGCGAGACGGTGCTCGGCGTCGAGGCTGAGGCCAACGAGTACGGCCAGGTGCAGGTTGTCTACTTCGTCACCGACCGGGCCATCTGGCGCGTGTACCACGACCAGACGTGCAGCGAGTCGGTCTATCTGGAAGAGGTGGATACTGAGTTGTCGGCGCTGGTCGGCGGCCGGGTGGTGTCGGCCGAGGAAGTCAGTAACAACAACCACAACGACCCGCGCGCGGAGTCGTCGGAGACGTGGACGTTCTACAAGCTGGCGACCGACGCCGGGGTCTATGTCACCATGCGCTGGTGGGGGTCGAGCAACGGCTACTACTCCGAAACGGTGGATGTGGAGCGCTACCCGCCGGAGTACCTTCGCACGAAGAAAGACCCTTACGAGGGCCATAACATACGGCCGCTGCTGCGGAGGCTGTGGCGGCAGTACGGAGGCAAGAGCGCATCATAACCCTGCGGGATATTACCCTCATCACCGAAGACGGCCGCGAGGTGCGACTGGCCGACACGGCCGAAGTGACTCTGGGCCACCTGAGCGACGCGCCGGCGACGACTGCTCAGGTCGAGTCGCTGGGGATAAACGGCTTCAGCGTGGGCTTCACCCTGCCGCCGAGCGCTTGGGCCTGGGCGAACTATGTGGCGAAAAGCATCATGGACGCGGCCGGGGTTGCAAACGAGGCCCGCGCCGCGGCCGAGGGGGAAGAGGAACGTGGCAATGATTAAGACTGCTCGCCCCCTTGTTCGTGAGATTACCATCCAGACCAGCGGCGGTCTGGAAGTCGGCCGCCCGTACAACGCCGAGATCGAACTCGACGGGCGGCGGTACGCCTTCGAAGCCATGCTGACCGAAGCGGGGCCGGTCGCCCGCATCGACCAGGACGACTATGACGACTACGACGAGGATGACGCGCCCGACCCGGCCCGCGCGCCCGACCCGGCCCGCGCGGCCGACGAGGCCACCGCGCCGCTGCTGCTGCGGGTCATCGACTACCTGATGGACGAGTTGCAGCGGGCCAACAAACGCGCCGACGAACTGGAAGGGCAACTGGCGGCCGAGCTGGCCGCGGCGCGGGCGCGAGAGCGCGAGCTTCAGGTCTACGGCGGGTTCCGGCCGGCCGAGGCCAGGGCCACCGTTACACCCGAATGGTCGGGCGGTGACTGGGAGCCGTGGCTGAAGGCGCTGCACACGGGAACGTGGCCGGCCATGGGACGCGAGGCGACGGCAACTGAGGAGCCGCGCCCCACGCCGGCCAAGACCGGCTTCTACACCGAAGCGTACCCCACAGACGTGACCATCACCGCGGCCGAGTGGGACAGGACGCCCGCGACCGACGAAGAGGAGTAGCCCCACGCTCAGTCTGCTGACGTGCCCGCTGGAGTGGCGGGTAAACTAATCGGCAAGGGAGAGATGAGTGAACAAGGTCACTATACAGACGGACGATTATGGGATCGGCACCGTCACGCTTAATCACATACGGCTGGATGGCGTGCAGTCAGTCGAATACCGGCACGACCAGACCGGGCGGCCGATTGTGACGCTCGCGCTCATTGCCGAGTTGTACCAGACCGACGAGGACGCCCTATTTGATGCGCAGCGTGACACGCGGGCCAGGGCTGAGGCCCAGATCGCGGAACTCAGGTCCCGACTTGCCGCGACCGAGCGGAGTGCAACCATCTTCGGGTGGGGCGCGTTCGACGACAGCGAAGAAGAGTAGATAGCGCCACGTGGCGCGACGAGGGAGACACAATGAGCGAGGAACAGATCGAGACAGTGTTGGGAGGGGTGGATAGCCCGGAGATGTCCGAGCGCCTGGCGGAGTGGCGGCGCAGCGCGGCCGCGAACCGCTTCGTCGTCAACGCCGATGCCCTGGACGCGGCCGACCATGGCCCGGCGTCGGGCTACATCCGCGTGCTGGCCGCGGCCGTGCAGCGGCTCTCCGATGAGGGTGTGGCCCTGGTCGCGGAGAACGCGCGGCTACAGAGGACCAACGAGCAACTGGCGACGCAGCTGGCGGCGCTGGGCGTGGATGTGTGGGTGGACGGCAACGCGGTCGGCGCGTCGCCGGTCAGCGCCCTGGAGGCGACCGAAGAGGCGCGACTTGATGCGGCCGCCGGTGGTAGTCGTCTGGCGGCGCTGGGCGACCCGGCCGCGTGGGGCCGCGCCGAGGCGTTCGACGCCTTCCGCGCCGAGGCGGCCGAGCGGGCGGGGGAGTTGCGCAGGGGTGAAACTCCGCCGGCCGACGGCCGCGGGCTGGGGTCGCTGGAGTCGTCCGGCTTCCTGTTGATAAGGGATAGCATCGCCGGGTTCGACGCCTTCCGCGCTGACGTGGCGCGGTGGGCCGAGACGGACAGGTTTGCCGAAGAGATGTCCGCCGCGAGAGAAGAGATTGAGCGCAAGAGCGCGGCGGCCGACGTGACCGCCCACCGCGCCGAGGTGGAACGGGCGGAAGTCCAGGCGGCCGTGGATCGCCACGTGGCGTCCTCGCCCCTCATGGCCGAGATTCGCCGCCAGATGGACGACGCGGCCCGCCGGCATGTGGACGCCTTGCTGAAGGCGATGCTGCACGGTGGCCAGCTCGTCATCACCTTCGCGCCGCTCAGGGATGGCGATGCGGAGAACGACGAATTGCCTGAAGCACGGGTGATGGTCGATGGCGTGGAGATTACAGTCGAGACGCTGGAGATGGACGGCTTCCCCGGCCCCGGCGTCCGCCTACCCCCCTTCGAGGATGGTGTTGAGGATATTCCCGACGCGGCCGAGAGCGAGATTGTTATCTGGTGGGACGAGGATGCGCAGGTGTGGTGCGCGCGGGCCCAAGGCATCTCGTCAGTCATGGCGTTCGGCGTGAGCGATAGTGACTGTAAAGCGGCGAGCGGGCTGTTTGAGGTACTGCGCCACTACGTTAAGATGCGTCAGATGTACATAGACAATGGTTATTCAGCGCGGGCACTTGACCGCGCGGCCGATCTGGTGGCGCGCGAGGACGAGTTGATGAGCACCCTGTTCCTGCGACCCGCCGCGGCCGAGTACGACTTCTCCGTGAGCCTGGGCGTCCGCGGCGACGACGCCGACACGGCGGCCGACTACCGGCCGGAGGTGGGCCAGTGACCAGGCGCAACTTCCACCCCAAGAAGGCCAAGCGCATCACCGCCGCCCAGCACGAGATGGCCAACAACGTCGCCGCGCTGGTGGCCGGGGCGGCGGGGAAGCTGCTGCGCGACCGCTACGGCTGGTCGGTCGAGGCCGCGGCCGAGTTCGTGGACGCGCTGCCGGGGATCGTGGGCGAGATGGCCGCGACCATCAACGGCGTCTTCGATGAGGCTCGCGCCCCGCGCCAGAAGGCGGGCAAGTAGCCAAGACACACTAAACAGTATCGGTAGAGGAGTAACGGCATGGACGACAATCAGCCGGCGCAGTTGACCGGCGAACAGATGGACGAGATTCTGCAAGCGGCCCTCGCCCCATGGGACGCGCGGTCATGGGCCAACCTGGAAGAGCACCACCCGGCCACGGCCGACGCCCTGGCCTACGCGGTGCGCTTCGGCGGGCTGACGGCCGAGGATGTGCGCGACTACTGCAACACGTGGGGGTATCTGCCGGAGGTCGCCAACTGGCTGCGCCAGTGCGTGCTGCACCTGGGGCGGATGCAGGCGGCCGAGGTCGAGGCCCAGGGCGACGAGACGGCCGGCGCGCTGACGTCACCTCCGCCGAGTATCCCCCCCGACGCGGAGGGCGATGCGGTGACAACGCCGGACGACCCGGCGCGGCGGCCGTCGCTGCGGCTGGTCGAGCCGGGCGGCCGCGGCGACGTGCGGCGGCTGGTGGAGCAGGGCGAGGGCGAGTAGCCGCCGTGGGCATGGAACAACTGGCGCGGCCGGACGCCTGGGGCAGCCCGGCGGCGTTCGAGGCGTTCCGCCTTCAGGCCGCCCGGCGCGCGGCCGAACTGAAGTCCACCACCGGACGGCGGGACGTACCACCCTTCGGCCGCTGGCTGAAACAAGCCTCGCCGGAGTGGCCCTGGCACTACCGCCACCTGAAGGTCATCCGGCGCTACCTGAAGCGCGTGGAGTCCGGCGAGATAACCCGCCTGATGATCTTCCTGCACCCACGCTCCTTCAAGTCCCAGATGGTCACGGTGCGCTACCCGGCCTACGCGCTGGAGCGCGACCCGTTGACGCGGGTCATCATCGGCAGCTATAACCAGTCATTGGCCGAGTCCTTCTCCCTGGAGACGCGCCGCATCGTCACCGAGCGCGGGGTGAAGCTCAACCCGGCGCGGCAACAGGTGGAAGAGTGGCTGACGGCCGCGGGCGGGGGCCTGCGGGCGGTGGGCGTGGGCAGCGGGGCAACCGGCCGCGGCTCCAACCTGCTGATCCTGGATGACGTGGTGAAGTCCTATGAGGAGGCCCGTAGCCACGCCTACCAGGAGCGGGCCTGGAACTGGTGGACGCACGACATGGTGACGCGCCTGGAGCCGCACCCGCGCGACGGCCGCCCGCCGGCGGTCATCCTCATCATGACCCGCTGGTCGGATATGGACTTGGCCGGGCGTATTCTAGCGGCCGAGGGCGGAGAGACGTGGCACGTGCTGCGAATCCCCGCCCTGGCCGAGAGCCAGGAAGAGCGCGACGACTACAACGCCGGGATTGGACGGCCGCCGGGCGAGGCCGACCCGCTGGGCCGCGCGCCGGGCGAGGCGATGAACCCGGAGCGCTTCGACGTGGCCGCCCTGGAGGCCAAGCGGGTCGAGCAGGGCATCCTGTCGTTCATGGCCCTCTACCAGCAGCGGCCGAGCGCCCCGGAGGGGGACATGTTCCGCCGCGAGTGGTTCGAGGTCGTCAGCCCGGAGGCGTTCGCCCTCGTCACCGCGCCGGGCACGGCCCGCGCGGCGGTGCGCTACTGGGACAAGGCCGGCAGCCGCTCGCCCGGCAGCGCCTACACCGTGGGCGTCCTGATGGTGCGCGTCGGCGCCGACTACTACGTCAGCCACATGGTCATGGGCAAGTGGACGGCCCCGGAGCGCGAGGCGGTCATCCGGCAGACGGCCGCGGCCGACTTCGCCGCCTGGGGGTATGACGTGGAGACGGTGGCCGAACAGGAGCCGGGTTCGGGCGGCAAGGAGTCGGCCGAGAACACCATCGCCTCGCTGTCGGGGTATCGGGTGGCGGCCGACCGGCCGACCGGCGACAAGACGCTGCGGGCCGAGCCGCTGGCGGCGCAGGCGTCGGTGGGGCGGGTGAAGCTCGTCGCCGGGCCGTGGAACCGGGACTATCTGGACATCCTGGCGGCCTTCCCCGGTGGGGCCGTCAAGGACGCCGTGGACGCCTCGTCGGGCGCGTTCGCGCGACTGGCGCGGGCCGAGCGGTCGCGGCCGAAGGCCGGGGCGGCCAGGGTCGTCACCGCCGAGGAAATCTTCGGGGAGTAGGGGAGCTATGGCGGGCGAGAAAACAGCGGTGGAGCGACAGGCGGCGGCGCTGGCCGAGGTGCGCCGGTTGCTGGCCGAGTTGGCCGCGGCCGTGGAGCTGCGCTACGGGGGCGAGGCGTCGCCGGAGGCGGCCGGAGGCGAAACCCGCGCTCTGGTCGATCTGGCCGCGCAACTGGCGGCGCTCGTGGCCGGGCCGGGGCTGAATGACGGTGGGTGACGCGCTGGACGACGAGATCGCCGGGCGTGTTGTGCCGGTCAACCACGCGCCGGCCGCGCCCCGGTCGACCACCCCCGCCGCCGGACGCGACAGGGCGACCCAGATGGCGAAGTTCGGCCGCCGCGTGGCCGCCCTGACGCCGGGGCGGTGGGAGGTCATCCTGACGGTGGACGAGAAAGGGCTTGTTGACTGGTCGTTCCGGCCACTGGGCAAGGTCGAACAGTAGACGCGACCAACGGCCGCAGGAATGACCGCAGGGAATAGGGGAGCCATGACACAGGAAGAACAGAACCGCAACGCCCTGGTGCGCGGGCTGGCCGCCATCTACCGGGCGGCCGTGCTGGACGTGCTGATGAACCGCTACCGGTGGTCGGCCGAGACGGCCGCCCGCGCCGCCGACGACATCGAGACGGCCGTCCGCGCCCGCGCCGGTCAGCCGCCCCCCTCCACCCCGGACGGCCGCGCCGCGCCCCGGTCGGCCGCCCGGTGACTGTCCGGCCGGACGGCCGCGCCTTCGCAACCAATCGCAACAAAATGAGTATTTCTACTTATTTACATCTAATAACGCAGATGTTATACTGTCTTTGTGATTGGCGGCGGGGATAACCCCAAAGCAACCGGTTAAAAACCAAATACGGAGGTAATACCCATGTCCACTACTCCATTCCAGACTGTCATTGGGATGCTGCGGCGGGCGGCGGCTTTCGACAAGCTTCCCCCTACGCAACAGGCGGCCTTGCGGGCGCAGGTGAGCCGGATGACCAAAACGGCCACCGACCCGCAGATCGCCGAAGTGTTGGCCCAGATTCGGGCGACTATCGGTGAGGCCGAACGGAAGGACACCGGCGGGATGACCGTCGATGACCTGCTTGATGAGTACCGCGCCGGGTACGCCGCCTACGACCCGCGCCGCCGGGCCGCTTTCAAGAGCCGGATGACCCGGCTGGCGAAAGCCGCCGAAGAAGACGGCGACGCGGACGCGGTGGCGACGCTGGCGACGCTGGCGGATGAAATCCGGGTCTCTGAGGAATCGGAGGCGCGGGAAGAAATCCGCAAGCTGGCCGAGGCGCTGCGGAGCGCCAACTAACTAGGGTATTACCGCCGCCAATCACAGCAGGGGCCGCCGCCGGGCGGCCCCTTTGTTGGCCCGGACGCCCTTCGAGACAGGCGACGGCCGGCGCGGCCCACCGCCGCCAGACGGCCGCCGGGCAGGGGACGCGGCCGAGGTCGGTGCGGACGGCCGCGCGTCAGACCGGTGACAGGACGCCGGGCGCGCCGGAGCGGAGCCGGACAGACCGGTGACAGACGGCCGCCGGGCAGGGGACGCGGCCGAGGTCGGCGCGGTCGGCCGCGCGGTGGGAAGAACTACCTACGGAAGCGGCCGTCGGCTGCAACCAATCTCAACGAGTATTTGACCGCGATTGGACTATTCATATAATCCGGGTCAGACAAACGAATACCACGCGGCCGGGCCACCATACCCGGTGACGCGCCAGGAACGATGGACACGCGGCGCACTCCCTACGGGGGGTGCGCCGTTTTTCGTTTTGGGGCAGGGGCAGCATGAGCAAGAAGCACACCCGATTCAGAGAAGTACAGGGCGAGGTCGCCCTGCTGGAGCAGACCGGTGAGGCGGCCGCCGGGCCGCGCCGCATCCGCGGCGTGGGAGCGGTGGCCGACACGGTCAACCAGAATAGCCGTTTGTACCCGGCCGACGTGCTCCGCGAGGCGGTCCGCATGGCGCAAGCCAAGCTCACCCGATCGCTCAGCCAGGGCAACATCCTCGGAGAAGCCGACCATCCGCCGTATGGGACGCGCGTTCTGGAAACGGTCGTCAAGTGGGAGGCCATCGCCTTCAACGAGACGACCCGCGCCGTGGAGGTGGAGGGAGCCATTATCCCCACCGACGCGGGCCGGAACGTGCTGACCCTCATGGAGGCCGGTGTCTTCCCCGGACTGTCGCTCAGAGGGTACGGCGAGAGCCAGTACGACACCGAGAAAGAGATCGAAACCGTGACGCGCCTGGAGTTGACCGGGTTTGACCTGGTCTTTGAGCCTTCCTTCGAGGAGGCCGGGATCACGGTTCTGGAGCACAAACACACGCAACCCGACAAGGGAGAGGGGAGAGAGCTAGAGATGGAACCGAAAGACGAGAAGAATGGCGTCGTTGACGCCAAGCTGGCGGCCGACCTGCAAGAGCAGAATCGCCGCCGGGAAGACGCCGAGAAGGCGCTGGCCGAGGCCAAGCGCGCCCAGGAGGCCCAGGAGGCCGAGGCCAAGCGGCTGGCCGCCGAGAAGGAGAAGCTGGCCGAGGCCAACGAGAAGCTGCAAGAGGCCGCCCGGATGCGGGCCGTGGCCGACGCCATCGCCGCCGAGACGGCCGCGCTGCCCTACGATGCGGCGCTGGTGGAGAAGGTGCGCGAGTCGGCCGAGGTCGCCGGTCTGCCCGACGCCGAGGCGGTCAAGCGGTTTGTCGCCGCCGAGCGGGCCAAGCTGGACGCGGTCATCGAAGCGGTCAAGCGCGAGACGGCCGCCGCGGCCGAGGCCAAGCGGATTGAGGACGAGAAGGTCGAGGCCGCCGCCCGCGTCGAGGGGCGCGGCGTGCGCGTCACCGGCCCGGTCATCGAGCGCGAGACCGGCCGGCCGGAGTACCTGGAGTTCTCCGAGCAGGTGCGCGAGGAGTTGGCGATCCGCCACCTGGTGGAGCGCGAGCCGAAGCGGGCCGCTTCCCCGGCCGGTGAGCTGACCGAGCGGATGCTGAAGGCGTTCGACAAGGCGTACCGGTCGCAGCTCATCGCCGAGCACAACGAGCGGCGCGCCTGGATGGAAGCGTCGGCCACGACCGACCTGAACCTGCCGTACTCGGTGTCCCGCGCGGTCATCGCCGAGGCCATGCCGCAACTGGTGGCGGCCAACATCTTCGACTTCGGCACCATCGACGGTTCGCCGACGCGGGTGTGGTTCAAGGCGTACGCGGCCGAGACGGGCGCGGCTCCGACCGTTACCGATGAGGTTGTGACCTCCGACGAAGGGGCCTGGGTAGACCTGGCCCACAACTACCTGCGCCCCGGTTCGGTCACGGTGACCAACTCGGCCGGCAACGTCACCTACACCGAGTGGTCGGACTACCGCATCGACTACCCCGGCGGCCGTATCTACACCCTGGCTTCGCCGGGCACGATCGGTGACGCCACGTCGCTGAAGGTGGACTACACCTACGACGCCATGGCCACCGGCGAGGGTGGGGCCATCCAGCGCGGCAAGACGACCCTGTCCTACCAGGACGTGGCCGTCGCCGCCCTGCGGATGAGCGTGCTGGTCAACGACGAAGCCGCCGCCCTGGGCATGAGCCAGTTCGGTTGGGACCCGATGTCGCAGGCGGTCTCCTCGCTCATCGCTGAGGTGAACGAGAAGATCGACCAGGCGGTGTTCTACCTGGCGATCAACAAGGCCATCGAGAGCGGCAACGCCGGCGGCACGTGGACGGCCGCCTCGGACAGCGAGGGCGACCTGGTCAAGAAGATGGGCATCGCCGCCACGGCCGTGCGCAACGACAACTACGCGCCGACCGCCTTCGTCATGTCCAAGACCAACGCCGACCGCCTGTCCAACTGGACGGGTCTGACCCGCGAAGGCTTCCCCGATGCGCTCCTGGGCGCGGCCGGGTTCGAGCAGATGATGGTCAAGGGCCTGCCGGTCTTCTCCTCGGTGCAGATGCCGGACAGCCACATCCTGGTGGTCAACCGCGAACTGGTGCAGCACCGCGTGCTGGCCTCGCGGCCGATGAGCCTCTTCGGCCCGTTCCAGTACCGTGACACCAACGGCAAGCTGACGGCGCAGAAGGAGTGGTACATCGAGCAGTACAGCGGCCAGTGGTCGTTTGTCGCCAACAAGGGCGGCTACGTCAAGGTCGCCTAGCGTCGCCCGGTAGGGAGTAGGGGCGGACGGCCGCGCGGCCGTCCGCCCCTTTGAGGAGAGCCACCATGAGTAACGCAGTCGTTGAACTGACCGCCCCGTTTGAGGGGCGCATCCTGCCCGGCAAGGTCGCTACGGCGGCCCTGGCCGACGCGGCCGTGACCAAGCCCAAGCTGGGCACGGGCTTCCTGAAGATGGCCCTGGTCAATGGGGCCGCCGCCGGCAACGTCACGGTGACGGGCATCGCCGTGGCCGACGCGCTCATCGGCGTCCTGCACCTGCCGGACGCGGGCGCAATCGACGCCATGACCGACCTGACCCCGGAGTTCACCATCTCGGCCGCCAACACCATCAACAACACCGGCGGCACGGCTTCGACCAACGGCAAGCTGCTGGTCTTCTACCAGGATCGTGCCTAACCCACGGCTACCCGCTTACGGAGAGAGACACAGATGAGTATGGAACGCACGTCCTTTACCCGCCCGATTACCGCCCCCGGTTACACCCGCGTGGCCGTTGTGCCGGGCGGCCCGGCCGGGCCTGTCCCCGCCCCTGACGTCAGACTGACCGAGGCCCTGGTGGGCGTCATCTACTACCCCGGCGCGGGCACGGCCGTGACCGACGTGGTCAACCTGACGGGACAGTTCACCATCGCGGCCGACGGGATCATCAGCAACAACGGCGGCACAGACACCTCGGCCGGCAAGCTGCTGCTGGTGGTTCAGGATCGCGCCTGACGGAGAACGCCGATGCTCGTCACGGCCATTAACCGCACCGATGACATGATCCTCATCGGCCCGAAGTACCTCCTGCCGGGCGAGGGTCGGCCCGTCACCCTGCAAGACTACCTCCAGGCCCGCGCCCGGCACGGGGCGGGTCTGGAGTCGCCCGACGCCCCACCGGCGGCCGTGGTACTCATTGAGGCCGACGCGCCCGACGAGGGGGACGAGGAGCCGGACGAGTACTCCCTCGACGTGCTGGACGGCGACGCCGACGCCCGCGCGCTGGAGGCGCTGTCGCGGGCTGAGCTGGTTGAGATGGCGCGGACGCTGGGCCTCGTGCCCGGCCGCCGCACGAAGCGGGAGCTGATCGAGGCCATCCATGAGTACGCTGACTGACCTGACGGCCCGCCTGACGGCCGCGCAGCCCCCGGTGGGCGGCAAGCCGACCACGGCCCAGTACCAGCAGGCGGTGCGTGAGGCGGTGGGCGACTTCGGCTACCGCGTGCCGCGCGTGCTCTACGCCACGCTGGCGGTTGTAGTCGGGACGGCCGCCTATGCCCTGCCGCCCGGCTTCCAGCGTCTCATTGAACTGGAGTCGCCGGCGGCCGGCGCGGTGCGCAACAGCGACGGCTTCCTGACCGTCTATGACGCCTCGGTCTCGCCGGTCGAGCGACACGCGATCAGCGGCAACCAGATCACCTTCTACCCCACGCCGGGCTACTCCGCGGCGCGGGGTATCTGGTACGCCGCCGGGTATCCCTACGAGAGCCTCAGCGACACCTTTGCCGGTCTGACGGCTCAGACCGAGGAAGTGGTCATGCTGCGCGCCCAGGCCAACGCCCTGCGCCTGCTGGCGAGCGTGACGGCCGCCGGGCGGGGCTTTAACTACCAGATCGGGGACGTGAGCGTGCAGCGCCTGGTGACGCAGCCCCACGCCCAACTGGCGGGCGAGATGGACGCCGCTTACGCCGACGCCTGCCGGTCGCTGGTGGGCTTCATCGGCGCGCGCGGCGCGGGCGCGGGGGGAGGGGAGTACCGGTGAACCCCGACGATCTGACGGCCATCGCCGCCGACGTGCAGGCCATCATTGCCGAGAGGCCGCTCGTTGCCGCCTTCCGGCGCGGGGCGCTGACCCTCGCGCCGCAGACGGTGCGCGTGATCGCCGCCCGCGGCGGCGCGACGCGGCGGGGCGAGACGACGGCCGCGGCGCTCTGGCCGCTCATTCTGCTGGGGCCGGTCGATCTGGACGTGGAGATCGGCGACCGGTTCAACGACTACAACGGGGCGGTGGTGGAGGTCAAGACCATCCACGGCGACCGCCGCGCCTTTACCCAGGCGGGGGCCGATCTGGCCCAGTAGACCCACCTGCGGGCCTACAGGACAAAGGGAGCTATGGGAATCCTGGATCGCATCCGGCGCAGTCTGACAACGCCCTCCGTCCCGCACAACACGTCGCGGGAGATTGCGCGTCCGGCGCGGACGGCCGACCTGGTGGCCCGCTTCTCGGCCGAGAACGGGCGGCACGACACGGTGCGCCGGGCGCGGGAGATGTACGACCGCGACCCCCGCATCCAGGGCATCATTCGCACGCTGGCCCGCGACGCGACCAAGAACGGCTTTACCCTGACCGTCACCGGCGGCCCGCGGGCGGACGAGGCGCAGGCGGTGGTCGATACGCTCCTGTCCCGGTTGCGGCTCAAGCGCCTCCTGGATGACTGGCTGCGCCAGGCCCAGCGCGACGGCGATGACTTCCTGGAGTTGGGCGTCTCGGCCGCGCGGGAGATTGTCGAGGTCACGCGCAAACCGACCCTCCAGATGGTGCGGCTCTCGGACGAGTTCGACCGCTTTCCCGACCCGGAGCGGGCTTTCGCCTGGACAGACCAGACGGCCGTCGCCGCGGCATCGCTCGGCCCGGACGCGGTCTACTTCCCGGAGTTCCTCATCATCCACGCCCGCTGGCTCCACGATTCGGAGCAGCGCTACGGCCGCCCGGAGTTCGCCGCGGCCACCGGCGTGTGGAAGCGGGTCAACGAGGGGGAGATCGACGTAGCCATCCGCCGCAAGGCCCACGCCGGGGTGCGCCTGGTGCATAAGCTGGTCGGCGCGACGGAAGCCGACATCGCCGCCTACAAGGCCGAGAACCAGGCGGCGCTGGACAAGCCCTTCCCGGCCAAGGCCGACTACTTCATCAACTTCGAGGGCGGCATTGACGAGCTTCAGGGGGATGGGAAGCTGGACGCCATCGGCGACATCCGCCACCACATCCAGACGATGACCGCCGCCTCGCCCGTGCCGCTGGAGTTGCTGGCCTACGGCGAGAACCTGAACCGGGACGTGCTGCAAGAGAAGAAGGCCCAGTACGACGAGGGCATCGCCGCGGCCCAGGCGTGGCTGGCCGACCAGATCATCGAACCGCTGGTCGAGCGGGCCTGGCTCCTGGCGGGCATCCTGCCGGAGAACGTCGAGTACACCATCGGCTGGCCGTCCAAGCGCGTCCTCACCCCCCAGGACATTCAGGCCCTGGCCGGCGCGGTGGGCGCGATGCGCGCCGGCGGCTGGTCGGACGCGGCCGTCTGGGCGCTCATCGAGCCGTACCTGCCGGACGATCTGACCCTGGAAGACCTGTTCTCCGGCCCGCCGGTCGCCGTGGCCCCGGCGGCCGTCGCCCCGGATGACGAGGGCGCCGAAGACGAGGATGAGGACGCATCCGCGTCCTCGTCCGACGGCATGGACGAGGCCACCGTGCCGGCGCGGCTGTACGCCGAGACGGTCGGCGCGGTCAACCGGCTCATCGGCCGCCTGGAAATGGCCGTGGAGGACGACGATGACGGCGCTTAGCCTGCCGCTGGCCGACCGGTCGCAGACCCGGCCGCGCCGCGTCGAGCGGGTGCGCCGGGCGCTGCGCCTCTTTGTGCGCGAGGCGACGGCCGCGCGCCGCGAGGCGGTCACGGGCGACCTGGAGCGCCGGACGGCGCGGCGCGTGGCCACGTGGTTCGTCTTTCAGGGCGAGGTCGCGGTGCGCGTGCTGGGCCAGGCGATGGCCGACCGGATGGATCGCGCCGCGCGCGAGAGCCGCGCCGGCCGCCGGCTGACCGAGGACATCTCCTGGGAGGAGTGGGACTACCTGCTCAACGGCGTGTTCATGGGCAACCACCCCGGCGGCCTGTTGGCCCTGCGCGACATCATCACCGACGGCCGCACCACCGCCTACGCCGCCGGGGCCGAAGCGGCCCTGGCCGGAACGGGACTGGGCCTGCGCTTCGCCGTGGGGTCGGCCGAGGCCGTGGCCCACGCCCGCGCCGTAGCCGCGGCGCAGGTCACGCGCATCAACGACACGACGCGCGACCAGTTGCGCACGCTCATCACGAGCGCGGTCGAGAACGGCTGGTCGTGGAACCGCACGGCCGAGGCCATCACCGAAAAGTTCAAGAGCTTCGCCGGCGCGCCCCTTTTCCCGTCCCAGACCTACCGCAGCCGGGCGGAGATGGTCGCCGCTTACGAGATTAACGACGCCTATGAGGCGGGCGGCGAGGCCCAGGCGCGGGCGCTTGAGGCCGAGGGCGTGGCGATGGAGAAGTCGTGGCTCGACGCCGGGGACGCGCGGGTGCGCGACGCCCACCGGGCCAACGCCGCCGCCGGCTGGCTGCCGCTGGACACGCCCTTTCCCGACGGGTCGATGCGCTCACCCACCGACGCCGGTTGCCGCTGCGCCGTCGCCTACCGCCCGCGCGAGGACGCGGCCGGTGTGGGCGAGCCGGCGGACGGCGCGGCCGTGGCCCTGGCCCCCATTAACTCGCTGTCGATGCGGCCGGAGTACGTCGGCCGCGGCGTGGCCGAGTCGGTCTTCCAGTCGGAGGCGTCGGAGCGCGCCCGCCGGCGGGCGATGAAGCTGTCCGTGCGCTGGGAGCGCTACAGCCGTCTGAGCGACGCGGTGCTCGACCTGGACTTGCAGATCGCGCTGGCCGTTGAGGGCAACCAGCCGGACGAGCTGATCACGGCGCTGGAGAAGCGGCTGAAGCGAACGGCGATCCTGCGCCGCCGGGCGTATAACCACTACCACGCCGGGGCGCGGGCGGCGCTGGCCCTGCCGGAGTCGCGCCGGTCGTCATTCGCCGCCGCCGTGACCCTGACCGGCGGCCAGCGGACGGCCGTGCGCGAGGTGCTGGACGAGGTGCGGCAGTTCGTGTCCAGCGCAACGCTCGACGACGCGGTGCGCGTGCGGGTCGCCCGGACGCTGGACAGCAACCGCAGCTACGCCTACGGCAACGACATCTTCCTGTCCGGCAACCCGGCCGAGCACCTGGGGTCGGTCGTCTTTCACGAGATGGGCCACGTCATCGAGAACGACAGCGAGATGGTCTCGGAACTGGCCTGGGCCTTCCACGCCCGCCGCACGCGCGGCGAAGCGCCGGTGGGGCTTAACCAACTGGCCGAGTACCCCTCCTACGACGCGGCCGAGTTGACCTGGCGGGATGAGTTCATCGACCCCTACATGGGCAAGGTCTACAGCTACGGCGCGACGGAGATCGTCTCCACCGGCCTCCAGTACATGCGCCACAGCCCCGAAGACCTGGCCGCGCGCGACCCGGACTACTTCCACTTCATGTACCACCTGCTGCGCGGCGACCTGGAGTACCTGGCCGGGAGGATGCTCCAATGAGCGCCGTCATCTACGTGGGCAACCGCCGGGCTACCGTCTCCGATGGCGTCTGGTCGATGGACGGCGACGACGCGGCGGCCGTGGCCTGGACGCGGCTGCTCAACGACATGACCCCTCAGTCGGGCGTTTCGCCCACGGTCGGGCGGCCGGACGTGTGGCTGGCCCGCCGGGCGGTGGCCTGGCTGACGCGCGCGGGCGAACGGTCGGCGCTGGCCGAGATGAGCGCCGAGCCGTACGTGCCGGGGAGGGTGTACTGATGGCCGGTGAAGTGAGCTTTACCTGGGACAAAAGCCCGGCCGACCTGGCCGCGGCCGTGGAGCGCTTCAGCCACCTGACGGGCACGCGCATCCAGACGGCGGCGCGGGCCGAGGCGGCGGCCTCGGCGGCCGACATGAAGCGCGACCGCCCGTGGCGCGACATCTCCGGTAACGCCCGCAGCGGTCTGCGCGGCGAGGTGCGGCTCGACGGCTGGCGGCTGACGCTGTTCCTCATCCACTCGGCCGAGTACGGCAAGGATTTGGAGCTGGCCCGCGCCGGGCGCTACGCGGTCATCGTGCCCACGCTGCACGGCAAGACCATCCCGCGCCTTCAGCGGCGGCTCAAGGGGGTGGCGAACCGATGACGCCGACGGCCGCGGTTCACGCGATTCTCGCCGCCGACGCCACGCTGGCGGCGCTGCTGCCGGGTGGGGTGTGGACGGGTATCCCGGAGATTACCCGGCAACTCGCGCCGGGGGCGTTCGACGCCAACAGCGAACTCCTGGCCTGCGCCCTGGTCAATTCGGGCGGCGAGCGCGACGCCGGGCCGCGGCGCATCGCCGGGGCGCAACTGGTGGCCGTGTGGGTCTACGACCGCGCCAGCGACGCGCGGGTCGAGGAGGCGCTGGCCCGCGTCCACGAGGTGCTGCACCGGCGGCCGTTGGGCGGCGGGATGTGGGAGGCGGCGCGGTTTGGGGCCACCTGGGGCTGGCGCGAAGAGGCGCTCTCGGCGCGCGGCGGGGTGGCCCGCTACGAGGTGCATATCTACCGGGGGTAGCGATTTGCCCGGTGTGGTTGAGATTCGTCCCTACAGACAAGGGAAGGGGAGTTGAGAGATGGCACGACAGACAAAGACGGTTGAGCGAACGGCCACGACCGGGCTGGTGGCGACCTACGCCGCGGCGCACGCCGACGGCCACGCCGCGACCTGGCACCGGGACATGGTCTACCACGTGAAGCAGGGGGTGGGGGCGCGGGTGGCGACTATCGCCGTGGGCAAGACGTTCGAGGGGCGGGCCATTACCGCCCTGACGGTCAACATCGCCCAGAACACGGAGGTGTTCATCGGCCCGTTCCACCCCGACTACGTGCAGGCCGACGGCACGGTGTGGATCAACTTCGACGCCGTGACCAACACGACGCTGGCGGCGCTGCGCACGGGGGTGGTGTGATGGCCGAGACGATTCGGATCGCCATGCAGCCCGGCCCGTACCGGCGGACGCTGGGCGAGTACGTGTGGGAAGCGCCGGGGTTCACCGCCGACGTGGACATCGCCACGGCGGCCGAACTCCTGACCTACCCCGGCGGCGGTTACTGGCTGGGGGCGCGGCCGACGGCGGCGGCGCTGAAGGCGCTGGGCGAGGCGATGGGGCTTGACCCCAAGAACATCGTCCTGCCGGCCGACGCGCCGGCGGCCGAGCGCACGGTGGCGCACGTGACCGGCGGTAAGTGGGCCATGCAGCTATCGGAGCACGGCATCCGGCGACCGGAGCAACTGGCGGCGCTGGACGAGGGCGGCATGGAGCAACTGGCAACGGCGTCGGGCGCGAGCCTGGACGAAGTGCGGGCCTGGGTAAAGCAGGCCAGAGCGTAAAGCAGGCCGAAGAAGGCCAACGGGGCGGCGCGCCCCAAGGGGAGAGAGCAAGAGATGGCAAACAAGACCTATGGCAAATACACCCGCGGCCTGCGTGACATCAAGATCACCAACGCCGCGGGCACAGTCCAGGAAGACCTGGACGCGGCGATCACGTTCACCTTCAAGCCGACCGTCTCCACGGCCGTGCTGCGCGGCGATGACGTGGAGAAGGTGCGCTACACCTCGGTGTCCGGCGGCGAAGGCACGCTGTCGGCCGGCGGTTACTCGTCGGCCGCCCTGGCGATCATGCTGGGCGTGACCCTGGCGGTGGCCGGTTCCTCGCCCAACGAGACGACCACGCTGGACATCCCGGAAGGGCTGGTGTTCCCGACCTTCAAGATTTACGGCATCGCCCGCGACAAGGACGGCGGGGCGACGCAGGTGCTCCTGGGCAACTGCACCCTGACCGAAGCGCCGGAAATCTCCTTCCAGGACGAGGAGTTCCACGTGACCAACGTCTCGGTCGGCGTGGCCGCTGATTCCAACGGCCGCATCGTCCGCATCATCCAGCAGGAGACGGCCGCGGCGCTGCCGACGAGCTAATCCGGTGAGCCGGGGAGGGGGGCGGCCCTCTCCCCGGCTCGGCGCAAGGAGACCACATGAGCAAGCGAGACATCCAGTACCTGTCGCGGTGGAAGATGCGGTCGGCTCCGCGCGAGCTGGTGCTGAGCGACGGCTACCCGGCGGCCGTGCGCCCGGCGCAACTGACCAACCTGATGCTCAACGGGACGATCCCGCTGACCCTGATGGGCCGGCTGAAGGACATCGAGCCGGGCGAGGACGGGGAGTTCAGCCCGGCCGACATGGCCGAGATGCTGCCGCTCATCGACGCGGTGGTGCTGGCGGTGCTCATCGACCCGCCCGTCAGCCGCGAGGGGGACGACGATCACATCGCCATCGACGACATCCCGTTCATCGACAAGATGACCATCTTCCAGGAGGTGAACCGGCCGGCCGCGGCGCTGGAGCCTTTTCGCCCGGAACCGGACGGAGATGCGGATGCTCTACCTGCTGGCTAAGACCTTCGGCGGGCGGCCGTCGGCCTACGTGGGCGTGGGCGACCAGTGGGCCGCCTACCAGTTCGACATGGCCGTGATGTTCGCCGGGCTGGACCCGGACGACAGCGGCGACGCGCCGGAGGGTGGGGATGAGCCGGTGAGCTACGACTGGAGCGATTTGGCGGAGTAGGCACGGGGAACAGGGGCCACAGTCAATGAACTCGATTTTACTCGGCAGCGCGCACGCGAAGATCGATCTCGACACGTCGGGACTCCGCCGGGGCGTCTCCGAAGCCCAGAAGGCGCTGCACACGCTCCAGAACGGGGCCAAGCTGGCCTTCGCCGGGCTGGGCCTCGGCGCGGCGGCCGGGTTCGGGCTGGCGGTCAAGTCGGCTATCGACATGAACGCCACGCTGGAGACGACCCAGCTCCAGTTCGAGACGCTGATGGGATCGGCCGACGAGGCGCAGAAGCACGTCGCCGGTCTCTTCGAGTTCGCGAAACGCACCCCCTTTGAAACAGGCCCCATCATCCAGGCATCCCGCCAGATGCGCGTCTTCGGCGGCGACGCGCTGGACACCGAAGCGAACCTGACGCGCATTGGGGACACGGCCGCGGCCATCGGCGCGCCGATCGAGGACATCTCCTTCTGGATCGGCCGGGCGTATGCGGCCATCCAGGGCGGGCAGCCGTTCGGCGAGGCGGCCCAGAACCTCATGCAACTGGGCGCGGTGTCCCCGGCGGTCATCAACGAGATGAACCGGCTGCGCGAGGCGGGGGCGTCGGCCGACGAGATTTTCGCCGTTCTGCAAGGGCACATGGACGGCTTCTCCGGGGCGATGGCCAAGCAGGCCACCACCTGGTCGGGCCTGATGTCCACCATCTCCGATTCGGCCAAGATGGCCCTGGGGTCGGCGCTGCGGCCGTTCTTCGAGGGGGCCAAGAGCGGGCTGGAAGAGATCGTCGCCATTCTCGACAGCCCGGAGACGCAGGAGGGCATCGCCAACTTCGCCCGCCAGTTGGGCGACGCGATGGCCGTCATCGTCCCCCTGGCCGTTGAGCACGGGCCGCTGCTGGTCAAGGTCATGGGCGGGCTGCTGGCGGCCCTGACCGCCCTGTCGGTCGTGACCAAGGTCGTCGCCGGGTTCACCGCGCTCAAGGCGGTGGTGTCGGGCGTGGCGGCCTTCTTCGGCCTGACGGCCACGGCCGGGACGGCCGCCGCCGCGGGCACGGCCGCCGCCGGAGCCGCGGCCACCGGGGCCACGGCCGCCGTGGGCGGTCTGAGCGGCGTACTGGCGGCCCTGACCGGCCCCATCGGGCTGGTCATCGCCGCCGTGGGCCTGCTGGCCGTGGCCTGGGCGCGCGACTGGGGTGGGATTCGGGCCAGGACGGCCGAGGCCGTAGCGAAGGTGCGCGAGGTCATCGGGCAGGGGCTGGCCTTCATCCGCAGGCTGTGGGACGAGCATGGCGCGGGCATCATGCGCTCGGCGCGCCTCATCTGGGACGCCGTCACCCTCTACCTCCGCACCGCCCTGGAGAACATCAAGTCGGTGTTCAAGATTTTCGCCGCCATCTTCCGGGGGGATTGGGAGGAGGTCGGCCGCCAGTTGCGCCAGATTTGGGAGCGCACCTGGGACATGCTGGTCAAGGTCTTCTCCAATCTGTGGGAGGCCATTCGCCCGGCGCTGGCGTCACTGGCGGCCAAGATCATCACCTGGTGGCTCAACATCGACTGGGGCGACCTGGGGCGCAAGGCGGCGCGGGGCATTGCCGAAGGGCTGGCTACCAGGGACTTCGAGCGCGGCTGGGGCGCGTATGAGTCCGGGCAACGCTTCCGCGAGCAGTTCCTGAAGGGCTGGAGCGAGGAAGGCGCGCTCATCGAGGCCGAGGACATGGTCTCGCCGGAGGCGGTGCGCGAGGCGGAGAAGCTCGCCGCCGACGCGGCCAAGCGCGTTGCGCGGGAAGCCGCCTCGGCCGATAAGGCCATGCTGGCCTACGCCGAGAGCTATAACGAAGTGACCCGTTCGGCGGGGTTGACCGTGACCCAACTGGCCCGCGTTCGCTCACAGATAGGCCAGACCGGCGACGGCATGAAGCTGGCGGCCGACCGTTCGGACAAGTTCGCCGCCGGCATCGACGCGCTGACGGCCGCCACGTCGCGCAACAAGGCGGCGCTGGATGAGGCCAAGGCCGCGGCCGAGCAGTACGCCGCCGCCTTCGGCGCGGTGCAGGCCGACTACGTGACCGAGTTGCCCCAGGCCGACGCGCCGCTGGTCTCCCCGGAGCGCACCGTCACGGTGACGACCCAGGTATCGGGGCCGACCGAGGAGCAGCGGGCGCTGGCCGAGCGGTACACGGAGGAGATCAAGAAGCTCCAGACCACCTACGACGAACTGGTGTCCGGCATCGGCACCTACGGGATGGAGCAGGACAAGCTCACCGAGAAGATAACCAATACCGCCTACGAGATTGCCCACTACGAAGGCTTGCTGGCCGGGATTCCGCCGACGGTCGAGAACGTCTCGACGGCCGAGCAGGGGCTGGCGGTCAACGTGGACGCGGTGCGCCAGGGTCTCTACGACCAACTGGTGCAGATGGGGGCTGCGCCGGAGGTCATCACCGCCTACGCCACGGCCACGGGCATCATGACCGAGGCCCAGGCCGAGGCCGCGCTTCAGGCCGCGGCGGTCAAGCGCAAGATCGAAGAGCTGGCCACCCTCATGGCCTCGACCGACCCCAAGGTCAACATCTCGGTCGATGAGGCCATGGCCGAACTGGACAGGTTCATCGCCAAGATCGAGGGGGACGGCGGCGTGCTGCCCACGGCCGAGACGATGGCCGCCGAAGTGCCGCTGGCCATGGCTCCCATGTCGGAAGAGATGGCGACCCAGGCCACGGCCGCCGGCGAGGCCGTGCCCGACAACATCGCCGCCGGCATCAGCGGCGGCATGGACACCGTCACCACGGCGGCCACGGACGTGGGCCAGGCCGTGCCGGCCGGAGTGGAGACGGGCATCCGCGAGCACACCGAACTGGTGACGGCGGCGGCCGAGGAGATGGTGCAGGGCGGCCTCATCGACCCGGTGAAAGAGGCGCTGCGAATCGAGTCCCCCTCCGGCGTCTTCCAGGACATTGCCGCCAACGTCATGGAAGGGCTGGCGGTCGGCATCGAGGACGGCGAGGATGGCGTCACGTCCCAGATGGAGCGCGTCACCGAAGCGGTGGTCGCCGCCTGGGACGACACCATCCGCAACATGGAGATCGTCGGCGAGTCGATGATGGACGGCGTCATCATCGGCGTCGAGCGCCGCCGGGGGGAACTGGCGGCCAAGATGAAGGAGATCGCCGACGACACCTTCAACCAGACGATGGACGCCATCATGGCCGAGTCCCCGTCCCGCCTGTTTATGCAGGTCGGCGACGCCATCGTCAGCGGTATCGCCGTCGGCGTCGAGCGGGAGCGGGCGGCGCTGCGCCAGCAGTTGGCGAACCTGGGCGACGACATGGTTGAGCAGCGCGACCGCATCCTGCGCGACCTGGCCGATCTGGAGCAGTTGGGGATGCTGCGCGGGCTGACGGCCGCCGGGGGTGGGTTGCTGGGGATTGGCGACAACGTCTTCGGCCTTCAGGCCGACGCGCTGGCCGAGAGCATCGAGGGCACGACCGACCGGCTGGGCGAGACGATGGATCGCCTGCGCCAGACGTTCGGCGACATTGTGGTCGATAACCTGCTGGAGATGACCCCGGAGAGCCGGGCCTACTTCATCCGCACGCTGCAAGGGTCGTCGGCCTACGCCAACAACGTGGAGATCAAGCGCGATCTGGACGAGGCCATCCGGCTGGCCGACGAGCGCAACCGGCTGGAGCAGGAGTATATCCGGCAGCAGGAGGAGCTGGCGGCGATAGAGGAGCAGCGGTCGCGGCTGGACTTCCTCCAGACGCAGGTAGACCTCCTGAACCTCATCCGCGAGAACAACCTCGGCCGCGACGTGCTGGACGGGCTGACCCTGGGGCTGGACGCCTCCATGACCGACATTCTGGCGGCCATGACCGAGGCCACGCGGCAGCTGGTGGAGCGGGCCAACGAGGAGTTGCAGATCGCCTCGCCGTCGGCCGTCTTCCGTGACATCGGGCAGCAGGTCATGGCCGGGCTGGCCGCCGGGCTGGGCGAGACGCGCGACGTGCAGCGCCGGATGCGCCAGGCGGTGGGCGAGATGCGGCGCATTGGGCTGGCCGACACGCGGGCGATGCAGGGCCGCCTCCAGAGCGGACTGAACCGGACGGTGCAGGTGGAGATGGCCGGCCTGAACCCGGCCCAGACGGTCAACATCTACGGCGGCTACAACGTGGCCCTGGAAGGGCGGCCGTCGGCCGACCCGCTGCGCGATCTGTACTTCGAGGGGCTGCGCCACCAGAGGGGATAGGGAATGTCGCATACGACCAACGTCATCAGCATCGGGGAGATCAACGTGCAGCCGGGCAGCGGCTACTTTGCCACCCTGGACATGTCGTTCCTGCAACCGGAATCGACCGTCTCGCGGGTGTCGCGCGACACCGACGCGCCCATCGTCACCAACGTCGCCCTGGGCCTGCACGTCTACTACCTGAATGCGCTGGTCTTGGACGAGGGCGCCACGGCCGACGAGATCGACGCCCGCCGTCGGGCGCTCCTGCGGCAGTTCGACCCGACGCGCGGGCCGCTGACGGTGGTGGTCGAGAACGCCACCGGCACGCCGCGACGGCGCTTTATGCAGTTCGTGCCGCGCAAGGCCGACCAGAGCGAGGGGCAGGGGGGCAAGGGGTTCCTGGTGGCGCTGGAGGCCACCGACGAGGTGCGCTGGCGCTCGACCACGCTGGAGGAAGTCACCTGGACGCTGGACGAGTCGGGGGCCACGTCGCTGACCGTGGCCGGCGACCTGGACGCTTACCCCACCTATACCCTGACGCCCAACACGTCCAAGACCGCGCCCAACTGGCCCTACCGGCGGCTCATCCTGGTGCAGTGGCGCTCGCCGCTGGGCGGCCGCCACCCCATCGACGTGACCGGCGGCGGGGTATCGACGGCCGCGCTGCTGTCGGCGGGGAAGATAACCGACGGGTCGAACATGGCCGTGATGATGAACGGCACGATTCGCCGCCACTGGTATCCCGACACGGTCTTGAGTCCGGGGGACGCCTTCGGCACGGCGCAGACCAAGATATGGATCGACATGGAGTTCCAGCCGGCCATCTACCCGCGCCTGTCGCGCTACGCCAGCGCGTCGGCCACGACCTGGCAGGTGGAGGACGACTACGGGCTACCCCAGGCCGGAACGCTCAAGGTCGATAACGAGTACGTGACCTACACCAGCCGCGCGCCGGGCTTCCTCTACGGGGTGGCGCGGGGGCGGTTCGGCACGACGGCCGCGGCCCACGACGCCGGGGCCGACATCATCCACTACCAGGGCGTGGGCTGGCTCTTGTACGGGCCGACGGCGCAAGTGCCGGAGAGCATGAAGAACACCGCCTATCGCACGGCGCAAGCGCCGGTATTCGTGGCCTACGGCGGCGGCAGCAGCAACACCATTTGGAACTACCAGGGCTTCAGTCAGCCGCCGCGTTCGGGCGGCTGGAGCTTCTCCTCATTCATCAACAACATCGGCTTCGTCAAGGAGTCGGACGCGACCACCGGGGCGTATGACGCCTCGTGGGCCTACCCGTGGACAGCGCTGGGCCTCCGTGCCGGGTGGACATCGCTCAGCGTCTTCTCGCTACGGACGGCCGTACCGCTTAAGTCAATGCGGGCGCAACTACGGCAGATGATGCGGACATCGCCCACGAGCGCGCCCAACGTGCCGGTCTTGTGGGCCTGGAGCGAAGACCTGAAATCGGGACGGCCGCTGTGGACGGGGGCGGGGCTGCCCTGGACGGGTGTCAACCAGTTCTTTGATATTGAGTCGCCGGAGGTGGACGTGTTCGATCCCGAATTCGACACGCCCTACAACCGCATCCGCTGGTCGGTCGCTCAGGCCAGCTACATGCAGGTGGACATCCGCCAGGCGTGGATTCGCTTTGACGACCGCATGACCCCGGCGGTGAGCCTCAGCATCGAGGACACCGAGTACGACCTGAACCTGACCATCGAGAACGCCACCACGGGCGAAAGCCTGACGGTGCAGTACCCCAACATGGCCCCCGGCGAGAGCCTGGTCATCGACTCGCAATGGCAGACGGTGACGTACTCGGCCGACGGCTCCAACCAGTATCAGGCGGTGCAGCGCGACGCGCCGCGGCCGAAGTTCCTCCGGCTCGCGCCGGGGGTCAACGAGTTCCAGATTACCGAGACGGGCATGGGCGAGATGGAGATCAAGGTGAGCTACCGGCCGCGCTGGTACGCCTAAAGGAGCGCTATGGCAACGTTTACCGCAACGGTGGCCGCCTCGGCCGACGACGCCCAGGAATCCGACCACGTCAACACCACGAACGGCACGACGCTGAACGCCAACTTCGCGCACCAGATCATCGGGCTGCGCTTCACCGGCGCGACCGTCCCGCCCGGTTCGACCATCAACAGCAGCAAGCTGACGCTCAACCTGCCCAACGCCACGTGGGACGACCCGGACGTGACGATTCGCGGCGCGGGCGAGGCCAACCCGGCCGCGTTCACGACCGACACCGACCACCTGACCAACCGCCTGAAGACGAGCGCGGCCGTGACGTGGACGGCGACGGCCATCGGCACGGGAGCGCGGGACACGCCGGAACTCAAGACCCTGGTCGAAGAGATGACCGCCATTCCCGGCTGGGCGTCGGGCAACGCGATGGCCTTTTACATCACCGGATCGGCCGCCAGCCTGCTACGCATCTACGGCTATGACAACGGTAGCGGCGCGGCGCAACTGACCATCGACTACACCCCGCCGGCCGGCGCGGCCGGTTCCAAAGTCCGGCGCACCCGGCTCTCAACGAAAGTAGGAGGACTACTATGCAGTATCTAGGCGACTTTGCCGCCTCGGCCACTGTCGATTTCATGTGGTCATCGAACGGCGCGGACGGGGCGTCGATCACCCGCGCCACCAATGGCACGATTAGTGTCTACAAGGGCAACTCCGCGACACAGACGACGACGGGCGTGACCGACACGGAGGACTTCGACGGCTTGACCGGCGTCCACCACTGCCGCATCGCCACGACCGACGCCTTCTATGCCACGGGTAACAACTACACGGTAGTGCTGTCGGGCGCGACCATCGACGGCAAGACGGTCAACGCGGTCTTGGCCCACTTCTCCATCCAGAACCGCTACGCCCCCACCCCGCCCACGGCCGCGGCCGTGGCCGACGCCGTGTGGGACGAGGCCAGAAGCGGGCACGTGGCCGACGGCAGCTTCGGCCAGGGGGTGGTGGTCAACTCTCTCGCCACGGACGCCATCAGCGCCGGGGCCATTTCTGACGCCGCCGCGACTGAGATCGCCGACGCGGTTTGGTTCACGCCGATGGAGGGTCACACCCTTCGGACGCCTTACACGATGGGCGCGGCGCAAGAAGACGGAACGATTGACTGGACACAAGACATTGCCGACGCCGTGTGGGACGAGCTGCTGAGCGGGCACGTGACGGCCGGTTCAGCCGGTGAGGCGCTCTCGGCCGCGGCCGCGGGCGGCGGCGGGGGCGGGGGCGGCGACGTGACCGCTATCGACGGCTCGACTGTGGCGGCCGAAAACCTGCGGAAGCTGGTCGATGGGACGGGGATAGCCCTCAACAACGTCTCTGTTGGCGCAGTTGGCGCGGTGACGAGCACGGTCAACGCCAACATGGTCAACCTGGGTTCGTCTCAGGCCACCTTTGACAAACTGGTGGCGCTGGCGAAGGCGGCTGTCATCGGCATCGTCAATACCGGCACGAACACCACTACGGTTGTGACCGGGCTGGGCCTGTCGGCGGTCAACGGCTTCTACGTGGGCAAGACGTTCGTCGCCACGAGCGGGGCCAACGCCGGCCAGGGCGGCAAGCTGGTGGTCGGCTACGATGGGGCGACCAAGCGACTGACCATCGAGGCGCTAACCTCGGCTATGGCGGTCGGGGATACGTTCGTGTTGGTGGGGTAGCCAATGCCATTACGGTCTACCGGCTTCTGGACGTATCGGCGGGCGGGTGGGACGACCCCACCCCCGCCGCCGCCTGTCTACCTCGCGCCGCCGTCGCTGTCGCCGGTCTCCTACGTCATCTACGTGGGCGACCGGCGCGGCGTGGTGCGCGGCGAGTTGTCGGGGCTGCTGGAAAACGTGACCTGGGGCACGGACGGCTACGGCATGGCGACGCTTATCCTGTCGCTGCCGGCGGCGCTGGCGAATGGGGCGCTGCTGGAGTTCGGCAACCGGGCGAAGATCGAGTTCTCCAACGGCCTGCCGCCGTGGGGTGGGGTCATCGACGTGCCGCGCGAGACGACCCTGGGCCAGATGCGCGTGCAGATGTACGAGGCGGGTTACATGCTCAACTGGCTGCTGACCGAGGCCCAGGCGCTCTACCTGGAAGGGGACGCCCGCCCGGCGGCCGAGATTCTGGCCGACCTGGTGACGCGAAGCGGGCTGGATATGGTCTTCGACGGCACGGCCGCCGGCGGCGGTGAGCCGGTGGAGGCCGAGTTCCACTACGAGACGCTTGCCGCGGCGGCCGACAAGCTGCGCGGGCTGGACGGCGGGCTGCACTGGTTCACGCGCACGCGACCGACGGGGGCGCGGGACATCACCTTTGAACTGGTGGCCTTCCGCGATGCGCTCGACGACGCGGCCAACCGGGCCATTCTGATCCAGGGACACAACCTGGTGGACTGGTCGGTGCTGGAGCAGGGGCCGATCTACAACGAAGTGCTGGTCGGCATTGGCGACTTCCTCAACCCGGCGGCCGATCTGTCCGGGGAGGAGTCGGGTTACAGCGAGCTACACACGGCCAGCGACGGGGCCAGCCGGATGCGCTACGGGCCGCGGCAACAACTGGTCGTCCTGCCGGACGTGACCGGGGAATCCGGGCCGGGGCGGGCGGCGGCGCGGGCGCGGGCGCAACTGGCGGCCCACTCGAAGCCGCGTCTGCGCGTGGCCGGGGCGGCGCTGAACCTGCCGCCGGCGCTCTATCGGGATTACGGCATCGGCACGCGGATTGCCATTGAGGCGTCCACGCCGATGGCGACGAGCGAGAAACTGGTGGTCATCGGCATGGAGTTCCAGCCGGGCACGGGCACGCTGTCGCTGGTCTTCGATGACGGCGGCAGCATCGAAGGATAGGGGAGAGAGATGGCAACGACAGGCGCAGGGTATTACCAGAACAACCTACTGACGGAGATCGCCGCGCTGAAGGCCCGTGTGGCGGTGCTGGAGCGGGCGCTGCTGGCGTCGCGCGCCACCGCGACGGCCGGGGCGATGGAAGGGTGGGGCATGGCGGCCGACACGCCGACCTCGGCCTTGCCGGCGGCGGCCGACATTCCGCCGGTGTACTTCGTGGACTACGAGACGAGCAGCCTCTACCGGGGGCTGGTGCGGACGGTTGAGGGGCGGGCGCGGTTCTACTTGCAGCGCGTCGGCCGCGTGCGGATGGAAGGGGAGTAGGAGGAAGTATGACGACTTACTACGTGCATAAGGGAGTGGGCAGCGACAGCAATAACGGGCTGAGTTGGGCCAACTGTTTCAACTCGCTCAAGAAGGCGCGGGACGTAAGCGGCAACAACGACACTATCTACGTCCGGGCCGGGTCAACGCCGTACTACGAGACGTTGGAACTGCGGAAAAACGGGCAACGCTGGCTGGCCGATGATGGGCATCAGCCGGTGGTGGACGGTAAGTACCATGACAACCTATCGACCTTTGCCCTACGCAACATCCCTGAAGGCACGTATGTGGTGATGAAGTCGGGCAAGAACCAGGTTCCGGCGCTGTGCCCGGTCGGCGGCGACGATAACGAACTGGGCGGGTTCAAAATCTGCAACTCGGCCGGACACCTGATCGTCGTCAGCGGGGCGCGGAACCACCTGCACGATCTGCGCGTCGATTTCGCCTACTCCGGCGCGATGATCATCACCGGCGGCGGCGACAAAAACTCGTGCGTCGATAACCTGCTGGAAGACATTGAAACGTCGCGCGGGTCAATTCAACGATTTGCCGACGGTGACGCGGAGTTTTACGGCAGCGCCCAATACGCCTATATCGCCGTCTGCAACGCGATGAAGAACTGCAAGCGCAACACCTTCCGGCGCGTGCGGTCGCACCACCAGAACGGCGAGTCGCTGGTGCTGGGCAAGGGCAGCGAGGATTGCGTGATTGAGGAGTGCACCGTGTGGAACAACTACCACATGAATATCTACCTCAACAACACCAAGCGGCCAACGGTGCGCTGGACGACCTCATGGACAACGTGGAACGATGAGTATCTGCGCGGCAGCGATAATCCAGGGCCGACCGAGACACTGGTCTTTGGCGACGAGGCCGAGGGGCAGGATGACGTGGGCGAGTTCTCGCAAGGCCAGCAGGTGTACGGGAACCTGTTTGTCGGCGGCGCGACGACGTTCGGTATCCGCGTCGGCAAGAACTACAACACCCGTTTGCGCGACGCCTACATCGGCTACAACACCTTCGTCGGCATTGCCGGGGTGACGGACTGGATGATCACCGGCGGGCAGGCCACGGCGTCGTCGCACTCCAATACGATTATCGAGAACAACGTCTTTTACGCGCCCAGCCAGTTGCTCAAGAACGCCTTTATCAAAGACGCCGGGATGAGCGGCCTCAAGGGGCGCAACAACGTCTTCTTCTGGAAAGGGCATAACCTCTCCTTGCCGGGCTGGCTGTCGGAAGGCGCGATCATTGCCGACCCCAAGCTCGTAGACCCTGAGTTCGTCGTTGTGGACAATGGCGGCAACGGCAACGTGTCCAACGGCGGGCAGCCGGTGGACGGTGGTAACAACTTCAACAAGAACAAGTACCTGCTGACCGGCTCCTCGCCTGCCATCGGCGCGGCGGCCGGCGGCTACCCGTTCTTCAGCAACCCCGGCGTACCCCTGGCCGCCCAACGCGACCACTTCGGCGCGCCCCGCAATGACCCGGACTGCGGCTTTCATGAATTCGGCGGCACGGTGACGAACTCGGTCACGGCCGCCTTCAGCCGCAACCCGTCGGGCACGACGCTGGTCGAGGGGACGCAGGTCACGTTCACCGACACCTCCTACGCCACCGGATCGGCTTCCATCACCGGGCGGACGTGGACGGTCAAGAAGGGCGGGACAACCGTCCACACGGCGACCTCGACCAACCTCAGCTACACCTTCGCCACTGACGGCAGCTACACCGTGGAACTGGCGGTGACGGCCACCGGCGGGCTGTCGGACAACGAGATCATCAGCTACACCATCACCAACGACGCGCCGGGCGTGGTGGTGACGGCCGCCTTCTCGGCCAACCCCTCGCAGACCACGGTGCAGCAGGGTACGGTTGTGACCTTCACCGGGCAATCGACCGTGCAGAACGGCACGCTGGCCTCGCAGGCATGGGCGGTCTTGGAGCTACCGGGCGGGACGGTGGTCGTGGCGAGCGGCACGGGCGGCACGTTCCAGCACACGTTCAACACGCCCGGCTCGTTCCGGGTGCGACTGACGGCCACGGCGGCCACGGGCGAGAGCGACACCGAGACACGGGACTACACCGTGACGGCCGTCACTACGCCGACGGTGGACGCGGCCTTTACCTCGTCGGACGTGGACAACATTATCCGGGAAGGCGAGAGCATCACCTTCACCAACACCTCAACGGTCGCCAATACCACCCTCTCCGGTTATCTGTGGACAGTGGAGCGTCTCGGCGGCGGCGGGCAGGCGTCCTACACCACCGCCAACATCACCCACGTCTTCGCCTCGCCGGGCATCTACACGGTGACGCTGCGGGCCGACACGGCCGCCGGGGTATCCGACGCCGAGACGATGACCATCACCGTGCAGGGGCAGACGACAACCGGCGACGACTTCCTGATCGTCCCCCACACGTTCGCCCTGGCGACCTCGACCGGGGCGCAGACGGTGACGGCCGCGGCCCTGGGGACGAAGATTCCCAAGGGCGTTCACCTGAAGATCGTCGGCGCCACGACGGCGGGCACGGCGGCGGCCGGGGCGCTCTTGAGCGAGGGCGCGGCCGACGGGCAGGCGCAGTGGGTTCACTGCCGGTTCGCCGAGGACAATGCGACGGTCGCCAACCCCTGGCGGCGCTACTCGACGGCGAAGATCGCCATGACCATCGACGCCGCCGGGGCCAAGACGGGCGAGGCGGCGTTCGTGAAGTTCGTGGCGGGCGGCATGGAGTTGAACGTCAGTGACGCCTTCCCGGCGGGCTACCTGGCCGAGGCGACGTTCTACGCCGGGGACGGGTGCGAGTTCTGGGCCGGGACGGTTGGCGGCATCGGCGCGGCGGGCCAGACGCGGACGGTCGAGACCGGCATTGACCAGGACGCGGTGTACCTGTGCTCGACGTGGGCGGCGGTCGAGGACGTGGCCGAGGCCCACGCCGACATCTCGCGCGGCTGGGCGGTGCGCAGTGGCACGCAGTACCACATTCGCAACCGCGACATCGACGCGGCCGACCCGGCGGCGCTGGTGAGCCGCTTGCAGCCGCGCATCGGCTCATCGGCCGACGGCGTGCCGGGCTACTGCTCGATTGAGGCGGGCAACTTCACCGCCGGTTCGTTCACCCTGTTGCCGTACTCGTCGGCGATGAACCGGGCGGTTTCCATGTTCGCCTTCCGCGCCGGCGGGCACGGGGTGTGGCTGGGCATGGTGGCCCTGCCGACCAGCGGGGCGCTGGACGTGGCGCTGCCATTTGAGGCCCAGACAGCGCAGGCCATCACCTCGTCCTACGGGGTGACGCCCGACCCGGTGGGGCAGTTGGGCGGGGCCAACGCCGAGGCCATCGGCTGGCACACCACCAGCGTCCACGGGCCGCTGTCGTTCTCCGGCGGCATCGCCTCGGCCGACGGGGCGTCGCCGACCAACACCCACTCGCTGGGCGCGACCGGCTTCCGGCAGGTGTCGGCCGCCGGGGGCGATCTGTGGAACGGCACGGCGGCGCTGGAAGCCGACTCCTTCAACGTCACCTGGACGGGGCAGCCGGGCTACGGCTACCGGCTGGTGCTGCTGGCGGTGGAGAAGGGTACGGAGGTGGTCGATCCCGGCGACGCGCCGACGGCCGACTTCACGGTGACGACCGAGGTAGACCCGGCCGGCGGGCGGTTGCTGGCGTCCTTCGACGCGAGTATTTCCAACGGCAACGGGGAAGAGATTACCGCCTACGCCTGGGCGTTCGGTGACGGGACGACCGGCAGCGGGGCGACGGTGACGCACCTGTACGAGCTGGCCGGGGAGTTCACGGTCACGCTGACGGTGACGACGGCCGCGGGCAGCGACACGAAGTCGGTGACGCTGACCGTGCCGGCCGCGCCGCCGCTGCAAGCGCCTATCCTGGTGGGGCCGATTGACCCGGCGACGAGCGGCGGGGACACGCCCAATGCCATTGACGACGAGACGGCCAGCCACACGCACGAGATCGCCGGGAAGTGGCTGAAGTTCAAGCCGCTGACGGACGATGAGTTCTGGGATTTCCAGTTCTCCGAACCCGACCCGGATCATGTGCTGCTGGCGTTCTGGAGTGACCGGTTTGTGGTCAAGCGGCTGGATGGTGTCATCCGTTACATCTATCCGACGACGTTGCCGCCGCCGGGGAGTGAGGGGGCGTAGGGAGACGGCCATGAGCATCGAAGCCCTGTTGACGGCCGCGGGCGAGCGGTACTCGCCCATGCTGGTGGGGTTGTGGCTGGCGCTGGCCGGCGCGTCGTTTCTGGCGCGCCACCGGGCGCAGACGCGCCACGGCCGCATTCGCGAGTACGGCATGGCCTCGGTCGGCATGGCCGCGGCCTTCGGCGGGCTGGCGTTGTTCTACGCCGCGCTCTACCTGGCCGACATGCCCTATCCGGCGCGGCAGGGCGCGGGGCGCGTCCTGCTGACGCTGCTGGCGGCGTCGGCGGTGGGCTTCAACTGGGGCGGCGTGAGGGCCGTGTGGGGCGACCTGCGGCGCGCCCTCGGCGGGAGGCGACTATGAGTCCTGAACTGGCGCTGACCGCGCTGCTGCTGGCCTGCGTGGCGGCCGTCGTTTTGCACTCGGCCTGGCGCGGCCGTCGGTCATCGACCATCTTCACCCAGATGGATCACCTGACCGACCAACTGGAAGAGCTGACCCTGCGCGTGGTCGGGCTGGAGTTGAACCTGTCCGGCTACCGCGTCTGGTCGGCGCAACTGCGCGGGCAGGTGGTGGAGCTGGGCGGCACGCCCATTCCCCCGCCGCCCTGGCTGGTCGTGACCGGGCCGACGGCGGCCGACGGGGCGACCGACAACCCGCTGGTCGCCATCTACCACCGCATCGGCGACCACTTCTCCATTGAGGAGATCGACAACCTGGCGCGGGACATCGGCCTCGACGCCGAGGAACTGGGCGGCGAATCGAAGTCGGCTCGCGCCCGCCATCTGGTGGAAAGCGCGTATCGGAACTTCCGGCTGACCGAACTGGCCCGCGTGGCGCGGGCGCGACGGCCGGAAGCGGAGTGGCCGCCGCTGGCGGCGGTCAAGGCGTATCAGTCATCTATCGGCAAGACAAAGGAGTAAAAGACGATGAGCGAGAATCTGTTGGTCATGGTGGCGGGGATGGTGCTGTCGCTGGGCTTCGGCTACGTGCCGGGGCTGAGCGACTGGTACGAGCGGCAGGACAGCAAGCGCAAGGCGCTGGTCATGCTGGCGGCGCTGCTGCTGGCGGTCGTGGTCATCCTGGTCGGGTCGTGCTACCTGCGCTACGCCTGGATCACCTGCGACGAGGCCGGGTGGAAGCTCCTGGCGTCGATGTTCCTGTACGCGCTGCTGGCCAACCAGGGCACGTACCAGATCGCCAAGCACTTCGCGCCGGCGCGCTAACCGCCCCGAAGGGCAGCGGGGTTCGGGTATGTTGCGTCTGGGCGAGGAGTACTGGAATGGGCCGGGGGCCGTCGCGGTCACGTATCGTGACGGCCGCCGGGAAACCGTGACCTTCGACACGCGGGCCGAGGCCGAAGTGTGGCTGGGGCTACTGCCGTGGCGGATGGGCATGGGCGACGACGAGGTGGCCGATATTGCGTCGGCCATCCTGGTGGGCGCGGCCGTCCTTCGACCGGAGGACGTGGCCGCGGCCCTATCATGGAACTGAGATGGCCATTGGGTGTTGGGGCGCGTTTGGAAGCGGGCGACCCGCCGGCGCTCCGGTAGGGTAGCACGCGCCACGCCCGCGGCGCAGGCCGCGGCCGGCGGGTCGCCGCTTCGAGAGAGGAGTCATTTGACACCGGCAACGGATGAGACGCTGATGGTCCAGGCGCTAGACCTGTGGCAACGCAGTGGCGGCAAGTTCGACACCGTTTACCCCCTGTTTCCCGGCATGACGCCCACCTCGGTGCGGCGCAAGGTGTATGGGTTCCGCGACCGGCTGGCCCGCGAATCCGACCCCAAGTACCGGCCCCCGGCGGCCGTACCCATCATCGAAGGGGCGCTTTCCGAACTGGAAGGGATTGACGAAGAGGCCGTCTGGCAGCGGGCGGTGGAGTTGAGCCGCAAGCGACTGGCGGCCCGCACCCGCGAAGGGCGCCTGGTGTTCGACTACGGCGCAGTGGGTCTGGCCTTCCTGGCCGACCTGCACCTGGGCGGGGAGGGGGTCGATTACGAACGCATCGACCGCGAGATAGACCACATCCTTGCCACACCGGGCCTCTACATCGTCGCCGTGGGGGACTTGCTCGACAACTTCATCGTCGGCAAGCTGCTGGCGCTGCGGGTTGACCAGACCCCCTTCCGCATCTCCGAGGAGTGGGCACTGGTGCGGCGGGTGCTGAGAAGAATCGCCCCGCGGCTGGTGGCCTCGGTGGCCGGCAACCACGACAACTGGACGGGACTACTGGCGGGGGTGGACTACTTCCGCGAGGTCACGGAACAGATCGTCGGCCGCCACATCCTCTACCACCCCCACGAGTTGCGCTTCACGGTGCAGGTGGGCGAGGCGGCCGTGCCCTTCAAGGCCCGGCACAAGTGGCGCGGGGCGTCGATCTACAACCCCACCCACGCCACCGAGCGCGAGGCCAAGTTCGACGGGTCGTACTACTGGCGGGTGGGCGTGGCCGCCCACACCCACGCATCGGGCGTGGTGCGCGAGTTCAACAACCGCGGGCAGACGGCGCTGTCGTGCCTGTGCGGCAGCTACAAGGTCGATGACGACTACGCCGTGGCCTCCGGCTTCCCCGCGCCCAACGGAGCCACGGCCGTGGTGGTCGTGGTCGATGAGGACGGTGACTTCTGGGGCACGTCGAACCTGCGGGCGGCCTCCAAGTACCTGAGCGCCGTGCATCGTTAATCGCGCCTTGTTGCGTTGAGATTGGTTGCGATTATAATGCGGGGTGGAACGTACCGGATGCAGCCGCGCGTAGCGGATTAAGAGAAGAGTGTAGTGGTAGCGGGGCGGGACGGCCGTGGCTGGGCCGCCCGCCCATGTCGCGGTTGCGGGCAGTTGCGTCGCGCGGCCGTGGGAGCGGGAATACACATGAAGATGCCCATCGGGTTCAAGTTCACGAGCGTCAATGCGGCCGACGGGTGGGGGGCGCGCTACCTCGACCCGCTCATCGCCGCCGGGATACCCCCGGTGGTGATGAGCATCAACGCCGCCGGGCCGGTGTGGGAGGCCCAGGACAAGATGCAGCGGGCGGGCTGGTCGCGCGAGCGCCGGCGCGCCGCGGCCCTGGTCTACCGCCACGCCGACTTCGACGTGCCGGAGTACGGCCTCGACCCGCGCGAGGCGGCCACGCGCCAGTGGGAGTACCACCGGCTGAAGTGGCCCAAGGAGCTCGACCGGGATGTGGTCTGGTTCGGCATCACCAACGAACCGGCCTTTGTGCTCTCACCGGAAGACCTGGAAATGGGCGGGCCGGGGCCGTACCGGAAGCTGGTGACGTGGAACGGCGGCATCTATTGGGACAACAGCGAGTGGCTGGCCGCCCACGCCCTGCGGCTGGCCGAACACGCCGCGGCCGAGGGGGTGCGGCTGACGCTCTTCGGCTGGTCGCCGGGCACGCCGGAGCCGTGGCAGTGGGCCGGGCCGCGCATGACCGAGCTATTGAAGCTGCTGCGGGCCAACCCCGACACGCTGGCCCTGGACGTGCATGAGTACAGCCTGCGGGCCGACACCCTCGACGCGCCGGCGCTGGTCGGCCGCTGGCAGGCCATCCCACGGCCGTGGCCGACCCTGTTCGTGACCGAGTTCGGCTGGACGCTCAATGACGCGCCGGAGGCGGCCGATGGGGTGGGGCAGATCGTCACCGCCTACGGCCGCCTCTACGCCCGGCCGGAAGTGCGCGGGCTGGCCCTGTGGACACTGGGCAAGGAAGGCGCGGCCTGGGGCGATCTGGGCCGGAAGATGAACGGCTATATGGAGCCGCTGACGCAAGCGATCATCGCCCGCGACGCGCCGCCTCTGGGTGGGGAGCCAACGCCACCCCCGACGCCCGCGCCGCCCCCGGCCCCCGCGCCCATTCCCGCGCCGCCCCCGACGGCCGCCAACCTCTTGGTCAACGCCGGGTGGGAGGAGGGGCACTACCACCCCGACGACGCCAACGGCTACCCCATCATGGCACTTCAAGTACCGAACGGATGGCGCATCAACTGGCGCGAGACCAAAGACGGCGCGTGGCCCAATCCCCTGTCGGAGTGGCCCTTCCTGCGGCCGGAGATGAACCGGCTGCCGGAAGGCAAGCTGGCCCCCGACGAGCGCAAGGGCCAGCCGCAGGCCCTCATCCTGGAGGGCGGGCACACGCTGAAGCTCTTTAAGGGGGGCGGGGCGATCAACGCCACGCTCATTACCCAGGTCGCGGCTTCGGTCGCGCCGCGCCGCCTGCGGCTGGTCGTGCCGGTCTTTCCCGATCTGGTCAAGGGCTACACCTCCAAGCCGGAGCAGGCCAAGATTTGGGCCAACGACCCCCAGCAGCGCGACGGACTGTTCCGGGTGCGCGTGGGCGACAAGGCCGTGACGGGCGGCCGCCCGGAGTGGGCGCACGTCACCGCCGGCTCGACGGCCGGGGGCTGGCTGGCGCTGCGTCCGGGGCAGTGGAACCACATCGTCGTGACGTTCGACGCCCCGGCGGCGGCCTTCGACCTGAAGCTGGACTTTATCCTGCCGTTCGCGCTGCCGCAGAACGGGGTGTTCCTCGACGCGCTGGAGCTGCGCCAGGCGGCGGCCGAACCGGCCCCGGAGCCGCCGCCGGTCGAGCCGCCGCCGCCCGCGCCGCCGCCCGCGCCGGAACCGCAACCGCCGCTTGTCCCGCCGGTGGTAGACGTCAGCCACCACCAGGGGGAGATTCGCTGGGAGACGCTGGCTAAGCGCATTGGCGGCGCGATCATCCGCCTGGGCGACGGGCTGGGCACGGACACCCAACTGCGGCGCAACGTGGCCGAGGCCGCCCGTCACGGCGTGCCCTTCCTGACCTACCACTACTGGCGGCCGTCGCTCGACCCGGTGCAGCAGGCCGAGAAGGTCGCCGCCCTGATTACCGAGGTGGGCGCGCCGCGGCTGGTGTGCGCCGACTTCGAGGAGCCGACCGGCGTGGGGCCGGACACGGCCGCGCGGGCGCGGGCCTACCTGGACAGGCTGGAAGCGCTACTGGGCGAGCCGCCCATCATCTACACCTCGCTCAACTACTGGCGCAACTCCCTGCGCGCCCCGGCGTGGGGCAGTCGCCACCGGCTGTGGATCGCCGCCTGGACGAGCGCGGCGCGGCCGATCGTGCCCGCGCCGTGGACGGCCTGGACGCTGTGGCAGCACGAGGTGCGGGACATCAGCGCCGACCGGGCCGCCTGGGGCGTGCAGTCGAAGGCGCTGGACATCAACCGGTTCAGCGGCACGGCCGCCGAGTGGCGGGCGCTGTGCCAGCGGCCGGCGGCGGCGGCTCCGGGGCCGGAAGTGTGGCGCGTCGCCGCGGTCGAGGCGCTGGAGTGGAACCCGACCTTCGCCCTGCACGCCCGGATCGTGGCCGATGGTTTCTCGCCCATTCCCGGCGAGCGCGGGGTGATGATCGGCGGCAAGCACTACCGCTACATGCGCGCCCTGCCGCCGGGGGCCAAGTCTCCGCTGCGGGTCTACTGGTGTGAAGTGCCGCGCTACGACCGGATATTCGTCTGGGAGGACGGCCGCCCGCTGGTCGCCGCGCCGCCGACCATCCCGCCGCCCGCGCCGCCGCCCCAGGCGTCGATCGATATGACCGAGTACCTGTGGGGCGACGGCCGCGTCCACGTGCTGGCCTACCTCATCGGTGGGCGCGACGGCCACCAGCGGTTGACGACCGTCGAGCGGAACGGCCGCTTCTACCAGGTCAAGAGCGGCGAGTTCGAGGAGTTCTGGGCCGACGCGGCGGCCGTCTACCGGGGGGTGGACACCTCGCCCGGCGGCGGCAAGTACTACGTGCAGCGGCGCGACGGCCTGACCTACGGCGCGCCGTGGTGCCCGCGCCGGTGGACGGTGGGCCAGACCTACGAGCGCAACCCGCTGGTGTCCTTCTACTATAAGGGCGACTGCCGCAAGGCGGCCGAGCCGAAGGAGGGCTACCACCGGACGTGGCTCAAGTTCGCCGCCCGGCACGCCACATGGACGAGCGAGGGCGGCGTGACGCTGCGCGACGTGGTCGAGCTGCACTGGCTGACCGCGCCCGGCGGCGCGCCGGCCGAGGTCTACTTCTACGCCCGGCGCACGGCTGCGCAACCGGGCGGGCTGGTGGGGTGGCGCTCCTCGTCGGGCGACCACTCGTGGATCGTGCCGGGCGGCGAGGGCCAGGAGCCGCCGGTGATGGAAGTCATTCCCTGCCTGAAGCTGGGGTGACGGCGGGCGTGCAGGCTACGTACCGGTAATCGCGCCAGGCGCGCGGGAGGCGCGTCAGGGGTTAGATAGATGTCGAACAGAGGTAAGGAGCAAAACGGGCGCGCGGGCGTGGGCTGCATCCTGCTGGCGGGCCTGGTGCTGCTGGGCGCGGGGTGCTTCACCTCGCTGGTGGCCGCCGGCGGCGCGGCCGGGGTGCTGCGCGACGACCCTCAGGGGGTGATGCTCCTGGGGGTATTCGCGGCGCTAATCGGGATTGTGCTGGTGGGGCTGTCGATTGCCCGCCGGCGCGGCTAGGAGACAAGAGGAATGAGCGACATTGGAGTGCTGGCGCTGTTTGTCGGCATTGCCGTAAGCTGGTATCTGGTGATCGAGTCGGTGGTCATCACCCGCGCGGCCGAGGCCGAGCGGGCCTTCCGCGCCGCGCTGGAGAACCTGGCCGCACCGAACGACACAGTTACCGCGCGTGTGTGCGACCGGGATGGGCAAGTAATCCGCCACATCTACTGGTCGCGGAAACAGGCAGCAGAGGAAACCTCATCCGTGTGGCAAAACCTACGTTTCCGGGGCGACGCGAGAGACCGCGGGGAGTGGTGAGTTACCACGCTGTCCAGGCTGTAGGCGAAGCGGGCAACACGGCCGCGCGGCCGTGTTGCCTCTCAACCAGTTGGGATGAATTGGAACAAATGTGCTATAATACTCTGAGTGAAAAGCCCCGGCGGCGCGTCAACGCCCCAGGGCACGGTGACTGGATTAGGGCCAGACACGGGGGTAGTGTAGCACGCGCTCCTGTGACTTGCCAAGCAAGACAGGAGCGTATCATGTTTTACGTCTACGGGTTGCGGTTGCAGTGGGAAGATGAGTATCGCTACGTCGGCTCGACGGCCGACCCGGACGCGCGTTTCCTGAGCCATTTCTACGACGCCGAGAGACGGCCGACGAAGGGCAACCGGGAGCTAAAGCGCTGGCTGGCCGAAAACGGTCGCGAGTGTGTGGTCATGGACGTTCTGGAAGAGATCGAGTCCGGCGACCGGCGCGCCGTCGAGCAGAGCTGGATTGCCAGACTTGCGGGCGACGACAACCGGTTGTTCAATATCCGCGCGGCCGACACATCTACCGAAATCTTCAGCAGCCTGCCGGCCGAGCACCGCACGGCCATCGTCTCCCAATACCTGGATGCATTCGAGAAGGACACGGATGAGCCGTGGTTCAAGGAACCGGAACCGGTTTACCTAGTATAAGCGCATATTAGTCAAACTACCGATAATACAGCTTAATTTAAGTATAAATACCTACCTATATATAGGAAGCCATCATGAGTGACCCCCACCCCACCGGCGCGGCGTCCGGGCCGCCGGCCGACAACGGCAAGTTGGCCTGGCTGGGCGCGGCGATGAACGACACGCCCTCGGCCGCCGTCGCGGCCACGGCCGCGCTGTACGCGACCTTCTACAACGAACTGGTGACGCGCGGCGTGCCGGGCGACGTGGCCGGCTACCTGACGCGCGAGTTTATGTGCGCGACGCTGGCCGATCAGCGCGGAGGCTGCTCGTGAGCAGCGATGCCCCCACCCCGGTCGAGCTACTGACCATTAACACGGCCGCCTCAAAGCGTCGTCTCCCTTCCCCGCAGGGAGACGCATGACAAACGAACCGGCCCGTTGCACGGGGCAATGCCAGGAACTCAAGGCCCAGGTCGATGAGCTGCGGGCCGAGCGCGACCGGCTACGAGCGATGGTGGACGCGCTGAGGCCGCGGCCGATTGACCGTGAGTCGCCTGCGGCCGAATGCGAGTACATGGTCTATACGCCTAGGTTGGGCGTGACGCCCGCTTTTCTGGATATTAACGTACCCTACGGCCGGCAGTGGTTGCAGGGCGACTGGCTTATCTCCGATAAACCAACCCACTTCTACCCCAATCCCGAACCGCCGGGCGCGTGGTGGGATTGGGACAGCGCGAGGAACGAATGAACGCGAGTACCAAACAGCAGACCATCGACGCCGCCGCCCGCACGGTCGAACTGTACGGCCGCTACCGCGCGGCGGTGACAGCCTTTCCCTATGACCCCATCGCCGCCGGCGAGGCGTTCCGCGCCTGGCTGGGGGCAATGGAAGCCCTCTCCGGCGCGGCGCGGGCGCAGGTCGGCCGCCGCATCGCCCGCGAGACGAGCGCCGACGCCGTGGCGCGGGCCGCCGCCGCCCTGCCCCTGGCCGCCCCCGACGCGGTGCGCTTCCTGACCCAGACGCGCATCCTGCTGGAAGAGGGCGCCGGACTGGAAGCGCTGCTGGCAGGCATGGCCGCGGTCGAGGCCGCGCCGGGCGAGGCGGCCGTCATCCGCGGCACGCACGGCGACGTCACCTTCGAGGCGCGGCGGCTGCCCGACGACGCCTACGCGGTGCGCGTCGAGGACGCCGACGGCCGCGTGACCATCACCCGCGTGGCGTCGCTGGAGGATGCCCGGTCGCTCCTGGGGCTGCGGGATGAGCTGGATTAGCCGGCCGCCACGGCGGCCGTTGCCGCAAGTGGCAGGGATTTGTAACTTATCGCCACGGATTGGCGCGGGATAGCTCCATCGGCTATACTGCGCTCATAAGTCCCAGCAAGTGGGCGTGGATTGGCGCTGATGGCCGGTTGCGAGTGCACGCGCGCACCGGCCGGAGTCGATCGCCCCGTAGCCGGCGGGTATCCGGTTTTCTTGCCCCTCCGTCGGCTTCGGCCGGCGGACGCGAGGGCCGTGGGGGTCACTCCTTCGGCCCTCTGCCTTTTTCTCCCCCTGCCCTGCTCTGCTATAATCGGCCGCGTCTGTCCACAATAGAACCCGGAGGGGATAGTTATGAAACGAGGCGTAAAGTTGGCGTTGCTGGTCGTCGCGGGTCTGGTGGGGCTGGCGGTGTTGTGCGGCGTGGTCATGTCGGCCACAGGCGTTCTGGATGAGGCCGCGGCCACCGCCCGCGCCACCATCGCCATTGCCGAGACGGCCGAGGCGGCCCCGGCGACGGCCGTGGTCGAGACGGCGGCCGAGGCCGACGCCACGGCGACCCTGACCCTGCCGCCCAAAGACCGCCTGGAGCGGGATTTGCTGCGGCTGTTGGGCGAGTCCAACCGCGACGTCAACGGCGGGCGCAAGTTTACCCAGATCGATTTCTTCGATGACCAGGGTTCTATCGGCGTGACCTGGGCGCTGGACGACCACCTGACGCCGGGCCTGGCCCTGTCGCTGGCCAAGACCGACGCGGCCGTCATCCTGCGGGCGCTCGATGCGTCGGGCGTGCCCTTCCGCACGGCGACGCTGGCCGGGACGTTCACCCTCGAAGGCGCCGGCGGCGCGGTGGAAGAAGCGCTTGTGGTGCAGGCCACCTACGACCACGACGCGCTGCGGGACATCGACTGGGAGACGTTCAACGAGGCGGCCGTCTTCCGCGCCCCCCTGGCTCGCGGGGTCTACATCCACCCGGACATGGGCGAGTAGTCGTTAGCCGGATAGCTAACGCCCGACTCGCGGACGTAAGCCCGGCGACTTGGCAGAGCCTATTGAATCCTGTCAAGTGGTATGGTATCATGAGGGTTGGCGGCCGTCTGTCTGTCCGACTGTGTGACGGCCGCCCGGAGGCGTGGTGACCCAAACGACAAACGCGCAGCAACGCGCAACAGACCCGAACGAAGAGGCCAGGGGCCGGACGGTGCAGGCGTGGATGAGCTACGACCTGATGCACCGGCTGGACGAGACGGCCGAGGAGCTGGGCTGGTCGCGGTCGCAGCTCATCGTCCGCGCCTCGGAGTTCTACCTGTAGGAGATACAGCGGCGGCGGCGCGAGCGCCGGCCGGCCGCGGCTCCCGTGGCCCCCCCCCCCCCCCCCCCCCCCCCCCCCGGGGCGGGGTG